GACCTTAACCTTATATAGACATATAGACAGGCATATACACATTAAGACAGATATGGATAAATAAAGACAGGTATGGATTAAAACAGGTATGGATAAAATAATACAACATGGTTTGCCAAACCATAGTTTCATTTTCAGGATGCCATTTTCAATACACTTTCAATATGGCTAATTTGGTCAAGTACCTTTAAAGGCAATGTTTTAATGAGCATTTCTATAATAGAGAAATCTAAACCTATGATTGATCTAGGTATGTATTGATAAATTGTATAAGGTATGCTTTTTGTTTATGGTTAGTATTAGGCAGGGAATTAAGAAAGTCAGTGAAAGCCATTTGGTTAGAGATAACATTCTTAATGCTAGTATTTAAAGCTATTAAATCAGGATCATGCTTAAAGGTAAAAAAACTAGAGCATTGTTTATTAGTATATGTCATACCAGCAAGATAAATAAGCATATGGGAAAAGAACCTTTAGATGATTTGGTAGGTGTCAAGATTTTCAAGTTTATAGGTTCTGATTTTATCTTTTTCAAATTTTGCAATTTTAGAAATCATATTCTTTAATTGCACAACAATGGTAGAGTTCACAGGTTTTTTGATTTCAGGATTAGGATCTTTTTCTAAAACGATTTCTTCAAGGATTAAACCTGTGCAGTAGAGATCACCTGTCTTGGTAGAAATCTTAACACCTGCAATGGTAGGATGATCATTATAAACTTGAGTTTTAGTAGGATCATCAGTTAAAGAATTTTGAAGAGAAGTAATAAGACCTGTTCTGCCATGCTTTACACCTGTTAAAGTATCTTCGCAATCTTGCATATTGCAGGTAATGCCATGTTCTACTGCAAGTTGGAAAACTTGATCAGGTGTAAATGCTTGTGCTTTTGCAAGATCATTTAGGATAATGGTTTTGTAGTCAAATGCAAATTGAAGTTTAACTTGAACTTTATCTTTGCAAGTGCCTGTCTTTGTAGTAATGAATAATGCTGTATCCATTTTAGAAGTCCTTTGTTTAGGTAGTCATTATTGACAATATAAAAACACTAAGTAGCATAAGCATATTGCAAGTTAAAATAAAATTTATAATGAAGATGCTTAATGCCTGTGTAGAAGATGGTTAGAATGCCTGTGTAGAAGATGTTTAATGCCTATGCTGTATATAAATAAATGCCTTATCCCTGCCTTAAATCCTATTCATTTAAATCTTTAATCTTTAAACCATTTGAGATATATGGTCTAAATTCTAAATTCTTAATCATTTTATCAAATTGTTTTTGAAATGCTTTCGCAATATCGTTCGGATCAATTTGATCTTCAAGGTTGAGTTCTGCATTTTTATCAAAACTTTGATTATTGCCTGCACTACTTTCATTTGAACTTTCAGATTGATCATCATCTGTGATTTGATCATCATCATCACCATCATCAATTTGATCATCATCAATTTGATCATCATCAATTTGATCATTACCATCAGTTTGATCATCACCATCAGTTTGATCATCATCAGATTGATCATCATCAGATTGATCATTACCATCAGATTGATCTTCCTTGCTGTCATCATCATCAGAAGGATTTTGATCATCACCATCAGTAGTTTGATCTTCTTTATCAGATTGGTCTTGATCATCCTTATCTTGATCATCCTTATCTTGATCATCCTTATCTTGATCATCCTTATCAGATTGATCATCATCATTCTTATCGGATTGGTCTTGATCATCATCATTATCATCATCACCACCTTGACCACCATCACAATCATCATCCTGATCATCATTAGGTTGGTCTTGATCATCATTAGGATCATTAGGTTGTGGATTTTTCTGTTGTGGTGGTTGTGGTTGTTGATCTTCTTTAGGTAACTGCAATGCCATAAGGATTTCCATTGCAATGGTTAAAGGTAAATGAACAGTTTTTTCAATTTCCTTTTCCATATCTGTTTTCTTTTTGAAAGTAGTATATTCATCAATACTTACTTGTAATTGTTGCCAAAGATGTTTAACAGATAATGCTACTTGCCAAAGTTTAGGATAAAGAGTTGCATACTCTTTAAAAACTCTTTGTTGAGATTTTGATTTGTGGTCTTTACCTAAATCTCTAATCATAAGAGAAATGCAATTAGAAGGATTTTTTGCCATTTCACCAGATGTTCTTGCTTTACTTTCTAAGTCATTCCAAATCCATTCTTGAATAGAATGAAATCTAACTTCACTTTCAGGATAAAGTTTAGACATCATTTTTTCTAAACGAATATCTGCACAGACATTAGACCATCTGCCTAGAACTTTTAAAAGATTGAATTTCTTATCCACAAATTCTTTAAACACAGGAATGATTTTTTGTTGAGTAGTAGAAGATAAATCACTACCTGCCATATCACAAAGGATATGTCCAACTTCATGACTGCCACCACCTAAACCTATTGCACGATCAATAGAAACTAATTTACTTGCTTCAACACTAGGTAAAATCAATTTCACTTTACTAGAGTATTGCATTCTCATAGATGCTACATATTCAGATACAACCTTATTAAGATCAGTAGTATCTTTACTGAAATTTACTCTTGAACCAATATGTGCAATGGATAACACAGGGAAAAATGCACCTACTGCAAAAGTAGTACCTGAACGAACGATTTCAACACCCTTTGAATCACACAATGCTTGGAATGCACCACGACCCATTTCAAGAGTATCTGCCTTATATAAAGAATTTTGACTAGCAACCATTTGGCTACACCTTTCAAAAAAAGAGATTGACGATATGTCATAAGCATAAACACTTTGGACTAAGATTTATTGCAAGTTCACTTATAATTAATTTTTTTTATTTTTTTCTGCATTTCTCTAGAGAAAAGCAGAAAATTTAGAAAATTTTTAGCCAGCGAAAAAAAGTATTAAAAAAGTTATTAGGAAAGTTATTAAAAAATATAAGTGAACTTGCAATAAAAGAAAAGCTCAAGTGTTTCTGACTACACAAACAAACCAAACCTAAAAAAAGGATGTAATCCAAATGGATATTACAGCACAAATTCGCAATACAGTTCGCACAGCATTACCTGCATTTTTAGATGCAAATGCACCTATCAGAAACATTGAAGCAAAAGCAGGTCTTTTAAAGCAACTTGGTTTTACAAGTGATCAATTTGGTTTCACTGACTCAGGTGTTAGCAAGATTGAAATTCTCATCGGTAATGAATTTTTCAGATTAAAGAAGATGGGTCAAGTTGAACAAGATGGTTGGATTTGGAAAGTATGTAAAGATCAATCTGTTCAACCTGTCATTGAAGAAGTAGAACCTGTGATTGAAACTCAACCTGTGATTGAAACAATGGTAGTAGACATACAAGAAGAAACACAACCATCAAATGATGAGTTAGTAAATCCTGCATTAAGCAATCCTTTATTGAGATGTGATGGATTTAGAAACTCATTGATAGAAAGTATGCAGTGTTATGGCAACTATGACAAAAAAGAATGTAATGGTTGTTTACTAGCATTTTGGTGTAATTCATTTACCAATTTCAGAAAAGAAGAAAAGAAAGCAGATAGACAGGCAAAAAAACAAGCAAAGAGTGCAAAAGAAGCATTACTAGAAAAGTATGCAGATAAAAGTGTTTCTTTGACAAACCTATTAAACTTGATAGGCAATGCAGTAGAAGTAACAAATACAAGTGGTGGTCAAACCTATTGTATGTTTAACACCACAATAGAAATTGCAAAAGATGCACCTTGTTTTTTTGTTAAGAACTTTGGTCTTATTTCAGTAGAAATCTACAATGAGATGAAACAAGTAGTAGTACAAAAATAAATACCAACTTGCAATAAACCTAAATCCTAAGTGTTATAGCTTATAACCAATCCAATCCTAACAAAAGGAAAATCCAAATGGCAGTAGTAAGAACTCCAATTTTAAATCTCAATAATGGTTTCACCAAGTCTTTCTCAGGCATCAATGCAAAGGTCAATCCTTTAACAGATGCAGATTTAAAGAAAGCAAATTGTTTTGCACCATCTGTTAAGCATTATGTACCTACAACAGATAGATGGGTTCAACTTGCAGTCATGACAGCATTGAAATCCAAAAAACATTTATATGTACACGGTAAAGCAGGTTCAGGTAAAGATGCACTTTTCCAACAAGTAGCAAATCAATACAGAATTCCATTCATCAATCTTTCTTTTAAAGAAGGTGTAGATGTGAATGAATGGATTATCAGAAGAGAAATCAAGGCAGAACAAGGTGGTTTTTCTACCAAGATTGAAGAAGGTGTATTACTCAAGGCAATAAAAGGTTTTGAATGTGAAGATGGCAGTAGAATACCATATATGATTTTGATTTCAGATATGGATAGAGCATTACCATCACAACTTGAAGTATTAAGACAAGCATTGCAAGAAGGTACATCTGCATACTTGATCAATCCTATTGATGGTGAACCTATCAATGTATTAGAAGGTACATTGTTTGCATTAACAGGCAATAGTGCATTAGATGGTGATTTAAGAGGCAATATGGTTAGCAATAGACTAGATGCAAGTATCTTGAATAGACTTGTCTGTGTTCGTGCAAACAATCCAACTGATGAATTTTATATCAAGATACTTGCAAATGAGTTTCCTACCTTGACAAAAGATCAATGTCAATTGTTAATCACTTGCATGAATGCAACCAGCAAAATGGCAGAAGATTTAGCATTACCTATTGAGATCAGTATCAGAACTACTAAGGCATGGGCAAGACTTGCAATAGATGCACTAGAATGTGGACTAGCAAAGAACTTTAAACAAGCAATCCAATTTGGATTTGATGGTGTTATAGATGGTTTCTTTAGTAATCCTGTGCAAGCAGAATCAATTAGAGGTGCAATTGATAATTTAGTAGGTGGCAGTGCAGAAGCAATTTTATATTAATCGGATCTACTTGCAATAAATTTAAATTCTAAGTGTTTAGCTAATATCTCTAATCCAAAGGATAAAAACTCATGTATCTAAATCATTTTAAAAATGTTCAAGAAGAATTAAGAAAATATGCAGTCGTTAAGACAAACGAACTTCGCAGGATTTTACTTGATGACCAAAATAAGAAATCATTTACAAAGAATGGTTTAAGTTTAAATGGTCGTGGCATTGTCAATACAGCAATTGCAATTGCAAATGGCAGGGAAAATTTAGATAGGTATAAGACCTTCCAGCAAAAGCAAACTACTCTTGCAGGATTTTCATTTGCATTTGATTTCTCAGGCAGTATGGCAAATGGTGGCATCACAGGCAGTTGTTCTTTTTTACCTAGATACCATGCACTTGTTTTAGCAATGGAAAGTTTATTAAATGTCATTACTCCATTTGGCATAAAATCTTATATTGGTGGTGTCTTATTTGAACATAGTAGAAGAGATCAACACCAATTCCAAACAAGTACTGATAACTTGCAAATCTCTTTAAAGGTTATTAAAAAAGATACTGAAAGATTTGATATCAATCGTGCATTTACAGGTACTCAACCTAAATCAAGTACATACCTTTGTGCATATGCACAAGGTGCAATTGAAATGGCAAAAAGAATAAAAGGTGTAGATAAGCGAATAGCAATCTATATGACAGATGGTGAAGATTGGACTTCTTTACCTTATCTCAAATCAATTCAAGAACAAGCAAAATCTGAAGGCATTGATTTGATCTGTGCAGTTTTAGACCTTGATTTAGATCAAAGAATGATTTCAGAATTGAAAGCAAAAGAAATAAATTTAGCAGTGTTTAAAACACCTCAAGAATTTATATCATCATTAACAGAAGTATTAAAAAACATCTACATAGGATAAAAATGACTTCCTTCTCATTCAAAACTTTATTGAAAGTTGTTAGCAAAGAAGAACTACAGGCTATTGCTACTTCTTCTTTGAATATCGATGATCTATGCACAAAACTTAATCTCAATAAAATGCAGATTAGATACCTTTACTCTAAAGCAGGCATTGAACTGTCTTTATTTAAATCCAAAAAACTTATTCCTAATCCAGCACAGATATTCTCTAAAGAAGATCTCATTGTGCATATAGGCAAACCTTTACAGGTTGTCTGTAAAGAACTTAATCTGAAACCTAAAAAAGTTATTAAACTCTTTACTGAAAACAATTTACCTGTTCCTGTTCGTTCTAATAACTTTGCATCTAAATGTCCTGTTAGTAAACAAGACCTAGAACATGATTATATCACTTTAAAGAAGTCTTTAAGTTTTATAGGTGAAAAATATGATGTCAGTAAACAGCAAGTTTCTAATTGGCTGTATTTCTATCAAATACCTGTAAGGTCAAGAGGCACTATACCTGAAATTCCTAGAAAGACTAGAAAACATCCCATGTGGTCTTGGACAGATGAAGAGTTCTTAAATAAAGTTAAGAGTTCTATCAGTTCGCAGGACTTCTGTAAAAAAGAAAATATCTCTTATGCACTCTTTAATAATTTCATTAAAGAAAGAGGTCTTAAACCACCTTTCCCAAAGCAAAAATTTCTTTTTACCAAAGAATATATAATAGATCTGTATCTGGTCAAGAGCATGACTATTAAAGAAATAGCAGAACAGGAAGGCTGTCATTGGCAAACCATTAATAGATGTTTAAAAGCATTTGGTCTTACAGGCAGTAAACCTAAAAGAAAAAGAAAGAACTTGCAATAAATTTATATGGTTTAGTGTTTTAGATAGTGAAAGGAAAGATGAAAAATGAAAAATATTCTCACTATCAAAGATTATACCTGCACTAGAACAGTTAGTGCAAATGGCAATGCAACCTACCTTTGTACCTGTCCTGCATGGGATATGGCAATGAAAAGAGGTGTACCTTGTAAGCATATCTTATCAATCTTGTTTACAGGTTGTGATGTAACAAAATGGGAAACCATTCGTACAGCATTCGCAAAACAATTTAATATGTTACCTAGTAAAGCAGAAGTCATTTTAGGTAAAGGATTGAGATATAATGAACCTTCTGTTATTGAATGGTATGCAGATTATCAAAAATCACAAATCAAAAACATACCTAAAGAATTTGTTATTGGCGACATTTAGATAAAATATATAAATAAGCAACTCTTTGAATACTGCTTCTTCGTAGACTAGCTACTCTACCTGTTGTATAATTACAGACACCTACATCTAAAATATGCTTTCCATCAGGATAAGCAGTAATAACTTTTAAAGTATTAAACCTGCTCAAATATGGTTTTTTCTTTTTTTCTTGCTCTAATGTTTTAATATCATCTTCTTCTTGTTTCTTCTTATCTTCTTTTTCTTTTTCTGTTAATGGTTTCTTATCGTCTTCATCAAAATGTTCTTTCGACACTTCTACATTAGATTGGTTTTCTGCTAAAAACACATACCAATAACCACTAATTTTCATTTCAAAAGGTTCTGTGCCTGCAGGATAATTTTTACCACTTGCTTTAGCCATACCTGTTGGATACCAAGTATCACCACTTCTCTTGAATCCCTTTTTATAGTTATTTTCCATATACCTTTCATAATTATTTAAAAATTTCCTAACAGCAGATTGAACAAAACTTAATGGCATTCCTCTGTAATCTAACATCATTTGACAATGTGGTTCAATAAAGATTTGTTTAAAAAATCTTTTTTCATTAAGATCTAAGGTACACACTTTTCGTGGATAGATATGCCACTCCCAACCTTTATCAGTATTTATCTTTGGTAAATTTGCTAAAGCATCTTCAAGTTTGTTATTCTGATTTGCCATCTCATCTTGAAATTCTTTAAACTTAGCTTGATTGAAGTCCAAAACTCTCTTATGTGTTAAACACCAGCCTGCTCCTCTGCCTACACTACCATAAGGTGGATTTAAATCCTTCAGTCTAAATGCTCTTTTTCTTAATCTCATTTTCTTATACTCCTGTAATCCTTTAATCAGATGTTTCCTATGTTCTTAAAATAAATAAAGTATTAAATTCTTCTTTTAATATATCTAGTTCTTCACTGCTTAACTCTAAAACATCCGTGTGCTTTATATACTTCTGGTCAAAACAAACACCTATTGTTTTAATAAGCATATTGCCTAATACTTTCCTGTGATGAATGCCTACAGGTACTAATAAAGCATAATGCACTTCTCTATTACTACCTGTACTGATTAAAACTTCTACTATAATGCCTAAACTCTCAATCCATATAAAATTTGGATCATAATAAGCTACTCTTTTATCTACCAAAAGGTAATCAAATAAATCTTTTAAGGTAATCATCTTTTTTTTACTCAACTTGCAAGAATTTTAAATCTTAAGTGTTTATGTCTTACATATACAAACTGAAAGGTTAAAATCTTATGTCATCTAAAAATACTGACATCAAATTCCAAACAGATAAACAAAATGCACCATCTTGGACAGTCAAGATGGAATTTATGGAAGGTGTTTCTCTAGAAAGAAACCATTCTTTCTTAGGTGTATATCCTAAATTGGCAGTTCAAAATGATAACCATTCTGTTATCTCTTTTAACTGTTTTGGTTTAAGATACAAACATATGGATAAATTCTCTATCTCTATCTCTAATGGTAGTGCAGAAATTGAAAAGTTTAAACTACCTGTAGGTATGTCCTTTGGCAGTGAAAAATTTCTACAATTTAATCTATATCCTACAAGTAACACAGGCAGTATTACTGTCACTGATACTTTTAAATCATATGTCTTAACTTGGGAAGAAAAAGATGATCATGTCAGTTTAAAATGCAAAGACTTCCAAGTAGCAATCAATTATGTACATGGTGTTATTGATATTCCTAACATCACTGAAAATCAAATGATGTTAGATTTCTTTCTTCAATGTAAAGAAAAAAGCAATGATGCAGAAAATGACAAGTTTTTAGAAAAAATGATTGATAAATATTATAAGAATACAAACCTACAATAAAGGAACTCGTTTTGAAAACTCAAATCTTAAACACTATGCGATTAGCTTTTGCTTTAAAACTCTTAACCAAAAATGAGTTTTTTACTTTAGCACCTTTACCTGACTTCATTAAAACTAAAGATACCAATGGTCAATTAGACCTTGATATTGAAAAATCTGCACCTAAAGACTACACATATAAGTTCTTTATCTCTAAAAACTCTACTGAACTTAGATTAGGTAACTTTTATGCAGTTGAAGTACTTCAAAATACTAATCGTATTCTCATTACTCAACACCTGTCTTATGAAGATAAAGATCCTGTTCTCTTAAATGATGAGTGTTGCATCTCTTCTTCTGTTAATGGTTTTGGCTGTTCTAAAGATCTTATTGACTACCTTGTCTTTCTTTTCTCTACAGATGAAAACAAAATACAGTAAAATGTTAGATCAATACTCTTTCTACCAACACCTACAAAGTGGTACTCTTAACCACTATGTTTTAGACAGCCATCTTTGTAGCCATAACCTTTTTTCTTTTTCTCTTAAAAATAACTCTTTCTTTATTTTTTGCTTTCGTTTACCTAATGGTCAATGGTTTTTTACCAATGGCTTTAACAAAGCTAAAAAAATCCGAAACATCCACTCTTTTCTTTCAGGACTTACTCATGGATCTTGATATTTTTAATGCTGTGAAAAACAGCATCTCTACCTGCAAGCAACATCTCTTAAATAATGATGTCCAATCCATTCAACAATGGTGGATTATTGATCAAGGATATGACAGTTTTGAAAACATCTGTTATGCAAGTTCAGGTCCCCATTTCTATATTTATGATTTTGGTTTCCTCTCAAGAGATGAAGTTGAGATCATCTATGAACTCGATAGACAAAATGCACAAATCATTTCCCTTGCTTTAAATACAGGTGATCTTTCTCAATTGCCTACTGCTCTTGATAATCTCAATAAAATCACTGAACTTTATCAAATTTAATTTTTTTCTCTACTTGCAATTTTTTTCTTTCTTAAGTGTTTATCTATTACAAATCCACTCCACTCCAATATAAAGGTAGTTCTTTATGTTTAAGTTTATCAATGATAAAGAAAATGCACCTTCTTTCAATAGTGCATCCTGTGACTTTGACCACGATGTTGATTATGAAAAAGATTTTTGTCTCACTTCATATGTCAATCTTGCACTCACTGAAGATAACACTCCTGTCATTTATCTCAACTCCTTTGGTTTAAGATATAAACACAGCGATAAGTTTTCTATCTCTATCTCTGAAGGTCGTATTTCCCAACATAAGACCATTCACAATAAAGAAGATGATAGTCAATCCGATTTCATTTACCTTAACAGTCCTACAGGTAAAATTACTCTTTCCGATTCCTTTAAATCTTTTTCTATCTCTTGGAAAAAAGATAACCAACAAGTTCAAATCACTACCAGCGATTTGGATTCTGTTATCATCGATTTTGACAAAGGTGTTATTGATCCCAATATCCAAAGATATGTTGAGTTTATGATCGATATTTATGAAAATGCACCTGCAACAGTTAAACCTTCTCTTTGGAAAAAGATTTCTAATATTCGTAACAAATTCGGTATCCTCACTCAATAAATAAACTAATTTATCACCTTATCTGTTTTTCCAAGTGAGGTGCAGTCCATAGGCAGATACAATCTAAGTGTTTGATTTTATTCATTTCATCAAAAATCGTTTTTATTCAAGTAAATAAACTGCTAGACCAATTTTAAAGATCATTTTTCTATCTATATTTTCTATATATTTGCATAAAAAGGAAAATGAAACCATGATAGAAAAACAAATAGACCATAATGAAATTATATCTATCTGTGCAGGTGCAGGCTATATAGCTACTCATATCGCACAGCATTACCAATTCTATTATCCTAAACTCTTTTCTTCCTGCATTGCTTTATTTGTATTATGGCTTATATATGATCCTATAATACCAACCACAAACGAATGGTTATTGGCAGGTATTACAGGTTTCTTTAGTAATCTTATTATAGACCTATTCCACAAACCTAATAATGTGATATTATCCAAACTAGATGCTATCTTAATGGAAATAAAAAAATGAGATTTGAAGAGAAAACACTAGCAATCGTATTACTTGATATTATAGGTAGCACTAAATTCGTTCAAATCGCAGGTGATCTCAAAGCCACTATGCTATTTCAAGTTCATGACAAAATGGTTAGAGATTTAATCATTAGGTTCAGTGGTCAAGAAATTGACAGATCAGATGGCTTTCTTATTTATTTTGAAACCATTCAGGATGCTGTCAACTTTGGTCTGTATTACCAAATGAATGTGCCTGATAAAACTAAACTTGCCTGCAGGATTGGTATCCATTGGTCTAATATTATTATTGTGCATCAAGATGCCAAATATGTACAAGGTGGTGCTAAACGAATGGAACTTGAAGGTGTTGGTAAAAACATCACAGCTAGAACTATGTCTATATGTGGCAAAGGTCAAGTCCTGCTCACTAAAGATGCTATGGATGAATTTAAAAAACAAGGCATTAATAGCTTTACTCCAAAATCCACTAAACAAACCTTTGTAGGTGCATATAAATTTAAAGGATTGAAACAATATATAGGCATCTATGCACTTGGTTTAGATAAAGACAGCTTGCGAATACCTGCTGATAGTGAAAAAGCTAAACGAATGGGTGGCTTAAATGTCTTATCTATGAATGAAAAAGATGTTGCTTTCTATAATTACATCATTCAGATACTTGGCTGGATATTTATCCTTAGCTTTACTGTGATTTTCCTATTGCTCTTTTATTTATTCTTTGATCCTGTGCTTAGAGAACAGATTTTATTAAGTTTAGGTATCATTTATCAAAAGTAACTGTTCAGAATACCCATTTTTTGAACACATAGCACAGGTAACTGTTCAAAATATCTACTTTTTGAACACTCAATATTGGTTTGATGGTATGGATAACTTTAAACCTGCGATTAAATGTTCTAATGGTAGGTCTTTAATATTAAGATATAACATATAGTTATGTCCTACAAGTTCTACATCACTTAATTCATTGATGTCTAAATCAAGTATATCAGGTACAATTTCATATAAGACTGTCTTATATGTAAAATTGCCACCTGCTAATAACTCATTTGCTTTTTCAAGTTTATTCATAACTGCCTCACATAGACTTGGTGTGCCATTGAAAAAAAATCTGCATCTGTTTCATCTTCTACTTCTACATATATCTCAATATCATTATATTGATTCCATCCATATGGTTTTTCACTGCCATGTGGATAAAAATATGGATTGTTTAGATCAGATGGATTTTCTATAACTGTGTTATAACTCGCATATCCTTCTAAAGTATGTAGTTCATGCGATACTTTATGTATGAGATTTCTCATTTCATTTCCTTTTCTTTAATAGATTTCTGCTATTCTTTTTTCTTCTCTTTTGATGTCTGTGAGTATATGATTACATAACTCAATATTAGTTATGGTCTTCTCTACTCTACCTCTGCCTTTGATTTGTTTATTGTCATGTGAAAATAAATACTCAATGCAATCCTTTTTAGGAATCACTGCAAAGGAATATCTTTTTCCTACTACATCAAACAATCTACCTAACATTGGGATTAAGTCTTTTTCTTCAATCATTTCTTTTTTCCTTTCTGATTTACTTAATAGATAAACACTAAAGATAAATTTTTATTGCAAGTTCATTTAAATTTTATAAAGTCTAAGAAAAGGTAGTAACAAGTCTGTAGATGCAAGTGCAGAATTAAAAAGAGAATTTAAGGATGACATTTTATGTAACATAAGATTATCGGAAACAATAATTTCATCGGAAAGAATACCAAGAACATAAAGATTTTGATCTTTATCAAAAAAATGTGCAGGTAGTGAAGGATGTGGTGTGAAAGAATTTAAGATAACTTGATAGTATTCAAATTTCTGATGGATAAGAGAAAGAAAAAGATGTGCAACTTGTTCTGCTTGTTGAAAAGAGAAAGAGTATTTTCTTTGCAAGAAAGGTTTAAGAAGAAGTTTATGTGGTGAATCAAGAAATTCTTGAATGGTTTGTAAATCATGATCAAGAAGAACATGAAGATCAGAGACAGGTTGGATGTCAACCTGTGCAGAAGAGTTATCGAGTGCAAAATGGATATTGTAAAGCATAAGTGTTATCCTTTGTTAGAGTCAAAAGGATAACACTTATAAAAAAGAAAAATTGCAAGTTCTTATTTATCTTGATCAGGTTTAGGCATCCAATTTTCAATATTCTTATCAAGGACAACATTTTTATCATCTTTGGTTTTAACCAGAGGCTCACCATTAGCAAAAACACTTAACTTTTCTATTAAAGCATTCTGTATCTCAAATAGCTGATCTGATTTCATCTGTAAATGTATCTGTGCATCTCTTAACCTGCTTATTAAAGCAACACGATCCGCATTCGCTTGAGATAGCTTATCTTTAAGTTCGTTTATCTCTTCAGGTGATCTTCCTGAAGCAATCGTAAGCATACTAGGAATTTGACCTGTTAAGATACCTAAAGCACCTATCAATAATTCTCTATTGCTGTCTACGATTTGAAAGAAAGAGAGGAAAACAATAAGACCTAGAATTAAGACCATGAATAAAACAGAAAACCACCAGCCTTTAGTTTTTTCATCATGCTGTTCGATCATAAGACTCCTTTTTTTTGAGATGTTTAAGAATAAGAAAAAAATAAAAGATTAAATGAACTTGCAATAATTCTTAATCGCAAGTGTTTCTACATATAACTAAACCATAAAGGATAAAAAAATGATCCACTTTCAAGACCTACTAGAAACCTTAATTTCTAAATACAGCAACCTCGAAATCACATCCGTGTGTAGTTTCGATGGTTATATCTTTACCTGTCAGTACACAGGTAAAGACCTCAAAAAACAAACAAGATTTACTCTTGTTTATAGAACACCTGTCAATAAAGCAATCTGTTCTTTCCTTTTGTCTATACAAGACAAAAATGGTGTTCAAATCGAAGATAGATTTGAATCCTGTTCTTCACAAGACTGCCAAAAGGTAGTCAAAACCTTCTTACCAAAATCCATTAAATAATAAAGGACTTCATTATGTTAAATCAAGCTATCATCTCTACTCTTTCTTCTGTATATGCAAATCTCAATACTGATATTTGGCAAAATGGCAGTATTGATATCCATTTGGATGGCATTACTAAAATCCACATACATGGTTTAAAACAAATCCAACAAGGTAAAACCTATATCTTAGTTCAAGTCCTTAAATGCACAGGTGAGTTTACAAAGTCTAGGTCTTTCTATATCGATGAAACTAAACCTGCATCTATCATTCCTAAACTTAAATTCTTATTGAACAAAAAAGAATGGTAACTTGCAATGAAACACCATCCTTATTACAATAACACTCTTTCTCAAAAAAAAGGATATGCTCTATGAAAGCTACTCTTTTCTCTACCAATGGTACTAAATCAGAAATCGAACTCACTTCTTTTTCTCATGCACAATCTATTGTTGATGGTCTTGTTGAAATCATTCCTATGAAGAATGATCTCATCCTTGTTAATGAAGAAGGTTTGGGATTAGAACTACCTTCTAATCCTTTCTTTCCTAACCTTAAAGGCAATATCCTTGTTGTCAATACCAAACTCTTTAACAACATTCCTTATAAAGACTAATGTTTAGAACTCTACACAAACCTTTTCTTAATTCTTATGGCATTATTGAAATCTTGCCTATCTCTATCCAAACTCTCAACCAGCTTTATCAACAAGATCTTTCTCTTCTTTCTGAATTTTTAGATACTCCTGCTAAAGCACTCCTTTATCCTTTCTTTAGAAATGAAAACTTTTCTTTTGATGATGCACATAAAGCTGTTCATGCTTTATCTCATGCCATCACTCTCAAATATCAGTTCTACATTTCTACTCTTAACTCTCTACAACCTACTCACTCTCTTTCTCTGTTCTCTGATCATGATCAAAACCTTCATGTGCTTGGTCTTATCTCATCTGAAGAACACTCAGATGATGGTCTCCTACATAAAATGTCTACTACCAATTCTCTTTTTATGCACATCCTTCCTAATATCCAGCTCTATTTACCTTTTGTCAGACTCTATAAAATCTGATTGCCTTTTTATTTACTTTAGTTATCTTAAAAAATCCCATTTCAATCTTTTCAACTACTTAGATAAAATTTTTCCCATATAGATATATTTTTGAAAAATCGAATAACCTATTTATATACTTTATTTTCCCAAAACTATTTTCCGTTTGGATTTTTTATTTTTATTTTTCAATGCGGGTTTAGTCTTTTCTGCATACAGGACACCTACACACACACTTGAAAGTGTTTTGTGTGTGTCTTTTATCGTCCTTAAAGGAACTTAAAAAGAGTTTTAGCTGAGAAATAAAAGAATATGGAAACTACTTTAAAGTGCCATTAACTTTATTTGCACGGATATTTAACCAATAGTATCTACTAGATCGTAAATCAAAACTATCAATAGTATCTTCAAGGAAAGACTTTAAAGCACTAGGTAGAGAATTGAGATAGCCATCTAAAATTAAGAAAGGATCTTCAATATAATATCTTCGATCAAGGATGCTGAGTCTTTGATTAGTAGGTGTATAAGGATATATATCTACATTGCCTATAATGTCTATGAATTGAGGATTAGTAATAGTAGTAGTATCATCTAAACCTAAAATATCAAGATCAGATGAAGTGGCATAACCAGCATAGAAGAAATCTTGCCATGTAGATAAATAAGGTTGAGAGGCATATAAAGAAGAAAGATTATAGACATAAGATAATAATCTTTCATAAAGCAGGTATGCAATGCAAGGCAAAGGAAGATCATTAGATTGAGAACTTAGTTCTACAATAGACCATTGAGCAATAGGAATATCAACAGTAGGAATAAGACTAAAAGGATAATCAGTAGGGTAAGGATTATCATAAGAAAGATAATCAGTACCTATTACAGGATCAAGAGTTAAAATTCTAGTGTTCGTATCTATTTCAACAATGTGATAAAGACCACGATTATCATCAAGAGTAGGATGATAAGAATTAGATCTAGCTTCTGCTTGTGGATTAGGATAAATGAAAAGGTATTGACCTGTCTTTAGAATAGAAATATCTTCGGATAAAGGGAAAGGGAATTGGTTAGTATTTGTTATAGATACAGTAGTGTTAGAAGATAGGATAAGATTTTGAGTGATGAGATCATTATTGATAAGCTGGATAAGAGATTGTTCTATAGGTCGAGAGGATTGTTTATAGGCATAGTAAAGAGTGTTGCTAGTAGGAACTACAGATTGGTCGAAAATAAGACAGGTAAAATTAGATGGATAATTAATATTAGTGATACGAGCGAAAGGAGTAGAGGATTGGTAAAGAATATCACCAATAGAAAGAGCAGTGATATTAGTAGGATAATTAAAGGTTTTTAAGTATGGATTGAGAGTAGTGATGGATGTAGCTTTGGTTTGGATTCTTAGGTAGAAGTTTTTAATGTAGTCAGCTTGAAAGGAAGAGAATTTTTTATCAAATCGTCTAGTTCGTCTAATAGAGAAAGTGACAGGTAGAGTAAGGTCATTAGGTAAAGGATTGTTATTAGGTAAAGGATTTGGGAAAAGGTATGTATTGATGTCATTTAAATAAGTGCTGTAGGTGGTGTTTGGATTAGCAAGATTAGCATTAAGCAAGCTAGGTGCAGTAGAGTTTAGTTTAATGGCAGGTGTTGTTATTGAGTATGTAAGTGTAGCAGTGGTTATATATGCTCTTAAGAAGAGAGTAGGAGATGAGAAAGTGATTTTGTTATTAGATGTAGTGTTTGTATTAAAGAATTTGGTATGGTTGTTAACAGTGGCATTGGCATTAAAAGGGAAGGTAGAAGAAAAGTTATCAAAGTCTACGATGGTTTGACCTGTGACATATCCTGATGTTAGGTTGATGGGTGTTAAGATAGGAGTAGTGGTGTTTGTAGCATAGTCATATTGAACAATAGTACCAATAGAGATAATTTTAGTGGTTGGATTGTAGCTAGTGCCTGTGCATTTATAGATAGTTTGATCTGAATCGATTTGGATAAAGATAGTTGTGTTAGTGAAAGTAGAAGTATCGAAATCATCTGTCATTTGGATTTGAGTATTATTAGCAGAAGAGAATTTAGGAAAGGATGGATTGAGATTGATGGAAATAGTAGGTGTTAATGCAGTTTCTTGAACGATACCTATAAGAGAAATACCTTTAAAGAAAACAAGATCATTAGGCAGGACATTAGTGATGGTGGATGAGATATTAAAGAGAGTGAGATAATAAGCAGGATTAGATGAGTGATGAAAATAGGCTGTGTAATTAGTAGGTAGGTTGGATGAAGTGTCTACTTTAGCAGAGGTAAAGAGATTACCTTTAATATTACTGTATGGTAGAGTGGTGTTGCCTTTGCCAAAGAAAGAAGGGATTTTAAGAGTGTGTGTGGAAGGTTGGGAATAGAAAGTGTATGGTTGAGTAGCATTAGCAGAAAAAGAAGAATTAGATGCAATAGATTGGATAGATGTAGAAGAAGTATTTAAGTCATAATAAGAAATATCAGTGATACCGATAATGAGTTCAGTTTGAACATTAACAGAGTCAATGGTTGAATTATGAGGTGCAAAATAAGAGAAGTTTAGATATTGGTGTGAGATAGAGCAACGATCTTCATTAATAGAAAGGTTATTATCATTATGGAAGGCATTATTGGAATGGTTATTAAGAGAGCAGGTGAAAGGGATCATGGTATTAAGAGGAATATCAGGAGTAAGACCATAAATAGAAGATAAGATGCCAACAGTTTGAAATTTAATTTCATTAATAGTGGATAGGTCGAGATTAGAGATATTATAGCTTGTGGGGGATGAGATGGATGTGATGACAGACCATTGCGATGTACCAGCATTATATGTGAATTGGATGCAAGTGTCTGTGAATGATTGAGATTGGATAAATTTAAAGATGATAGGAGTTTGTTGAGTATTAAAAAGAGAAGTGAAATCGTAATTAGATGCAGATGGTACAAATTTTAATCTGTATTGATAAACTATAAATGGGAAAGCAGAAATCTGGACAGGCGAGTAGACAATAAATTCATTGCCTGTGATGAAGTTAGAGATTTTGTATTCTACATTATTGTTATTAGAGTAGATATTCATTCTAGGAATAATGAGTTCTGATTCGCTAGAAGATTGGAAGTAGCCTTGTTCTTTAATGATGGTAAGGTCGTTTTTATCTGTTGGATTAATATTATCAATAAGAGTACCTGTAGTCGTGTCGATATTTAAATCAAAGCGAATTTCATCTGGGTAGACAGGATTTGACGAGTAGGTTTTATAGAGGATGTCTTTAATATCTCTAGTAAGTCTATTAAGGAGTTCTCTTTCTTTGCCATTGAGATTATTGTAAGGGATAGTCATAAGACCTGAATCATTTTTATTAAGACCATTAAGAGCAGGCAAATCTTCAAAAGGTTTAGTATCTGTGTAGTTAAAGAAAACATCACCTTCAAGACATTCATTAGGACTAGGTGGATTTTGATTAACAAATTCTTTAATAGGCAAGTTTGGATCATTTAGAGAAGGATAGCTATTATCAATGATGCTACCTGTTTTATAATTTACTTTAACATCAAATCCGATACGATATTCAAAGAGAGTAGGTGTTTGGTTATCGATATCACCACCAGATAAATTTTGGATGATGGTTTGACCAAAGGTAGCAGATAAAGGAATATTATCAATAATAGGATTAGTAGTATTTAAGACAACATAGCAACCTTGTTTAATATCGCTGACAGTCGCATTACGATAGTCAAAAGTAAAATCAACAACCACAGGATTATTTCTATCTTTAATAGAAGTGAAAGTGTTATTGTCATTGCTAAGAGCAAGCAGGTTGCCTATAGATAAAGGTGGAATAACAAGATCAGGATTACCTGATTGGACAGAATATGTAGAACCATTAGGAATAAGTTCATTGGTATTTGGCAGACCTGTATCTGGATCAATAGGAAATTCACTTAAAGGCACGGAAGATAAGATAAAAGTAGGATTGGTAGAGATACTTGCATAGCCTGTTTTAGAGTAGTCATAAACAAAATAAGCACCTGCTCTTTTTCTAAGAGTGACAGAAGAGATATTAGTGATAGGATTAAGAAGAGGATTAGAAATAGAACCTATTCGCTTGCCATAGGTATCAAGAAAGTTAAAATCACCATCACCTAAGAAATAAGCAGATTGCATTTTTTCAGGATAAAGTCTTGAAAAGACACTATCTTTGCACATGGCTTTCCAAATGAAATACAGAGTGGAATTGATACCTAAGAAATAATAAGTAGAAACAGATTTAGTGTCTGTTAAAACAATATCATCAATATCATTATAGATCATAGATTTTTGTTTATTGATAATCGTATCGATTTGAGATGCACTAGGTGTAGATCCACCTGTTAAACCACCTGTCAAAGAAGAAAAAGATGCACCTATTTTAATAGGATCAGTAGGTAAAAGATAGGTGCTAGGATTTTCTGTATTAAGGATTTCCAAAGCAACATATCTAGGATTTAATTGTCTAGTGAGAGGATCTTCTAAACCTGTGCCAAAATAATCAGAAGTTGCTTGAATGATTTCAAATTTAAAAGCACCATCTTGATCACCAACAGAGCGATCAAGGTCAAGAGTTTCAAGATTAGTGATTACTTGATTATAATCAGATAAATTTTTACGAGCAATCACATCTTTAGCTAGATCATCATAAATACCTAAACCTACACCTTTTGGTGTATCGCCAAAGGACTTTGATCTACCATTAGTTTGTGGACTGTTAAAATTGATTTCAGTTTCATATTCAGATTGTTCTACTACTCTTAAATAGAATTGGTCTTGTGCATTGACCACACATTTGGCAAAAAGTTTTTTACCTGTATATGGTGATTCGATATATTGATTGAAGTTTGCTTTATATGTAGGATAAATCAATCTGCCATTAGAAAGAAAAGGACTTAAACTTTGAGGTCTAGTGTGAAAGAAATAGTAAGCAACATTAGGTTGGACAGAGTGATTAAGATTTAATTGGATTTCACCTGTGGCATCATTAATAGAATAGTCATAGTTCACTACCAATTCACTGCCTATGCCATATTCCATATCATATTTAATAAGTTTGTAGTCTTGATCAGATAAGAAAGATTTCGCATAGATTTTAGTATCGTTTTGGTTATATACAGGTCTTGCACTAACTGTGATCACAGGTTCACTGCTAACATTAATGCTTAAAACACTTGTGAAAGTGATAATCGTTTTTGTTAGATCATCAGATAAGCGAATGGATTTTACTTGGTAGCAATCTGTATCTAAAAACATCAAAGTGTTTACTTGAATATATGCAGTAATATCTTCACTAATGGTAAGATTGCTGGATAAAGGTTTGGCATTAATCACATGGTTATTATTGCCTGTGAGAGAACTTAAAGCAATAAAGATATTTTCATTAGATAAGACAAAGATTTTAGGATCATCACTAGGTGATCTAGCACCACTATCAAATTTAGCTGGTGTATCAAAAGTGACATTAGTTTTACCATTCGCATAGGTAGCAGTATCTACAACAAAAAATTCAGTAGTGGATTTGATTACAGAGTTTGCTTTAATGATATTTGTGTAGTCGCCATAAATATCAAATCCTGTACTGCCTTTAGTGATTTGCATTAAAGGCAACCAAATAGGATTAACAACTTTAATTGTGTATTCACCACCTATTGCTTGTTTAACAGAATAAGAAATTTTGACTGTGTAGTCTTCTGTGTTTTCACTAGGTAAGGTTAAGATATTTGTTGTGTAGTCGAAAGTAGGAATTTTAGTGTTATCAAAGATACCTACAATTTCAGCACCTACATAAACTTGTGGACTAACTGTCTGTTCTATTGTGTAGGCATTAGGATTAAAGCTGTATTTAGATGAAGTGATTTTAGTGGTCGTTTCATTTTGAATAGTGAAAAGAATAGGCTCAACAATTTGAGTGTTTTCATCCGTGTAATATTCAACTTCAATACCAACACCTGCATCCAAAGGACTTAAGAAAGAAATATTGCCACCTGTGGTTTCTACAACATAATCATCAGTAGAGATTTCTTCAATGATGTATGCAGGTTTATTAAGACCATAAAATTCACTTGTTGTTTCAGATGAGATCAATACTTCAATATTTTGATATGCTAATGGAATAAAGACAACATCACCTGTAATAGAAGATAGGATATTAGATAAAGTGATTTCACCTGTGATACTGTCAATAGAAACATCAGATGATGGTGTGTCAAAGACAGGTGTGTATAAAGTAGCATCACTACCTACACGGATTTTAAATTCTAAAGCTAAAACTCTTGGATCAGTAATATCAACAAAGCATTGGTCGGTAGATAAACCTAAAGCAATATCTTTAAGGACAGTAATAGGCTGTTCTGTATTGTCATTATATCTAGCAATCAGATTATCTAGAGTAGAGCATTTAGCAGTGATGATTTGTTTAAGAGTGTTTGTTGTAGTCGCATGAACTTTCTTAACCTTTAAGAATGATCTTACATTATTAAGAGAAATAAAACATTCGGAAGTTAAGAGTGTTGGATCAGGTTCTGAATATCCTTTATATGCTTTCCAAGTAGTATCGGAAGGCATACTAGATAAAGTGAGTGTAACACCATCTACTTCATTTACTTTAAAGAAGTTTGAGTTCGTTTGAATCCAATCATTCGGATTAATATCATAGGTGTTATCTAAGACATATAGGTTATCATTGATAATGGCATTATAGCCTTGTTCAATTTGTTTAGAGTATCTAGTGAAGTATCTAGCAAAACCTGAAATATTTGTATCAAAGGTTTCATTCTCAATAAGATTAGCTGTGTATTTATCTTTGGTTAAAGTGATAGAAGTGGATTGATCAACAACACCGGGCTCAAGATCAAGAATGGTAGTAGGTGTATCTATTCTTCTAGTTCGTGTAATATTCCTAATCCAAGCAAATTTGCTTTCATTAAAAAGGTGTTGGATTTCTACATCAGCTGTTAAAGTATTCTTACCTACTTTAAAGAAAGTATTCGCATCATAGCCATCATAATCTTCTCTTGGGATAAAATCTAAAAAGGCATAAGTGGATTGAATGATTTCTTTACTGACTTGAATATCATTATAGAGAATGTTGCTAGTGAAATCATAATCTGCATTGTCATTATTTCTTTTTTGTAGATCTAAATAAAGACCTGTGGTTAAATACCAATCAGTAAGAATTTGATGTGCAACAAAACCTAATGCCTGTAGGATTTCTAAATCAGAAGTGTTTAAGATTTGAATAGATGAACTAGCTTTAAGCACAAGGTATCTATTTTCGGATTTAATAGGATTATTAGAAGATCCTAATAGATTGTCAAAATGGTCTTGAATTTCCCATGCTTGTTTACTGCCAGCTAAACCACTAAAATTAAGATTTCTAGTGATACCATTGATAACTAATCTAAGTACACCACCTGTGATTGTGTATTTGTCTTGTTTAGCTGAGTAAATTCTGAAATCACTACCTTCATTATATTTGGTGTAGGATTTAAGAGGAATAGCACTTTGCACAAAATAAAGATATCTACCCTGTTGAAAGGATAAGAATGTAGATTTAAATTCAATATTGATAGTGAAGTCGATAGCATTTTTAACAAGTGTCAAATATGCTTTAGACCATTTAAGTTCATTTGGTACATCTTCATAGGTAGGATAAATATTGACATCAATCATATCACCCACATTATTGGCAACATAATTATATTTATTTAAGACTGCAATCTTTAAACCACTGCCATCAGGTCTTGAACTTGTAGGATCATCACCTGTTGGTAAAATACCTGTACCATCTGCAATAACATCAAAGCCTGCTGTGAAGTTTGTTTTAGGATTAACTTTGCCATTCTCAATTAAGACAGGTTCAACAAAAGAAATAGGTTTAGAACTTAAGACAAGACCATCATAATAAAGAGTGTAGTTATTAGGATTGAGTAAAGAAACCTTGCTTGTTTGTTTACTGATATATGCAATCCCTTTTTCTAAAGATAAGGGAAAAAGATTTTCATCATCATAATATTGAACTGAAAGATATTCTCTATTGCCTAATCTTAATAAAGGTGTTTCAAATCCTTGTGGTTTAGGTGAAAGGTAATAAGCATCATATACAGGATGGACGATACCATCTGACATATCTAGTGATTCATTAAAAAACCAAATCTCTTTACCTGCATTCGCTTGGATAAAGCTATCTTTAAATTGAACTTTATTTTGATCAACAAAGATAACAGCATCAAAAGTACCATCGAAAGTAAAAGGATCAGGTTTAACAGAGAACTTTTTAGTTTCAGTTTGGATAAGGTCTTGACCAACATAAATAAGACTAACAAAGACATTATCTTCATCAATAATACCTTTAGGTAAAGTGTATTCAGATGTGTCTGGTGTTAAGATACCTAAGCTAACAGGTGACCCACCTTTTAAGAGTTTCCAATTTTGACCATCCCATTCAAATCTTTGTTTAGATGTATCATTTCTAGTCCAGTGAAATAAAGGTTCTTCGAGATAGAAATTTGCATCAGTGAGATTATTAACAAGAGAGTAGAAAAGATTAGGTTTAAGGAATTTGGTGGAAGTGGCAACAGGACTTTTAATAGCATCATAGGTTTGGATTTTGTATTCATAATAGTTGCCATCCATATTACCTGTTGCAGTGATAGAGTAATTGCGAACAGGATTTAAAGACCATGCGATTTTAGAGTTATTAGTTGAGATGAGAAGATATTCAACTTGACCTTGATCAAAGCATAAAGTACCTTGACGATAGGCATCACGATTACCAATAAATCTAGTCGCAAGGCTTGTAGTAGATTGGTTAGTGTTAGCATTTTTTGTATCTAAAATGATTTTACTAGACATATTTTGATTATCCTATTTTACAGATGATTGGTGAAACAGAAGGTACTACACTAGCAGATCCGATGACTGCACCAATACCTGTACCTGTGAGAAATAAGTTGCTTATACTAAGAGCAAAGGCATTTAAAAGCAAAGGATTTGGATTAGGTATTCCACTAGCAGGGAAAGCAGATTGTAAACTTGCTAGTAGAGTTGGATAAGGTGCAATGATATTAACAATAGCACAAGCACCTGTGCCCACAATAGGACTAATACCTGTAAATTGCATAGGTAGAGTGCTTAAGCAAGTAGCAATCGCTTGAGCCATAGCAGTGGTGTTGGAGCTAACAAGACCATTAGCAATAAAACCTGTTAATGCTAATGGTGTATTAGGAATGATAATAACTTTACCATTAGCAGTGCCTACACCTAAAGTACCTGTGCAAGTGGCATTAGCGAAAACAGAAGAATTAATCCAATTAAAGATACCTAGACCAAGAGCATTAGTGGATAAGATCCAGCTTTGACCTTTAAGAGCAGGATTACTTGCAAGTAATGTAGATGCAATTAAAGGTGGTGAAATTGCCATGAGTGTAAAAATCCTTTGTATTATATTTATATATTATATGTATTGTATAGAAAGCATACACAAACAAAGGTGGAAAAAAATGAAATTTGCAAGTGATGAAAAAGCACAAATCCAAAAGGCATTATGGGAAGTAGTAAGAACAGCATCAATGGCATTGATGAAATTAAATGAAATTGAAGGTGAAGAGGAAAAATTAGAGGAAGAAGAAAAACCACAACGAACAGCGAAAAAGGTAGAAGCGATGCCTATTAATCCAACACAAAAAACAGTATCAATGGCAGAAAGAATTGCATCATTAAGAAGTGGAAATAGGCAACAAAGCACAATGCCAGCTAATAATCAAAGACCTGAAGTAATTAGAAAAGCAAGTTTAACAGATGATAAGATTAAGTCATTTGCAGTAAGAATAGGTAATGAGATTTTGCCTAAAGTAAAAGATGAGGATTATGATTTAAGAGTATTATTTAAGCATTCAAGTACTTGGAATGAGATTAAAGACAGTGTAGATAGTAATTCTATTAAATCTGTGGTATCATCTGTAAATGAACTTATTCAAGACAGGTTAGATCAAAAGTTTGCACAAGAGCAGGCTCAATTAAAAAAACAAGCATTATTAAAACAAAAGCAGGATTTATTAAAGCAAGCAGAAGAGCAAAAGCAATTAGAAATGGTTGAGGCTAGAAAGCAAAAGTTAGCCAAAGCACAAAAGAACATGGTGATGGCATCTATTATTAAAGAGATGAAACCATTTGTCAAAGCAGGCAATATGAATACGATTAATGTAGCATTACAGAAATCAGCAACATGGCAAAATATTAAATCAAATTTAAGTAGTCAAAATGAACGAAATGCTTTTGTTAGTGAAATGATTCAAGCATCAGGATTTTTAAATACAAAGAATGCAGATTTTCAAAGAGATGTAATTCCACCTAATAGAGATAGCTTTTCCACAGGTGTGCAGACAAATCGTGGTGTAGATAATTTTAAAGGCAAAGAAAGTTTACCTAAAGGATATTCAGATGACATAGGCAGTACAGCACCTGATTCACCTGTAAATAAGACTTTGAATTTAGATAGATCAGATAGTCATGGTAGAACACCAGCAGTAGCATTAAATAACATTACTGAAGTTGTGCAAAGTGGTGGATCAGCTAAAGTCATCCCTGATAATAAAGGATATGCAAATAATTCTAGTCCATTAAGAACATCATCCGAAGATGAAGAATTAGAAAACCTTTGGAATACAGAGCCAAGTGAGGATGATGTAGAGCAGGATGAATTTGCATCAGAAGAATATGATGATGGCATTAGTGAAGATATGGATGATGATGATTTCTTTGGCGATGAAGAATAATAGATTTAGATAAGAATGTTTAAATTGTAATTGTTTTAGATAAGAAATAATAGTTTTAGCAAGAATGTCTAACTTTATAAATGACATTTAAATATTGTTCAATCATGGTTTGGTCAAAGGTATCATCTTTTCTACTTTCCAACCAATTTTTAAGTGGCTGTGAAGCACCTATTTTAAAGTCGAACATGGCTTGAGAGATATTATCAAAATAGCTAGTCTTATTGAAATACACTTTATCTGTATCAAAGAAGATTTTCTCAATCTTATTATTGGTTGTGGCATTGTATGTAGATGTAGTATCTTGAGTAGTATCATCTAGGTGGATGACTCTTAACTTACTACCTGCATCTTTATATTGGATGAAAGTAGCAATAGATTGTGGATAAGGTACTCTTGGATAATTTGATTTAAGGAATTGGTTATATTTAGTAGTGTATGCTTTATCGTTAAGGACACCATAGATATAATCCATAGTATCGAGAGAAGAGAAGGTTTGGTCTGTAGCTAGTGTGGGTTCATCTTGGTGAGATTTAGAGATTGCTTTCCCAAATTCGTTTAGAAAGTCAGTTGTGAAGTTAGATGATTGAGATGCAGGCATAATGCTACTGCCTTCATTATAGAGAAATAAAGGTGTAGAGTGAACACCTCTGTCACCTTTAAAGAATTTAATATCAGGAATTGTTTTTGTGTATTGTATATGTGCAAAATTATCTTCAAAACAGGTTCGAGAATAAATTAAAAATATTTGCTCTTTCGCTTGCTCATGTTTTTTGATTTCTTCTCTTCTACGAGCTGTCAATTTACTATCAAAGTAATGTCTAGTGTCAAAAACTCTATATGTTAAGGTAGAGAAAATACCATCCTCTTTCTTATTTATAGACTGCTGAATTTTCCTAGTGTTTACTGTTTCTGAACAGTCTAAAGGTAAGATACTATTTTTTAAATAATTTTCTATTTTCATAGAAAGTCTATCTGAATTAGTATCTAAAAGTAAATTATCACAACCTGTTGTGATACCAATACTGCTTTCTTTAAAGCAATGTTCTAAAGAAAAACTATTTTGGTCGTATTCACTTTTAATAGAACTTTCTTGATAATATAAGTAATATTCAGGCTTGAATATCTCTATTTTTATAAAATTATTTTCCGAAATTGAATTTGTTTCCAAATATTTAAATTTACCTTCCTTTGAGCCTTTAATTTCATGATAGTGTACACTAGCCAAATTACCTACTACTTTCTTATTAGTCTTAACGAAGAATGAGATGCACACAGGTGTCTTGATGTTAAAAACATTTTCATCTTTAAAATTAAGAATGTAAATCTCATCAAAACTTTCTAATAAAGACTTTCTCATATTTGTCATACCAATAGAAGATAAGAAACTACTGTTGGAAATATAAGCTACTACACCACTGCCATTTTGATCAATAAGATTCTGTGCATACCTAATAAACTTAATGTAGTCATCATTTAAAGCACCACTGCTACCTTTCATAGCATAATCACCCATGAGATCATTAATAAACTTGCCATTATTCTTACTCCTACCATTATAAGGTGGATTGCCAAGAACTACCATCACAGGCTGTTCTTGTCTTACTCTATTTGCTCCTATTGCCTCTTCATTTAATTGATAAACCAAATCACTCACACTCAATAAATGCTCTTCTACATCCACTGCACCATTTAAGGTGTTTGTTAAGTAAATGTTAAATCTTTCTGTATCTTCACTTAAACTGTCTTTTAATAACTCATACATCTTCATGTGTGCCATCACATAAGAAGGCATCATCAATTCAAAACCATTTAATCTAGGTATCAAATCTTTATTCACATAATCATTCCATAAAGAAGGATACTTGTAATTACTCTTGATATATGAAACTACTGAATTTAAAAAATTGCCTGTGCCTGTCGCAGGATCTAAAATCTGTACCTTATGCACATTTTCTTTATTTACCATTTCTGTTTTATATGAGTTTTCACCTACCTTTACTTTTTTATTGTAGGTATAGGATTGCTTTTCACTAGATGAAATACCATCTTTAATAGCAAACTTAGTCTTTAAGATTTCATCTACACCTTTTACAATATAGTCCACTACTTCTACAGGTGTGTACCAAACACCCATTTGCTTTCTTAATTCAGGATCATATTGCTCTAAAAAATTCTCATAAAAGTGAATAACTATATCATTGTTAGCCAGCTTTAAAGATGAAATGATTTTACTCATATCCGTGTTAGCTAAAATGGTTGTGATTGCATCTATCAAATTATTGATGCTTTGGGATAACTCATTCTTATCATTGCTAATGGTATCAAAGAATTGCTTTAATAAAGGATTGGTATTTGGGATAAGATTTGAAGCATCTGATCTAGTAAAGATAGCATTTGGATCTTTTTGGAAAGCATAATACCTTGATGCAAATAAACCATAACTTAAAGTTTGTGCATAAAGGTCTGCAAATTGACTGTTATCAATATCTTCAATAAGCATCTTTTTAAATTCATTTCTATATGCCACCAGCTTGTATTTCTTTTTGGTTTTAATCTTTTGCTCAATTTCAAGATCATCAGTATTTAAAGTAGATAAGATGTCTGCTTTAAGTAGCTTAGTTTTATCTGCAAGTTTTTTAGCTAATGCCAAAGGATTATTAAAATGGATAGTGCTTGCCATGAAGTTATCTAGCAAGGTATTAAACTTATCAAAGCTGGCAGGATTGGTTTCATCTAGTTTGCATTTATCTAATAGGATGCCATCTTGGTAAAATTCAAAGTCAATAAAGTTAGTGATAAGCAATTTAGGAAATGCCTGCTTATATCTATTGAATTGGTCTTGATGTTTTTTATGAGATAAATCTTCATTAAGGTTTTTAGTTTCAATATAGAAAGCTACCAAAGAGTTTTGAGTATAGACTTCCATATCAATTTTATTTTTACCTTTGCCTGTTGGTTCATCAGTAAAGACAAGACCTTTAAGAATAGATTTAAGAGCAGGACGATAAGAGTATTCAGAACCATTACGAGATTCGATATCTTTAAGTTGGTTTAGGTATGTAGTAAGCATTTATATTTCATGTCTTTTTTTGAGAACAAAAGAGTAAAGATCTGAGTCAATCTTTAGATATTTAGGTTGTGCAAAGAGATAAGTATCTTTGTATGAGTACAGCCATTCTTTTCCATCATGGTAAACATGATGGATTGTGTTGGTGTTTGTAACCAAAAGAAAACTATTAACATCAAGACTTTTAAGAGAGAGAAAAAAGAAATGATCATAGAACTTTGTGCAAAGAAATTCATTTAAAGTTCCACTTTGTACTTTAAGGTATAAATCTTCTTCTTTTAACATTTTTGTGGATTACTTAGACTTTCTATATGCTTCACAGATTTCTTTAAATCTTGCTTGACCATCTTTCCATTCTTGACTGTTATAGTCAGTGGTGTCTTCTTCCATAGGATATTCATCTTGTTTTTCAACAGGATCACACCATTCACTTGGATCAATATCTGCTAAAGACCATTCATCAGTGGATTTAGGTAAGGTACTCATTTGACCCCATGCAGGTGGTGCAGGATGTTCAGAAATGTTAGTCCAATTGAATTTAGGTTGGTTAGTAGACCATGTTTTTTGATTTGTCATTTTGACTAATCCTTTGTGTTTTTGTTATTGATACTACATAAACACTTAGGATTAAGATTTATTGCAAGTTCAATAAGAAAAATATTTTTTCATAAAATAATGTAATGGCTTTCTCTTATATTGGTAATGCAATCCATATTGCTCTTGGAAAGGATACATCTCATTCAAATCTCTAAGTTTTGATCCATATTTATTGACCATGAGATCATGTAAATCATCAAGATCAGGGATATGTTTTAAAGAAGCAAGATCAGCCTCTACTTGCAGAGCAACAGATAATTGTTGAAAAATCCATTGCTGTGCAGGATGATCTAATAAGACATTTTGAAGAGTACTTAAAAGAACATCACCAAGAGAAAGGTAATAGAAAGTGAAGTAATAAGGATCATGTGATTCAAGGTATTTAGAAATACAGTAATCAAGAGTAGAGAAAGTAGTTTTATCTTTAATGCGAGTATGCAAAGTAGTTGGACACAAAATACCATCTTGATCTTTAAAAGAATAGACACTATCTTCAGCCAAAGGCACTGATCCAATTTCTTTACCTAAGATGGTAGTAGTATCTTTACCAGCTTGACGAGTATCTGTTAAAGTGGTGGCATCTGCTTGATAAAGCATGAAAGCATACAAAGAGATATTTTCATTAGTGTTAAGTTCAAAACAAGTATGGTGTTGTAAAACATTTAACCATAATTCGGATTGAGAGTAAAAATTAGGATCAAGAGCCTGTAGGAAGTCTTTAACATCTTGATCATTTTCTTCAATTCGTTTTAAGACGATTTGTTCAAATTTTTGAAACAGTAGGTTAGACATAGTGTTTACCTTTTTATTTAGATGTGGATGGTAAACAGACTTATAATAAAGTGTAGAGGATTTCTGTTTTTAATAATGAATTTATTTTATATGTTTTTAAGAATGTTCATTTACTTTTTCAAAAAGGACAAAAAATGTTTAGAAGATTAAACTCTTTAGCTAAAAAAATAGCAGTAGCATCTCAAAGAACACAATCTAGTATTCCAGCTACTCGTAGTCGTTTTGCATCTCGTTCTCGTTTCGCTATGGAAGATCAAGGTGTGAGCCTTAGCGAACTTTCACCACAAATGCAAGATACAGCACACTCATTATGGCTTGGTGGTGACAATCCCGAATATGAGATCGCACAAGATATTATTCATGATGAGATCAATCTATTAAATTCTACTGTATTTCCAGAAATTACTATGGAAAAATACGGTTTAGAATATGATTACTATCATGGTGAATTTTCTGTTGAAATTGCTAGAATCGATTTTACCGATCTTTTGATGACACCACGATTTGCAAAGTATAAAAGTCTTGGTAAATTCCTAAGAAGCATTATCTCAGATTTTGATGATTCTAGTACCACAGTCAGTACAGGATTTCATGGTGGCTACAAGTTGAAAGGAAATCAAGACTATGCTGAAGGCACAACAAGTTTCTTATTATATCGCATTCAAGACGAAATTGGTCAATATTATGGCTCTGATCCTAAAAAGGGATTTGCTGGTTTAAAGAATTTGGTTGAAGATTTTGTAGATGAGGTTAGAGAATATGTAACAGATTTCTTACATGAAATTACACAGATCATTCGTAACGAATTTGAAAATATTGAAAGTTTTGAATATTTTAAAGACCGAGCAGAAGATAATGATTATAAATTTGACCCGAGGACAGGTAAAATTGTTTCCTAATTACTTTTTTTAATAAAAACTACCTAACATATTAGATCACTTCTTTTTTAATAATGTATTTATTTTATATGTTTTATTTAAACTATAAAGATCAAAAAGGAAGTGATGCTATGAATAAGCACAATGCTATTAAAAAAGCAATGCTACAAAGATTATCTGCTGATAATCAAAGAGATATTCCAAAATATGTACAAGACAAAGCAGAGTTTTTTGAAAAAGAAAAAGGATATGATACAGGATATGCTTTTAGTACAGCTTGGAGCATTTATTGTAAATATAAAAATCCCAACGATAAAGCACATTGCACAAAAGATCCAAGTGAATATTTTACAGGTAAAACAGCAAGTTTCAAATATGCAGGTGCTGTAAAAGAAATGCTTATGGATGCTATTGATGAAAGCATTAAATATCTTGAACAAATCACTAAACTTGATTTACTAGATGATGATGTTTTATTTGATCTTACACAGGAATATGTAATGAGTTCTTTTAATCCTAGAACAGAAATGCAGATTGAAAAGCTATTATTTTCAAAAGGTGTTAATAAATTTTTGATTGGTAAGTTTTTTAATAAAGTTCAATTTGAAACACAAGAAGTTCCATTTTAATTAAAAGGTAATCTTCATTTCACCTACTTGATTTCCATTTACATTTTTAATGACTACTTGACTGCATTCCTTTAAATCTAAATCATTGATTTGGATATTTTCAATGATTAAGGTTGCACCTTCTGTCATTTGGAATTTCATTCCATTGATGCCTGCACTCTTAAACACTTTGGTTTCTGTTTTAATAGTATCTGTTTTCATAACAGGTATATCCTTTTCTATAGGTGGTTGCTCTACTATAGGTTGCTCTATAATGGTTGGTTGTTCTATAATGGTTGGTTGTTCTATAATGGTTGGTTGTTCTACAATGGTTGCAGGTTGCTCTACAATGGTAGGTTGGTTATCTAAAAGATGTTTAAAATCATCTTGGTATTTCATTTCCATCATGTCTTTTACTTCTGTTTTAAGTACAGATGGAATGCCACAACCAAAAATGCCTTTAAATGCTTGATCAATCTTATGGAAGTTTTTAGTCCATTCTTTATCAAGAACAGGATCAGTAACCATATCAATCAGCCATTGTCTTTTGATTTCAAGATACTGTTCTTTGCTGTATCGTTCTGATTTACCTTGTATTACAGATAAAACATGATCTGTTAATAAGATCGCACCTTGTTCATACCAAGATTCTACTCTTGGTGGTAAAGGTGTGCTTGTAGTCATATCCAAAGGATTTTCAAGACCATTTAAGAAATTGTTAATGTTTTCTCTGATACATTTTCTGTAAAAATCTACAGGATTTTCATTATGCACATTCACAGGTAGTAAACGATATGGTTTATCCATACAGTTTTTTTCAATCACTAACCAATCTTCTTTTTGAATGATTGTTTTAATAAAATTTTCAACTGTGAACACAAAAAAGTCACTTTCTTGTTTGCAGTCCTCTGCTGGTAATAGAGATCTTAACATTTTAAACCTTTGTGATATTTCCCAAAAGTTTGGATAGTGTTTTTGAATGGTTTCAATCGTAGGTTTGATTTTTTGCACAATCTCAATAAATGGTATGCCTAAATCATCTGCTTCTTTTTTTGCCCATTCTCTTATAGGATGTCCTGACATATCTTTTAAATGAAAGACAAGCATTGTAGTAAATGGAATGATTGGAAAAGACTTTTTGGTTGGATCTTTATGTCCACCAAACATAAAATTCATGCCTAGTTCTTTTCTCAATGCAGGTAAAATCACATCTTTAATGTTTTCCAACCTGCCACCTACAAAGTAGCATTGAAATGGAAAATTGAGATTGTCATTAGTGATTTGAAAGCTATTTGGATTATCAAATAATGCTTTAATTTTTTTGCCATCTGTTGGTAATGGTATGCTTGTTGTCATTTAAAGTTTTCCTTTGTTGACTGTTTGGTTTTTATTCTTAAAGTATTTAAAATTAAATTTTACATTTTTAGATCACTTTTTTTGTGATCACCTGCATTTAGAACATTATCTTTTCTAAGACTTCTCTTAAATCACTTAATGTTCTATGACTGCCTGTATCTTCAAAACCTTTTTCTTTTTGCTCTTCATAACTTTCATAGATACCGAAAAGTTCACCTGTCAAATCTGACATATCGGAATATTCGTTATGTTCTACTATGAGTTCAAATGGTTCTGTCAAAGTACCAAGTGTATTGAATATCTTTGATCTCATTGTCTTTTCAAGACTGTGAAATTCAGTTTCTGTTGCCACTTCTTCAAGTAAACCTCTTAACTTGCTAACTGTCTTTTCACAAATCTTAAAGTTTGCATAGACTTCACTTGCATCTTCTGCATCTCTCATGATGCTACAAATCACTTCTTCAATCTCATCATTCGCTTGATAGAGATCATGCTGTTTAGACAATGTACTATCTGTATAGTTAACTGCTACTGCTTTGACAACGAATGCCTTGAAATCTGCCTCAAGACCTGCAAAGTCATTGTCATGTTTACTGTGTAGGTCTTGAAGACCTTTGAAAATATTTAGGATTAAAGATGACTTCTTCAATTTTGATCCTTTTGAGTGGTTGGTTTGTTTGGTAATAGGTAAACACTTAAGATCAGAACTTATTGCAAGTTCATTTAAGTTTTTTTATTCAACTAGGATATACGATTGTAATCCATCGTTTTCATGTAGTGGTCTGAACTCAACAAGTTTAAAATTTCTTATTTTTTCAGACCAATCTTCTGCTGTCGGATCATGGAATTTAGTTAAAAATTCAAAGACCATTTCATTTCTTAGTTTATTGAAACTAGGACTCAGATGCTCGATTTTATTAATCACTATCGTATAGTTAATACCTTTGTGATCTTCGGATTTGACCTTTGCCATGATAATTTCTTTACCATCGCTATCAATAAACCAAAGTGTTCTTTGGAATGCCACCAAAGATTTACTACGGATACCATCATTCAACCATAATGATACCTGATTAGAGAGGAAGGATGAAATCACTTCGGAATTTGTAAATGTAGCCATAATAGCAACACTTCTTTCTGCCACCTACAAGTAAAGTAGCACAGAGTAAAAAGAACTAGAGTTTTCAAAGAGCTTACGATTTTTTCATTTCGTATCATATAAACACTTATGCTCAATTTAAATTGCAAGTTCATTTAAGTTTTTTCATATTCTTTTTATATTCTATCTATCTTTCATACATATAAAGATGAAAGGTTTTAATCCTATGTTTTTTAAAAATCGTATTGCCAAAGCTAATGTAAATCCTGTTAGGCAAAGAACACAATACTCTTGTGTATCTGCATCTACTGCTATGGCATTAAATGCTTTAGGTTTTGACACATCAGAAGATGAAGTTCAAAAAGTAATTGGTGCTAAACCTATGCAAGGTGCTAGATGGGAAGAAGTTTTAGCCTGCCTGCAACATTATGGCTGTAGAGGTACTTTAGTTGTACCTTCTACTTTAAAGCAAGTTAAAGGCTGGACAGATCTAGGCAAGCCTGTTCTCATCTCTTGGAATCCTGAAGGTAGAGAATGGAGTCATGCAAGTTTAATTTTTGATGTAGTAGAAAAACCTGATGGTACTATGGATGTTTATGTTGCTGATCCAAATATCCCTGATCCTGATCAAACTGTTAGGATTGTAGATTCAAGTACTTTCTATTCTAAATGGGCAGAGAAATGGCCCAATTACATGGTTCGTAGACCTGCTCTTATGGTTGATCGTGAAGTAAACTCAGAAGGTCGTCAAGTGATGGCATCTCTAAGAAAAAGAAAAGGATTTTAATAAAATGTTAAAAAGAAATAGATTTAATCGTTTTACTGCCTGTGGCTGTAATGGTGATGATTCTCAACAAGAATTATCTCAACCTTTAATGATGAGAAGAGATTATGGTAGCATTGAAGCAAATGATATGTTTGCTGATTTTGATAAAGAATCTAGATTTCATGAAGGTCCCCAAGGCAAGAAAGAATTTAAAGAATGGTTTGAAGATCAACCTGAAGATTTTCAAGATGAATGGAAAGAAAACACTGATAAATATAAAGATCAGTTTAAAAAAGCTGATTTGGAAAGACAGTCAAGATTTCATTCAGGACCCAAAGGTAAAAAAGAATGGAGCAAATGGATTAAAGAACAAGACTTTGAAGATGAATGGAAAGTAAACACCTGTATGTATGGTGGTACTATTACAGGTCAAGCACCTAAATCTCAAGAGTCCTGCGAAAAAGAATTGAATGTTAAACTAGCATCAAGAGTAGCTAATAAGTTTATTAATGCTAACAATACTCAAAATAAGTTTCTTAATAGAACTGCTAGAATGCTAGTAGCATCTATTGAATCTGAAATGAATGATCTTTTAGCTGATGCTGATAAAGCTGATGAAAAAGCTAAAGAATATAAAACTGCATGGTCTAAACATGATTTGACATACCTTAAGAAATCAAATGTTATTCCAGCTGATCTACATGATAAACTAGCATCGTCTTTTGATATTATTAAAAGTGCTGAAGAACTTGTTAAGAAAGCTGTGAGAACTCTTAAAGCTACTGCAAAAAAGAAAAGAAAAGAAGCTAGAAAGCTAGGTAAGAAAGCTAATGCTATTATGGATATTCAAGCTGATTCAGATGGTTCTTATATGTCTGTTTCTCATATCGAACAAATGATTACTCAACTTTCTACTCTTGCTGATATGATTAATTCAGATACACCATTAGAAGATTGGGTTGAAAGTAAACTTGCTCATGCACATCAAAACATTATGGATGTAGCAAGCTATATGCTATATAGTCCTAAATCTTAAATACCATTTGATTGTCCACAGGTCTTTATCTACCATATAATCTAATATCTCTAAAGACCAAAATAAAAAAAGGTAGCCTGATATTTTTACATACCAAACTACCTTCTCTTGTACTGCCAATTCGCTTTTAAATAATATGATGCTTACTTTTATATAACATAGAAACCATAAAGCTAACCATATTATTAACATCAAATACCTTATCAAGAGACTTTATCAAGATAAGATATATTTAATGTTTAGGCTTTCTTAATGGCAAAGCCTGTTGCATACTTCTTTTTTGGATTTGCTTCTTTTTCTGCTTTTCTCTTTGCTTTTTCTGCTTTAGAGATTTCTAACAATTCTTTTCTTAAACCATTTAAAGATTTAGAAATTGTTAGAAGTTCTTTTCTTGCTCGCACACTTGGCTTGAGTTTGCCTTTTTCTGCTGATTCTACATCAGCTACAACTGCTTGTAATTGTGCAATCGCTTCGGATAACTTTAATGATAATGTCATTTGAACATTTCCTTTGTTTTGATTGGTTTATTTTATAATACAATAAAAAGGTCTAAGGTATTCCACAATTTTTTTATGTGATGTCATTTTTATCACTGTCTGAAATTGCTCTTCACCACAGATCTTTGCTATGTCTATCAATTCCTGCATCGTAGGTTTAATAATCGTGTTTACAAAAACATGATTTTCTTCCATATATACAAACTCATCTTTTCGGATTAGTCCTTTAAGATATAAGATAGTACTGCCATATTTTAAAACCCATGCTTCTGCTTCTCTCATTGCTCTTTTTTGTTTCTTATTTACTTTAGGTATAAGATCAGGTGGCAAAACCAACACAGGATCAATCCACCTCTTAAAGTAAAAATTGTTTCCAAGATAATCTTTCAAGTTCATTCGCATCTTCCCATTTCAAGAAAATTAACTTTTCTTTGTTGATTACTTCTTCTTTGGTAGTGATGATCAAGTTATAAAACTTTAACTCGATCTTTAAATCTTTTTTTACTGCCAATGGCAATACGACTTGATAGCCATCACTAATGGCTTGGATGATTGTTGAGTTTAACATTTTTATTTTCCCATTTGAAATTTGCCACCTACTTTTAAAGTTTTAGGTGGCAAAGACCATTCGTCTTGTTGAATGACAGGTTGTTGTGGTTTAAGGTCTTGTGGATTACCTACAAAATATAGATTTTGCACAGGTGTGTTTATCTCATCATTTTGAGATATGACAACAGGTTTTTCAATCTGTCCTATCTTATAATGTTTAGGCTGTGTTTTATTAAAATCTAAACTAGCTGGTGTCCATACATCAATAGCTGGATTGATATGGTATTCTTCAAAATCACTGATGCCTTTATATTGAGATGCTTCAGATTGCTTTATTGTAGGTGTATTAAAAAACCTATCGACTTGAGTAATAATTCTTTCATCCCAAGTAGAAAATGCCCAGCTTGCTCTTTCACATTTTCTATTTTTACAAACCTTGCAAAACATTTCAGTAAAGTCTTTTTCTGTCATGCCTTGATTATTACATTCAAATAATAAATCTTTCATTTTATTTATCTTCTTTCTTTGGTGAGATATATAAATCAGAATCTACAATCCAATTATTTCTGCCTACGATTTCTCTTGCTCTTGCAATCGATAATGCCATACACCTTCTAAAATTATCTTTTGTAATCACAAGTCCAGCTCCTTCATAATTGTTTATATAATGACATAGCTTTTCATTATATTGAAACCTATTGCCACCATGATGAAACCAATATAACATTTTATCTACATTCTTTCTTAGGTGCTAAATACACATCTGCTTGATTTATCCAAGTATGTTTTATTAAAGATTTAGATACACTTAATGCTATGCTATCTCTAAAATAATAAGGCTGTAAAAAGAAACCTTGTTTGCCACAATCATCTCTACTAGCTTTTGAAGTAATAGAACTAATAAAATACTTATATTGTGATGAGTGCATTACATCATTTGATGATAATTCTAACCAACAAATCATTTCTCTTCATCCTTAATAATAGGAGCATAATATCTATCACAATTATTTATCCAAGTTCTATTTATAACATCTCTTCCTCTTGCTACATAGATAGACATATTTAATCTAAAGTTTTTCTGATCTATGTAATATCCTGAATGTCTACTAGATACACTTGATAAAAAGAAGACATGAGAATCAATAGATGTGATGTCATTATTTGAATTTTCAAACCAACAAATCATTTTACTTATCTTTCTATAGTAGGTTTAAAATACATATCATTAGCACGATGCCAATTCTCATATTTCCTAGAATCCATAAGATAACCTGTTCTCACAATATAGAAAGCTAAAGCATCTCTAAAATTAGTTTCTTTTATAGGTAATCCTGTGTTTCCAAAAGAACTTGAAGTGATTAACACAAATCGAGTATTTCTTTTCACTTCATTCGCTGACATCTCAAAACTAAAAATCATTTTACTTATCTCTCTTACATGGTGCTAAATGCACATCACAATCTTGATACCAATTTCTACCATTAGGCTGGACTAATGCTCTAACATTAAAGAAAGCTATACTCTTCCTAAATGAGTTTCCCTCCCTTATATGAAATCCTGCACCTTGATAGTTATTTACTAAGAATACTAACTCTTTATTGTATCTTACTAAATTTCCATGTGAGTGAAACCAACAGATCATTTTACTTATCTTTCTTACATGGTGCTAAATATACATCAGGATCGTTCATCCATGTATTTTCAGGTAAAGTCCTAGCTATAAATAAACCTATTGTATTTCTAAACGATTCTTTATTTCTAGGATACATTCCACTAACATTAGATGATAATTTAGATGAAATAAAACATACAAGTAAAGGATTGAACTGCACATTATTGCCATTATTATTAAACCAACAGATCATTTTTTGTTCTTTCCACTGATAATGCCAAATACACATCAGGATCATTCATCCAAGTATGTTTAGGTAAAGACCTTCCTATATATAAAGAAATTGACTTCCTAAAATTATCTTTTCTTATATAGAAACCATGTTGATTGTGATATGCACTACTAAATAATGCTACTTGCCAATGATTATGACATACACAACCACCACGATTATTAAAATAACAGATCATTTTAATTTATTCCTTTAATAAGATAGATACATCTCTACCTTGATACATAATCTTAATGTCTTTACCTGCATTATTCTTAATCCATTCGCTTAACCTGTCTGTTTCACTATGAGATAACTCACTCAACTCATAAATCTCATAATGCTTTGCTTTTTCCTCTTGCTCCGTGCTTAAGGTTGTTTCATTTAATACCTTTGGCTTTGGCTGTCCACTATGATCTACTTTAAAAGCATTTACTAAAAACTCATCTTCACCTTTGCCTTCCCTTAACTCTTTCAAGTCATAAGGCACAGACCAATCTTTTCCTATCTCAACATCCACTGTTAATGGTACAATCCAATTCTTATTTTGCAATGCTTTATTCCTAACCATAATATCACATAACAAAGGTATCGCTTCACCTATAATGTCTTTATGGATTTCAAACACAATTTCATCATGCACTGTTAAAATCATCATTAGCTTATCAAACCAATTTCTCTTTTTAACATTCTCATAAATTAAACTCATTGCAATCTTAGTAATATCTGCACTCGTACCTTGCACAGGTGAATTTACTGCCTTTCTCTCATCCTTTGATCTCAAAGAAAACTCTTTAGATTTAATATCAGGCATTAACATTCTTCGACCAAAAGCTGTTAATACATATCCATTTTCTTTGGCAAAATCCACTTCCTTTTTCCACCACTTTGTTAAACCTTTATATGTCTTTGTAAAGGTTTGATATTTCTCATCACCTTCTTCTTGAGTACAACTAATAGTTCTAACTACTGCTTTACCTGTACCACCATAACATAAAGCAAAATTAACACCTTTCGCATTGCCTCTTAATGCTTTCCAATCAGGTCTTTTCTTTGCCTCTTCACCATAAAAAGCAACTGCTGTCAATGTATGCAAATCACCTATTTTATCTGATCCACATATACAGATAGCTGGTGGTATAATAGGAAATCCATCTTCGCCTCGTTCTTTAGTATATTTACGATTGCATGATGAACATCTAAAAAATTCTTCAATCCATAAAGGCTCTTGACTAATGTTTGTTACAATTCTTAACTCAACACCTGCATAGTCAATTGCTACTAAATAATGATCAGGATTTCTTACTGCAATACACTCTCTTAATCTTGAAGTAATCATTGGTCTTTTCGGATCATATCCTGATGGAATACCTTGAAAAGGTACTCTACAACCACCATCTTTTGTCTCCCATGGTCTACTTGTAGTACCACAACTAAAACGACCTGTATCTGCTCCGAACTGATTAAACTTTGGTTTTAATGTACCATCATCTGCAATATCTTCTTTCATAGGTATGAGATATTGACCTAATGCTTTAGCTAGTTCTCTTAATCTTTTAATCTTTCTCACAAATGGAAAAGTATCGGATGCCTCTTCAATTACTTCATCTAAAACATCAGCACCTGTTGCCACTTGACCACTTGCAGTAGTTTGTAAATTAGGTACTTCTAATTCTCTAAACATCATGCCTAATTGTTGAGAAGATAAAATATCATATTTATATTCAAAGACTACTTCTTCTTTTTGTTTAGGATTAGTTAAAGATGCTACCATTTTTCTAGCTACAAAATCTTCACCTGCCATATCTAAATGTGGATACATACGATCAGCTTCTTTTCTTGCCTCGTCTATGCAATCTTTAAAGCTATCTGTATTATCTGTATTAAACTTATTAACACCTTTTAAATCGCCTTTCATGATTTTAATGTATGCTGGCATAACATCTCTACCAAGTAATTCATTTGCTCCTTCATATACTTCAATAAGGCTGTCCATCCATTCCTTTTGACCAATCTTAATAAACTCTTGTGTTTTCTTTTGATCAATATAAACTCTGTTTCTGTGCATCCACCTAACTGATGTATTGCATTTCTTTTCTATCATATAAAGACTAATCATTTCTTTAGGAAAGATGTCTTTTAAGATATTATAAAGTTTAAGAGTACATAAAGCATCAGCACCTGCATACCATACACAAGCATCCCAAGACGGATCAAGAGTAGAATAATCTTTAATTTTAGATTTAGGAATGAGTTCATCAAGTTCAATCATTTCCCAACCTAATTTATCTTTAGACATATCTTTAAGACCACGACCACCTTTATCACGACTGTTCATAAGACAAGCCATAATATAGTTATCTTCCCATAGCTTTGGATTTTCAAATCTTTCTTTACCTAAAAGAGTTTCGCCATTATATTCTAAAAACTCTTGATCAAAAGCACCATTATGGAATATAGGAATAGCAGTAGCATTTACATTAAGCAAGCGACTAAATTCTCTATCTATGATTGACCATGAAACATTATGTTCTGTACCTGCACTGTGTCTAATAGGAAAGTAATATGCTTTCTTTTCATTCGGAGCAATAGAGATACCTACAATAGATGCTCTTGTTCTACCATGAAAAACACGATTATCTAAACCTGTTGTTTCTAAATCTATGCCATAATGACTAGATGCCAAACATTCATCAATAGCTTGTTTAATATTATCTTTAGTACCTAAAATGAGATCAACTTCTTTCATCCATTTTTTAGGTTTAACATCTGGTCTTTGTAGTGATTCAAAGAAATCTGAAAACATGATTGTCCTTTTAATAAAAAGAGTTCAATCATATTATATTATATTAAATCTTTTTTCTAAGTATTTTCATCCGTGTATCTATGTGCTTTAAGATTATATTGACAGCACATCTCAATACCTACATTTAAACGATTGACTTCAAAAGACATGACAATCTTTTCTAAATGTGTTTGATCAATTTTTTGTTCATCAATAACTAATTGACCTTCCCCGGGGATATTATCTATGTTTTCTTTTCTTAAATCAATATTTGATTGAAAAACTTCATCTATAAAATCTTCAATCTTTTCATCATCAAAAAATCCTTCTTCACTTTCATCCCAACTGTCATCTTCATCTTCTTCTTCAAAACCAATGATTTGATTTTGAATTTCTTTCATCAGTTCATTTTTACCTGCATCAGTAGAAAGATCTGATTTAAGAGCAGTCAAAAGATCAGCTTGATTACCATAATTCTTAACAGCCTTTAATAACTTTTTTGCCATGTCTGTATGCAAGATATTTCCTTGAAAGAACATTCTTGCACCAATAACACCTTCAAGTTCATATTCACCACTGTGTAATAAACTTGGTCTTGTTAAAGTTACCATACCTTTTAAATATTCTAATGGTGTTAGTGATTTAGTAGCATATACTTTTAAATTCATAATCGCATCTGCCAAAGCTGTGATTAAAGCATCTGCTACAATCTTTTCTTTATCGATTGGAATTAAATTAAAGAGATTGCTAAAAGCTAATTTGACAATAGATGTTGGACTAGCATACTTACTGATATATGAATACTTCATTTTAAATCCTTTGTGTTTTATCAATACAAAGGATCATACTATAGAATAATTATAAAAAACACACCTTTATTGATTGATATAATGCAAAATCACTTTCTTTAAAAATTCAGGTTTGGATACTAAGTTATACCATTTAAATGAATGACTTGAAAATTCACTATATGAATAAGTACCATCATTTCTTCCAACATCTGCTATTTTTTCTTCAGTGATCACAATTTGAAGTTTAAAATTTCTACCGAAATAAATTCTATTGTCTTCACAAATGAAACTCTTTGCTTTAAGTTTATATTTCACTTGAAGATCATCAAAAGAGTTAAGAACATCACAAAGAATTTGTGCACCCTCGATACAATAATCTTCATTGCCTTCAATTTCCCAATCGATGTTATTAAGGTCTTGAATTTTTTGATTTAAGTCCATTTGACTTTTCCTTTTTAAGGTTGTGTTAATGATATTAGATAAACACTAAGACACTTAAAAAGATTGCAACTTTATTAAAATATTTTATCCATTTGAACGAACATTAAATGTAAATTGAATATACAATAATGGGAATACTGGCTTGTAGAAAGCATTGATCAATAATCCTGTCGCATCTTCAGGATCTTGTACCACTGCCAAACCTGTATATGATTCAATGATGCCACTCAAAACAAGTCTTTGAAATTCATTATTGACTGCTAATAAAACCTGTGTTTGAATCACAGGTAAATTCTTAACACCAATAAATCCATCCAAAACACCTCTCATTGTTCTTTGAACTTGATCTGCAATTTGAATGATTGTAGGTGTCTTTGTCAATACAGATGACATATTGGTTGTTAAACCATGTCTAATCTTAATGGTTGTGCCTGCATTCTCAAGAATAGAAACACCTTTAACTGCTGTTGCATTTGCCTCAACAGGTGTTAGATTTCTCAATACACCATTAAAGCCATTTACTTGTCTTGATTCCCATGGGGTAGCAACATCAATATTAATAGATGTTGTTGTACCAGCTACTGCACAAGCTAAATAGCGACCATCTACAATATAAGTAACAGGATTACCTGTTGCATTTGTGATAGTTAAACTTGCAATATCTGGATAAATAACACGAACACGACTTGAACCTGTAAGATTTGCCAAACGACCTGCTTCTTTTGGAATAGTACCACTTGCAAAACCTAAAATCGCTGTTCTTTCAGATCTAAATCTTAATGAACTTTGTAAATCACAATGCTTGCTAATATGACTTAACAAACTTTCACTTGCAGGGATCAATGGCAAAATTACTGATGGTGTCAAAACTGCTGTAATGCCACCTTCAATAGAATCAATCGCTTCAATCATTTGTGTTTCTGTGATTTCAGCACTACCTGCTAATCTCTTAATTTGTTTACAAGCAATTGTACCTGCACCATTCAAGATTGCAAGATAAGCACCTAATGACATAGGATTTTGTGTAGATACTTCACCATATTCAGATACAACATCTGCAATGCTATTAAATACCTTTGTTGTATAGTCTACTTTCTCTTGTGTATAAGAGATATAATAAACTTGACCAATATCAGGTTCACTGCCACCTTTGTCAAAGGTTTCAAGATTAGCTGTATCACCTACTGAAACACCTGTTGTATTTGATACGATTACAGATACACCATTAACAAAGTTCTTTGGAATATTTGCATTACAAGTGATGTTTTGACTTACATTCCATTTAAAGAAAGCATTTGCATCTTGGGGATAATCTACACCACCATCTCTTGGCAAAATAGTGAATGTTAATCCTGTTACAGCATCTACATAGGTTTGACCAATATAACCATCTTGACCAAGACCACTATTGAAAATAGAAGTATTAGCTGAACCTGATCCATTAGATACACTTGATTTTACATAGAAACCTTGTTTAGCATCTTCACCAACTGCACCATCTAAATTTGTAATCTTTAATCCTGTGCCTTTGGTTGTAATCGCATTGCCACCTGTGAAATCTACAATAGATCCTACACCTGTGCTTAAACTTTCAATCGCTAGATATTGCTTGTTAGTTGCACTAATATGTACAAAAGCAACAGCCTTTGATTTGAAATAGTCATTTGCAAGAGTTTCACCAAAAAGCAAATCTGTTAATGTATTTGATTGATGGCTCATTAATGCACTTACAATTTGACTTGCATTTACACTAGATGATGTAGAGGTTTGATTTGCAGTTAAACCTAAAGTTTCATTTGCACTACCATTTAAAACTTTAAGATAACTATTTACAAAAGATCCACCACCTACAATACGAATGCCTGCACCTTCTTGAGTAGCTACTACAATAGCATCTACACCAGCATCAGCAAAAGCATTATTGATTTGATCTACAATAGAATTAGAGATCAAGATCAAACCATCTACAATACTCTCACCTACACAAGTTAAAGTGCCTGTGCCACTAGATGTAAATTCTACACTTACAATAGTTCCATTCACATCAAGCAATAAAGTATTATTAGCTGGATATGAGTTATTAGTACCATTATAGAATTTCACAGCTGGTTGACTGTCTGCTGTCTTTTGTTCTGTCCAACCTGTTAATAACTTTAATGTAGGTTGTTGAACGACTGCACCTTTAAGAGCAGATGCAAAACTTGCTTTTAATCCTGCCTTTGTTAATAAGCTACCTGCTACTACACGGATACCTAACTCACCACTTGGTAAGAAATATGTATTGCCTTGAAAGAAACGATTTCTCAAAATCAATCTTTCTTTTAAAGCACCACCACCTAGTGAAGTAGTAGCAACTTGTGCAACAGGTAAAAGACCAAATTTAGTTTGTGTACCATCTGCATCATCTGTATCAATACCTGCAATGATAGCAAAATCATCTTCAGGATCAGCTTGGCTAATAAATTCAAGGTAACCATAGGTATCTTCATCAGCTAGAATGTGGACTACTGTGCCTGTACCACCTAAGAAAAATCCATTATTGTTAGCAGTAAAGACAGTACCAATATTATTATCTGCACTACCTACCATTGTATAGTCTGTACCACCTACTGTTAAAATAACATAGGTATCACCATCTACAATATCTTGAGCATCTACAATTTCAAATTTCTTGCCTAATTGATCTAAGCTAAAAATCAAACGCCCTTGTGAATTTGCAGTAACAGAAATAATCACACCTTCAGTAACACCATCTACTTCATATTGAAGTAAAGCATCTACTAATGCACTATTGATTTGTGTTTCAAGTTCTGTTGCCAAAGCAGTAGCAGTAGAATAAACAGCATCATTTAAAGTGATTGAAATTTCGCCTACTGTTCCATTTACATTACCTACAAATTGGAAAGATAAAGTATCATGGCTGTTTGCAATAATCTCTACACCACCATTTAAGGTAGTCATGGTTTGGTATTGAGCAGATACAGAATTACAAGCAATATTAATAGCATTTGCAATATCTGTAGCAGTACAATTTGCGACTGTGCCAATGTTCACTACTACATCTTGATTATCCAGCTTTAATTGAATGCTGTCATTACCTGCACTAATTGTACCTAAATCTTCCAATCCACTTTCTACTGTATATGGCAACACATCACCTACGATATGTGCAATCGCTCCAAAACGACCTGCACCTGTTGGTGCTGATAAACTTACACCACCTGTGATAGTTGCTTCATCAATAGCTAAATTGATTTGATCGCTTGTATCTTTAATGGTGAAATATGGACTTGCTCCACCACTAATATATAAAGCACTTGTAGGATTGCTAGATGCAAATTTAACAGTCACTGTTTCATTAATAGGTGTGCCTGTTGTGATACGAGCATCAGGTAGTAATTCACTGCCACTTGGGAAAGACAAATCTACACCATTTAAAGATGATCCTTTTGTACCTAAAGTAACATCATATAAAGCACTACCTTGCTTTAAAACTTGATATTTACCTGATCCACTTGCACCATCTGAAATACAAACAAATTGATATTGATTATTTCCACCAATAGTAGAATCAGTCAAAGTGTTATAATAGAAAGTAGCAAATACTTCTTTGCCTTCTTCTACTTCTTCAGATAAGACGATTGTGGAATCAACAGGATTAACACGAACGACTACTGAATCAGCTTTCTCAATCGCATCGGTAAAATTATATCCTACTTTGACTTGAACTAAATCTGCTCTTGAAGTAGGTGTGCCTGAACCTGTACCATCGACAGGTTGGTATGGCAATTTAAATGTGCTTGGTAAAGGTCTAGGTGGTACAACACTTGTGTCAATTACTCTTTCACATTTAACAAGATAAACCTTATCATCTTTTAAAGATGCTGTGATTTGGCTGTCATTAAATGCTGTTGCACCTGTTGAGGTTTCACCTGCTTCAACAAGAACAGAAGTACCCCAAACAATCTTATCATCTTTAAGAACCCATGAAACACCTTCGATAAAATTAGAAGATGCACCACCTGATCCATCAGCAACAAGAGAAACAGATTCAACACTAACAACACCTGTGCTTGGAATGTAATCAAATTGATCTCTAAAGCTATTAAAGTAATAAGTTACTGTTAAAGTAGCATCAGTAGCTGGAGCATCTTTCAAAGTAATGCTACCATTAGTACCATCTACACTTGCAGGTGAAATTGTACTGCCATTAAGTTTAACTACAACATCAGTAATATCAGTAGTAGTAATACCACCATTAGTACCATCGACAATAGGATAATGACTTGTAAAGAAAGTCTTGTTTCTTGAAGTAGCTTGATTAACGACAAGACCAAGTTTAGCATTAGCAGATCCACTACCAATAACAATAGAGCCATTAGCATTTAATTGTAAGTTTTCTTGATTAAAGTTATCTGTGTATGTAGATGCCTCTAAAGAACCATAAGATCCTGAATTAATAATAGCAACTACTCTATTAAGATCATCTTCTCTATTGCCTGTTGAAACTGTTGGCAAAGAAATAGAATATTGAACACCATCTACTAAGAAAACAAAAACATTACTTAAAGCATCAAAATCAAAGCTACCATTTGAGCCAATGATTTCAGCTTGAGTAGTAGTGATTTGAGATGAAATATCTTCATTCTCAATTAAAGTATCTGTTCTCTTAAAAAAATAAGAAACTAAAACAGTATCTGTGATAGCTGGTGTAGATGCAAGTTCAACAATACCTTTAGCACCATCTACACTTAAAACAACAGTAACTTGACCATTGACATAAGCAGTGACACTAGAACTATCAGTAGCGACTACACCACCACCCGTACCATCAACCATAGGAAATTTTTGAACTTGCACTTTAGTTGCAGTTCCATTGAAATTACCTAAAATTGGTGTACCATCAGGATTAAATCCTAATACTGCACGACCACTCATATTTTCATTTACAATTCGTTGATCTACAGATGAAGAAGATCCACGAATCATTTGAACTCCAACAGATTGAATAGTTTCTTTACCTGCACCTAGCAATAAAGGTATTTGACCTGTGAAATTGCTAGATGGTAAAGGTGAATCAAAAACTGTTTGAGTATATACACCGGGCGGTGCATAGCCACCTTGAATAGCCATAATCTTTTGCTCCTATTTTTGTTGGAAATTACATCCAATTTCTTTTCTGACTTGGTTTTTTATATCTCTTTGAGTTTCATGATAATGCTTATCCATTACATATTCATTGTCATATCCAACAACAATATCTAATGGATTGCCTTTTGTTTCTTCAAGTAGCTTTACTTTGTCTTTATATCTCATCTTTGCAATTTCCCATTTTCTAATAGAATCTTGCATCAATACTCTTTCAAAGTTCGTATCCAAACTCTCAACACCTGTTGATTGTGGTTTTACTTCTTCTACTTGAATTGCATTATATCCAATACTCTTTGTACCTTGTAATGCAGAAAAGGCTTCTTTTCCACAGGATGTACAAGATTGAGAATTGACATCAGTAGCTACTCTTTTACTAAAAGATAAACCACATGATCTACATTGGAATTTTAAGATAGGCATTAAGATTACTCCTCTTTGTCTAATAACATTGATTTAATAAATAAATTATTTAAGATCTTGGATTTTATATTTCACCAAACCTGTGTAGCCTACTTGATTTTCTGCATCAGGCAATTCCTTTTCTAAACTTAATGATTTCCCATAAGACATTAATGGTTCTATCAATGGAATGTGCATAAACCAATCCACCTGCAAGGTTGTAGATACACTCGCTGTGTAAAAATAATCATCACCATTTTCATCATACACCTCTTCTGATTCACCACCTAAACTCACTTCATTCATATTGATGCCTCTTGTAGCCAGCTGATCTTTTAATACTGCCCACATCCACACTGTTGTTCTATCAGCCAAATCTGCTTGCGAATGGACATCTCTTGCTATAATTTCTATTTCTACAGAAACATCCCATCTGCCACCATACTCTTTATAAATATCATCAGGTTCATCTAAAACAACAATCGCTTGCTGATCACCACCTCTTAACCTGCGACCAAAATAAATTAAAACCCCGGGGATAATCTTATGATAGACTTGATCAGGTCTTACATATTTTGGCTCAATCACACCTACCTGCAATTCTGTATATGTGATCTCTATATTTAAACCATTTAATAATTCATTAGCTAATTCTATCACATCACCATTTAAAGTATAGTCTACACCTTCTACATATCGCATATATGATGGTTTCTCAATAATCCTTAAACTATTTTCCACAGGTGTACCTAACAATTGGATTTCTGTTGGACTAATAAACACAGGTTCTGTTTCTTTTACTCTTTTATATTTAGTGATGTCTATACGATAAGTTTCATATTGATCTTCTATTTGAGTAATATCTAAAATATAAATACCTTCATCTGCACGGAATTTTGGATTTTCTTTGACCCACTCAATAGATCCATATTGTAGCTTTTTTGTTTTAGCTAGATAAACATATCCTCTTACTGTTGTTAAGTAATTATCTGCACTCATCACTACATTATTTGCTCCACCTGTCTTAATCACCATGCCAAATTGTGGTCTTTGGTCAAAGCTATATTTACCTTGTATATTATTTGCCAATTCAGGATATCTAGGATGATCTGACCAATATTTTCTTAGTTCTTCTATCATGAGATTGCGAACTTCTAATGTTAAGTAATGAAACATTTCTTATTTGCTCCTTTTAAAGATACTTTTAATAACTTCATCTATTATCTTGTCTACCATTTTTATTATTACTCCTTGTAGTCATTGCTTTAAATCTAGCTTGTTTTCTTTTAGCTTGTAGCATTATCTTTTTACGATCAAGCATTTCTTGACCTGTCATTTTCTCATAAGCTAGAATAGCAGTAGCTTGCATGACTGCACGATCTATTGCTTTTTCTATCCAAGAGTATTTTACAATCGCTGGATGAATCCATGACTTATCTGTTACTAATGGTAGTGTTCTAAATTCTATTTCACCTTGTTTATTTTTTACAGGTATTGCTTGTCTTGGTCTATTTCTATCTGTCTTTAACCATGTCATTGGATATGCAGGCTTATTTTTTAAATGGTATTTGATATGTTGCCATGTAGAATATAAAACTATATCACCATTCTCTTTTATTGTTGTACCGAATGAGTAAATAAATTCTTGTGTTTTAGGTACTGCATCAAATATTTGACCTGCTCTTTTTGCCTCTTCCCTTACTTCATTTAAGATCATTTCTGCAATAAATTTTATTTCTTTTTTAGTCTTGTCTTTTAAAGGCTGTCTAAAGACAAATTGCTTTTTTAATCTATCCATTTTCTCAATCCTTTTATATAAGCAATCCGATATAAAAGGATTATGACCTTATGGTTCAAAAGACTCTGCATCCCAATATGCTTCATCTTCTGTACCATAACCTTCAAGTTCAATTTCATAGATGATGTGTCCATCTTCTGAAAAGGTTACGATTGCTGTCCAAGTGGTTTCATTTTGGTAGGTTTGAATATGCTTTTCCATATTAAAAAATCCTTTTTGTTGTTGTTGTATATATGTAAACCAAAACCATATAAATTTATTGCATATTGATAATCTTTTTATATGTTTTTTTATTTTGATTATAAACAAAAGGATAAACATTATGTTTAATTATAAACTATCATTCATTCGTTCTCGTCTTGCTAATTTAAAGAAAGCAAATACGATTAGACCATTTTTTATTGATAACTCTTTTGGTAGATCCTATAGAGATGATTCAAGAAGTCTTTTGCCATCTGTACCTTTAGGTACAACATGGGGTAATCTTTTTTGGACTTTGGAAGATCTACTTGAAGCTAAGAATATTCGTAATGTTGAAGTAGTGGAATTTGATCCAACTCAGACAGGTGATTTAAGAAAATTTTCTATCTCAGCTGAATTAGGTTTATATGTTTCACCTACAGAAGAGGGTAGAAGATTAAGAGGTTTTGAGCGAGTAACATATAACTGTCCACCAAGTAAATGTGTTTGGATTGATGGCAAACCTAAAATTACTGCACACTTAAAAAATTTCTTTTTAAAATACTTTAAAGAGCTTGTTTTTATGCCTAGAAAAAATTCCTCTCAAATACCTACTTGCACCATTACTAATTATAGAGATGCTACTTTTGAAGTAGTTGAAGATCCTAATTTTCATATGGTTGGTGTTGCCATGAAAATTACAATGGACATTGTGGCTGATTTTTCAGGAATTAGAGAATCTTTCACACCTGCATCAGATGATGAAAAACAGTTAAATGTTAGAGAATTACAATTGTTAAGCGATAAAGAGTTTGATGCTGTGTTGGAAGATTTTAAAAGAAATCCACCTAAAAATATTTCTAAGAAAACTAGAAATTTCTTTATGCTTGTAAGAGAATACAAAAATAGATATCCAAATATTAGAGATGTTGAGTTCTTGGTTAGACCATACCTTTCCTAAACTAAATTTACATTTCTCTTCTGATCCATCTTAAGATGCTTTCCATTTCACTCATCAATAAATCTTCATTTTCTTCATCACTGCGAATATCCCATTTTTCAACTTGTTGTGTTGTTGTTTCAATATAATCATCTGCATCATCATCCCAATCTTCAACTGTGTTTGTGATTTCCACATAGACAGTTTCTTCATGTCTGTTATATTCTACAGAACAGTGACTTTGACTACCATCAACATCAAATGATGTTGAGTTATGTTCTGATAGAGAATACATCATGCCAAGTTGCCATGATAACCATTCCATTGCTTTAATAAGTTCGCTACTCATTTGCTTTTTCCTTTTTTTAAAGTGTTTTGTAATCAATCATTTCTTACATATATATAACACTTGTCTATTAGCTTTCATTGCAAGTTCAATAAGCTATTTATAAAAATGTTTTAATAGAAAAACATTCTTAAACACAAAGGATTATATATCATGTTAAGAAGAAATAAACTTGCATCTCTTAAAGTTCGCTTGGCTAGTTTAAATACCAAAAAAGCATATTGGGGTGATGATGATGATGATGATGTTGGTGCTTTTTTTATTATGCCACATCTTGAAATGATCCATAAACACCTTGAACATTTTGTAGAAAGATATGCTCATGATCGATATCGTTATCATAGAGCATATCCTTCAGGTACATTTGATGTTATTGTATATGATGAACACACAGGTGAACACAACAAAGAATTAGTAACAGTAAAATTCCATCTTTCCCAAAAAGAAGAAGATGAAATTTTAATTCAGTACTCTGCTTATATTGATGATGGTCAATTCAATTTTGACGATAGTTTAGAAGCTGATGATGTTGTTAGAGAATCAGAAGGTCCCATCCAAATTGCTATTCATGAAAGTATAGAACATTTTGTAGAATATACACTTGATCATTGGCTACATCAATTTCATTTGACTGTGCATGAAGATTAATCTCATCCTCCATGATTGTGATTTTCCCATACTGCTGTCCTGCCTCTTAATTCATGATTTGCAGATACACTATCTTTCTCACTCATCATTGGTATCGCTGAATCAGGCTGTGTTGAATATGGTGCATCATTTCTAGCTGAATATGTATCTCTAATTGTTTGATATGTGTATTTTGTCTTATGCCATAACACAGGCACACCATCCATAGGTACTGAATATCTAATATCTGCTGGCTCAAAATATCCCAAATTAAAATGCTGTTGTAATACATTTCCTCTTGCATTTGGTCTTCTTACCGGTCCTATTGAATACCTGTCATTATTTTGCTTAACTATAAAATCCCTTTGAGATACAATAGGTGAGGGTCCAATATACACTTCATATGAATGCTCTTTTTTCCTACCTTGAGTTGCTTGACTTATTCTTCTTTCTGCATCATCAGGTGCAACAATAATATCATAGGGTCCATCATATCCACCTATTAATCCTGTGCCAAAGCACCTAATACATCTTGAATCAGGTTGCTTTCCATATTCTAATGTAAACCTATTAAATGCTCCACACTCGCATGGCTGTCCTACTACTTTCTTTAAGAATAATCTTACTCGTTCACCACCTTGCTCTAATGCCCATTGATTTCTTCTCACACCTTCCCTCCACATCCAATCTACTTTCTCAATCTCAATATCACTAAATGGCTGTGTATAATCTAATGGACTTTCATGCAATGCACTTGTTAATGGATCTTCTGCCACTGTTGTTACTCTATAATATGTCTTTTTATCTATAATAGAACTAATTATGCCTTCAGGTAAATAAGATAAATAAGAACAAGTAACAACACTTGTATTCGGATCAAAGGCAAGCTGGATGTCATTCATTAAAGTAATAACATTTGTGGTTGCACCTTGTCTTAATACAATATCACCTGTTTGACCAAAGACACTAGCAGGATATGCTACTTGTCCATCTATTTTAACAACCACATCTCTATATGAAGTAGAAGGCTCAATCGCACTGCCTATTCTAGCTATTGGTCTAGCTGTTCTAAAACGATATGAACCATCTGCATTACTGCCTTTGCTTATCCAATTTGTAATCACTTCATCATAGATCATTTCTGTGATATTTGTATCTCTATAAAAGGTAGCAGATATAGGCTGTTGATTTATTCTTTGGTAAGGTCCCCGATCTGATGTATTTGATCTATATATATTAACACCACGAATGATCCAGCCTTCATTTTCATGAATGAAAGAAGGACTATCCCATCTTAAATCTATTGCACCTTTAAGAAAAGGTGAATTAGCTGATGTGTTTCTAGGTGGCATAGGATAAGGTGATCTTGAATATTCCCAACCTGCTGGCATGATATGTATCCTTTATTTAGAGCATATATAAAGGATTTAGATATAAATATTTTATTCGTTAGCCATCTCAAATAAGATTTGATCTGCAAGACCATCTTCTAAGGTTTTTTGTTTTAAGACAAGCTGTCTATATAAGACATCAAAGATGTAGTGTTTATTGTAAGAGATGTCTTGTTTTCCTAATAAGTTTTTTCTTAATTCAGATAGAAAAATAAAACACCATGATTGAAATGTACTAGGTGTATCAAGATTTGACTGCATCAAATCTGTTATTGTATAAAAGTTAAGTTCTATTGTGATCTGTGGTGGATGAAAGACACGATTTAAAAGGTATTCAAATAAATGAATTTCAGTTTGATCTAAAAACTTGCCTGCTAGAACACGATTTAATAAATGCTCAACTTTATTTTTAGTCCATATAGAAGTACTGCATATCAAAATAGATTTTGCATTATTGATAAAGGACTGTATATCCATATTAATTTATATCATCCAAAGAAACCCAAGATTCAAAATCAATACCTTCAACATCTTCATCCTGTTCTACTTTTTTAGGTTTAATTTTCAAAACTAATCTGTCATATTTGCTTTGAAAACAATCTTTTTGTTTTTCTGTTAATGCTTTGCCTGCTTTCATTTGTTTTTCTAAACTTTCTAAGAAACCTAATAACCATTCGGATTTGGTCTTTTTTCTTAAAGTTTCAAGTTTAGTAACAAATTCAGGATCAATCTCTACAGGTGCAGGTGGATTTAAGACTGCATCTAATTTTGCATTAAAAATAGTCATTTGTTTTTCAGATAATGTTCTACCTGAGTTCACTTGCTCAATAAGAGAACTTACGAAACCTTTAGTCCATTCATCTGTGGTGATCATGATTAATGCTTTTGCATTGTTTAAAAAGGCTTGGTCTGCCATTTTTTTACTCCTATGGTTGGTTTGTTGATACTACCTAAACACTTGCTCTAAAGGTTTATTGCAAGTTCACTTATATTTATTGGTGCTTTAAAAGTTTTGTCTTTAAAGCAGTCAAGGTTTTTATGCTGAGTTTGTTTTTAACTAGAACCAATTCAACTTCCATTCGGATTTGAGAATTTTTACAAGTATATAACAAACGATATACTTCGTTTAACATTACCATCCCTTCTTGCTCAACAAAAATTTGAGTTTTGGTTTTACTGAATCAGGATCAGTCTGGTCAATGTAGAAAGTCCTAGACTTTGTAAAGTCACCATTTATTTGAATGACTTGCACAAGGATATAGGTTTTACCTTTTTGGATTTGTTTCATCCCATGTATGTGGATTTTGGTATTAACATCCAAGTGAATGTCAATACTGCCATTCTGCAAAATATCAGATTTGATATCTGCATAGACAGAAGAAAGAGTAGAGATGATGGATTGATTTAAAATTTGAGTTAACATAGTAATACTCCTTATTTGATGTTTTTTGGTAAAAGTTTGGTGATGACTTTTTGACTATCTTCTGATTTGCAGGACTCAAATCTATCTTCGATTTGAATGCCATCTTTATCATAGATAGATAAAGTAAAGGTGCAGATTGCTTTATTTACAGGTGTTCTGTAAATAAGATTTACTCTTGTTTGGTCTTTGTGTTTACCTGTGTACTCACAAGTAAAGATATAACCATCGAAACTACACACGGATGTGATTTCGAGGTTGCTGTATTTAGTAGAGATGATTTGGTTTAGTGTAGAAAAGTGGATCATTTTTTTTATCCTTTGGTTTGTTGTTGTAATAGATAAACACTTAAGATTAAAACTTATTGCAAGTTCATTAAATTTTTTATTTTAAATATAAATGTTCTTTGTAGCTAAACTTATTATGTGAAAGGCATACAGATGAGTAAAGACATTCATGTTTCACACCAATGTCCACATTACATTAGGTTTGAATCCTATACTTTAGATAATATCACTGATGTTGTCACTAGATCACCTATCAATGGTTCTAGTCTTTTTACCATCACTAAAAATAATATTACCATAAACCAAGAAGGTCTTTACTCACCTGCTGAAATTATCTTCCCTGCTAATGCTCCATATAAAATCCTAAATCCTAACTACACTTTTGTTTATCAAAATGTATCTTATCCTGTGAAATTTGATACAGGTCTTTTATCTGCATCTCAAATCCAAAACACTCTTATTAAATACCTGCCTATGAATAAAGTAGAAGTCAATCTTGTAAACCAATCTATTCAGATAAAAGATAAATCCACAGGTCTATCTTCAAGACTAGAAATACAAGGTGATTTAAATAAGTTTGGATTTACTTATGAGAAATTTAAAGCACAAGGTAAACAAGTGCATACAGGCTGGAAACTTTTTAAAAGAGATGATGGCTTAGGCTATTTCATTCGCTTTAATGAAAATGTAAAAGGTAATTATCTTATTTCATACACTACAGAAAAGAATTATTGTAATCGATGTGCAAGCACAGGCATTGAAAATGATTTAAGATTTAATGAGTATGGTGAAATTAAACAAGTGGAAAAACACGATCTACTTTATCAGCAGGTTGCCAAAGTTTGCCTTACTAAAATTAATACTAATCCTCAACACTCTTGGTATGGTACTAATGCTTTTGATTTTGTAGGTGCTAAACAAGGCAACCTAGCTAAACTTAGCATTCAAGAATCTGTAAGACAAGCACTCAATCAGCATATCAATATTCAAAATCAAGTTGGTAAAATACAAAAGCTATCTTTAGAAGAACAAATTGCATCTGTTCGGAAAATTGATGTGCAACAAGTTCCTAATACTAATAATGCCTACCTTGTTGATATTGGTCTTGTTAGCAGAGCAAATACACCTGTTAATCTTAACATTGTGTTTGCAGTCCCCGGCTCTATTGACTTAACAAATTGAAAGATAAAATAAAATGATACAAATTATTTCACCTAGTGGTTCTTTACTAGATAGTCCTGCTAACTATTCCACTACTCAAAAAGCTATCTTTATTAAAGGTATTACTGATGATCCAAGCAATCTTAGTATCACTATTGAAAACCAAACCTATACAGGCATGGATATTTTCTTTGATGGTAATTACTTTACCTTTCCTAATCCTGCTCTTAGTCCTGATGGTCTTATTCTCTATAATGGTAATAACAATCTTATTCTTAATCTTTCTACTACTGAAACCTTTTATCTTAATGTTATCCAACCTATCGTCAATCTCTACCAACCACCTGCTCAACCACAAGGCATCTATATTGAAAGACTTGCACAAGATGTTCTTATTAAATTCCAACATACAGACAGTGAAGTCAAATATTATAACTTGTATGCTAGTGTTTCTTCAGGTGGTGGCATCAATGGTTATCAAAAAATTAACTTTGAACCTTTAGATCCTATTAGCTATGGCATAGGTAAAGAAGTTTTAACTACCATTGCAGATGAAACCTTTAATGCAAATACTCAAACTGCTGATCCTTTATATGCTAAATTAAATTTCATCCAAACTGATGGTTCTACTAATTTAGCCAGCGATGTCATTTTTAATAGTGAAGTCAGTGAAGCTATTAAACGATTGAGATTGACTGCTACTTTATCTGCTATTGATATCCAAACTGAAATCGTCTTTAAACATAATAGACAAGCTACTCAAAATTCTACACCACCTACTATTCAATTTGGTGCTTTCGCTTCTCTTTCTAATGAAAATGTTCTTTACTATGTTGCCACTGCTGTTAAAGTTGTTAATGGTACTGAAATTGAAAGTGCATATTCTTTAGAAGTAGTAGGCAAGCCTGTCAATATTAATCAATCTAATGTTTCTTTACCTGTAGTCAATCGTCAAACCTTAACTACAGAAATGATTACTACCATCCATAAATTACAACCTGATGCTTTAGTGAACCCGGGCTCTGTTACTAGAGATGTCATTATTGATCCTTTTGTTAATGAAATGGAAAGAACTAGATTCTTATTAGACTTTACCTACCGTGCTATGTCTTTTACTACTTTACTCACTATTGATGATCCTAGAAACACAGGTAAAAGTATTGCAGTCAGTAATTCAAATTATAAAACTGCTCTTGGACAAGCTCTTTTCTTTAGTGAACAAAATAGAGTACAAGCAGTTATTGATTCAGCCTTTGATAAACTTGCATATAACTTTGGCATTAAAAGAAGATTAGGTAGTCGTGCAATTGGTGAAGTAGTTTTCTTTGTTAAGACTGCTCCTACTAGAACTATCAATATTCCTTCATACACTACGATTTATGCAGGCAGTATTCCTTTTCAAACTACACAATTCGCTAGAATTTCAATAGATACATTATCTTCTTTTTATGATCCTGTTAAAGATAGATATGCAGTTTATGTACCTGTGCAAGCATTAAATATAGGTATTGCAGGCAATGTCACTAGCAACCAAATCAGAAACTCTTCTATTAATGGTCTTTCTGTGAATAATGAAAATCCTACCTTTGGTGGATCAGAAGTAGAATCAAATTTAGATTTAAGTTCAAGAGCAATTAATACTCTTGCTAGTGTAGATACAGGTACTAAATCAGGTATTGAAAGAATAGCTAGTGCAACTGCTGGTGTTACTGAAGTTTTTGTCGCAGGTGCTGAATCACCTTATCAATTTAGAGGTGATGGCAAAGTTGATGTGTGGATTCGTGGTGTGTCTTTAGCTACTGCTACTGATTTATATGCTCCAAATTTCCAAACACATAAAGATAGTCTTTTCATTCCTATTGCTGAAGGCATCTATCAATTTAAATTAGGTGATCTCAATTTGTCTTTATATAAAATGATAGATAACCAAACATTAGGATATGGTTTAAAAAATGCCACAACAGGTGAATGGTTTGATCTCACTAACCATACTATAACAAATGACAATATTGTTATTTTAGATACTAGCTTAACACAGCCTGATTACAATATCACAGATGTTATCATAGGTGATTGGCAAGAAAATATTAGTGAAATCATTTATCTCACTAGACAGCCTGTTGAAAGCATCTCTACTTTAATAGATGAAAATAATGTAGAATATGCACAAGGTACTGATTATCTTTTTAAGAAAACACAAGATCCTTTACTTGAAGGATATTCCACCAAAGCTAAAGATAATATCTTAATCAATAATGGTGCTATCACTTCTGATTTCTATTCCACAAGCGAAGTGTTTAGCTTTATTGGTTTTTATCCATATCAATTGACTAAAAAAGGTGTAGATGCTTTAAGCATCCAGCTTAGACTTGATTCGAGTGGTGATGGTGAAACAGGCTATACTTTCTATAATTCATCTTATGTTGCTAATCCTGATTTCATTATTGAAACTACAGATGAAGGATATACTACTTTAACTAGAACATCTAATTCTGACATCCCTGAAAATGTCACAGTCAAAGTCAATTATAGCTATCTCTTAAATCTTGAAGTCACTTATTCATATAATCAAGTACTGCAAAATGTTCAATCTCAAATTAATAACTCAAAACATTTGACTGCTGATATACTTGTTAAACAGTGCATTCCCTGTCCTATAGATGTAAAAGCAAATATTGTTATCCGAAAAGGCTATCAAGTTAGCCAAATCGATCTTGCTATTAGAAACAATGTACAAAATTATATTTCTTATCTTAATCTAGGTGCTAACCTAAGAGTGAGTGATATTGTAAGAGTGCTGGATAATGCAGATGGTGTTGCTTTTATTGACTTGCCTTTAACACAGCTTTCTTTTTCAGTAAATACTCTTGTCATTAGAGAAGAAATCATACCTAATAACTCATACACTCAAATTGTATCTTTAACTACAGGTGTTGCAGTCGCATGGCTTATTGATGTAAACCTAGCACAACCTGCATCTACAGATGGTGGTGAAATAGGTCGTGTTTATGGCAATGGTTTAGAATTTAATCTAGTTTCCCAATCACTGATCACTACTTTGGGGAATAAACCAAATAGTGTTTGCATTATAGGCAATACTGATCTTGTAATAGGTGGCAATCCTATTACAAACAGTAAAAATAAAATCCTTGTTGCTTTGCCTATTGGTAAATCACCAAGTGATTACACCTTTCATGTAAATTACCAAACAGCAGATGGCTCAGGCTTTGTTAATAACTTATCCTTAAATCCATTCTCTTATTTCACTGTTGGCAACTTAAACTTCACTTACAGAGCAGAGTAAAAACATGAGTGATAAAATTCCTTTTTATCCTGATTTCCCAATTGCCAATACAGATCCGATTGGCAGTAAAAGTGAAGAAAAAAAAGCATTACAGGATTCACTTGTAGTCGCTTATGCTAATGCTCTTTCAGGTTCTTTAGCATCTAACTACCTTTCCGAATATGGTAGCAATAATAGAATTTTATATGAAGGTCTAGGTAAAACTCTTTCTAGTCTTTTATTAGATTGCTTAGACCTTGTAAATGAAGTGGACTACTCTCAAATTAGACCTGAGTTTTTTAATGATAGACTTTATGGACTACTTTTTCCTAAATCTGTAGATAGACCTTCTTTTAATAATGAAACAGAATTGAGATATACGATTTTAAATCTTATCCAAGCATTATTACAAGGTAGCACAGGTAAAGCTATTTTATATCTTCTTAATAAAGTTCAAGCGAATAGTCTTGTTGAGATTTCAGAAATAGGTGATTTTTTAATTGACTGTCTTATCTCATCTTATGCTTTGACAACAGAAGTGAATGGACATAAACATTATGTATATGCACCTATTTTAGGTTTAGGTAAAACATCTGCACCTATAGGATATAAATGGGGTGATGATCTACACCAACATGATGTTTTAGATGGCATCGTTCAAACTGCTAGTGGACATACACATGAAGTCTTATATGGTTTTCAACAGGATGTGATTACACTACAGGATAATTTATATAAGCTACTCTTAAAAACTAAACCTGCTCATGTCAATATAGGTAATAGACCAAGTACTTTATTTAAAGAAGTTATTAATAAACCTACCTTTGATTTTTCTTTGACTGCTGGTTTAATGTTTCAAGAGGATTTAAGAAAGACAGATCAAGGCATTTATTTATCTAGTGTTTATGGATATACTCTTACAAACTCTAAATTCCTAAGAGTGTATGATAGTGGTTTTAGGATAAATGATCGTATCCGTGTAAATAATCAAGAGAGAAAGATTGTTGCCATTAATACTGTTTTGGCAGATGATGCACCTAGTGTTTCTTATTCTGTACCAAGACTTAACTTAACAGGCACAGGTTCTATTGTAAACCATTGCTTAATTGCATCTATGTTAGTTATGCAAGAAGGTGAATTAGTCTTAATAGGTGCATCTGCTTATTTCATCTTAAAAGTAAATCCTTATACATATAAATTATCTGCACAGGTTTTCACTTTGGATAGACCTTTGACTGCTACCACAGCTAACTTATATCTATTAGAAAATCTACAATCTTCTTTTAAGACAAGACCATTGAGATATAAAACATATAGTCAAACTTTCCCTGTCTTAACAAGTCAATTTACTTTACCTTTTTCTACACCATATACAATTTATGGTATGCCTATCCTACCAAGTGATTTTACTAGCAGTGTAGAAATTACAGAATACAATCCATTTACTCGTGTTATTTCTTTAAGTACATCCACTACTGAAATTGAAATCACTTATCCTTATGATGAAACAGATCAAGTATGTTTCACTGCTTTAAATGATACTAGCTTTGTGCTTAATTCATATAGACCTAGAAACCAAAGACCAACAACAAATCTTTTGCCTGCGAATAGAATTGAAAAAAGAAATGCACAGGTCTTATTTCACCATAAGAATACATATCCATTAGTAAAAGAATGGGTAAGATCATTTTATGCACATAGTAATACAGATACTCTTAATAACTCATCTTTGCTTTTAAATTCTAAAAATAAATTAAACAGACACAATGTTATTAATGCTGTGCATAGAGTATTAGCACCTGCTAGTGCAAGTGTATCTGTCTTAGATGGTAAAGTGATTTTACCTTTTCATGTGAAACGAATGATATCTGTTAAGCAAGGATTGACAAATATCACTGCATATAAAGTAAATGGCAATGCAATTACTTTTAATGGCATAGCAGATGGCATAGTGATAGATGTTGTATGCTTAACAAATCGTTCAGTTAGTCAAAGTGGTGATTGGTTTAGACCTGATGATTTAAATGAAGGCATGATACCATTTAAGAATATTGTTAAGCAGGTTGCTTTTAATGTGGATGAATTTATGGCAAATCCATTAGGCAATGCAAATCCACCTGAAAAGCCTAGACAAACTAAAATTAAAGATACAGTAACAGACAATAGTGGTTTAGCTAGTGAGTTTAGTTTTTTTAAAGATGAGTGGATAGGCTTAGAGCAAACCTTTGTTTTTGAGGATGTTTGTCCTGTGTTTAAGAGCAGTGGTGTAAATAATGCACCTTTCTTATTAAATAATGGCATCTTAAATCTTGAGCAATATGTATTAAATAATAACACTCAAGTTATATATGATGGTACTGCAAGTGTTGAAATAATACTCATATCGCTTTAAAGGATAGATAAGAAAAAATGATTAGTGAAAATATTAAAAGACCACAAAGTTCAGTAGCTTTTGGATTTGGATTTAATGAAACTACATACCGTGTAAAAGGTGAAGTGTTTATTAAGCTGGATGATCAAGAGATTAAAGTAAATAATGTTTACACTTTAGATGGTAGCTTGCTTGCATCTATTCTCTTTTCAGGATTATATCCAACACGATCACCTATTACAATGTTAGCAGTAGGTACAGGTGCAACAGGTACAAGTTTAGTACCTAGTGTTGCAGATCAAAGACAAAGAAGATTAAATACTGAAATTGCTCGTAAAGAATTTGCATCTGTCTTATTTAGAAATCCTACAACATTTGCAGTCAGTACAATTCCTACGAATGTTGTAGATTTCACAACTGTTTATAATGAGGGTGAAGCAGTAGGTGCTTTAAATGAAATGGGATTGGTTAGTCCTTATGATGCAAGTCCTTTATCTAATTATCCTTTATTAGATGGTAATGGTGATCCTGTTAGTTTTCCTGATTATGATACTACTTTAGATGTTACGAATTATGACATTCTGATTAACTATTTGACTTTCCCTGTGATCAATAAGCCATCTAATTCTGTTTTAGCAATTACTTGGCGATTGACTTTTTAAAAGGTAGATAAGTAAAATGGCAAAATATATTACTACTACATCCAGAAACCTTGATCCTAGTTTAACAAATTATGAGAGTGTTGTCTTTCAAACAGGCAAACCTTTACTTGATAGCGAATTAAACTTAGTTCAAGATATTAGTCTAGTCAATTCCAAACCTAGTGGCATCATTTCAAATAAAAAAGACATCTTTTCTGATTATGTTTTTAACACTACTCCAAATACCTTAACTTTAAGTGCTTTTGATGTCCGTGTTAAAAATAAAGTCATTAGAATTGCTTATGCAAATGATAACACAGGCTCAAATAAAATCTCTTTATCTAGTCCACCAGCTACTCAAAAATCTACAACCTTTGTCTTTTTAGAAATTTGGAAAGCATTAGTTAGTCCTGCTACTTTACCTAATGCTAGATTAAGAATAGGTGATAATGTTGCCAATGGTGATACGATTACCATTGATACAGATACAATTACTTGTGGTGTGGATTTTGTCTTAGGTGCTGATAAATATGTCACTGCTTTAAATATTGCTACTGCTTTAAGTAGCTTATCTAATGTAGTCAGTTCAGATAGCAAAGGTACAGATTTTATTTTCTTAACTTTAGATACTACTGTTTCCATTAGTACAACATCACTTGCTATTACTGTAACACCTGCCACAGGTGAATCAAGTGGTTTAAATATTCCTGCGAATAATAAGATATACATTTATGGCAATGTGCAATCTTTAACAGGTGCTTGGTTAGATGATGATATTTATGATACTACTTTAAATGCAGAGTCCACTAAGAGAATACAATATCAATATCGTTTCCGAACAGTAGATAACTTTGCAGTAGATACATATCAAGATGGTTTTTCAGATACTACTAATGTTAAAGCACAAGGTACTAATGGATCACCTACTTCTTATTCTTTTAGTGCAAGCTCAACAGATAATGGCTTATGGATTGCAGGCTCAGGTAATGAAGCATCTGCTACTGATTTAGGTACTGTAGATGGATATGTATATGCTTTACCTATTTGTTTTGTCAATCGTAGAAATAGTGGTGGTTTTAATCCTGTTAATCCTAATGGTGCTTTATTATCTACACATACAGGTGCAACAGAAAATTGGCTAGATCTTGATCCTATTATTATTCCTGCTGGATTAAGCGACAGACCTGATGGTTTATTTGCTGATTTAATATCTGATGTGGATATCACAGACATGAGAAAGAAAGTGATTGATATTTTAGACAGTGAAAAGCTATTAACAGAGCAAACACATTATCTTTTTGACAATAACATTAAGACAGTTCAAAGAGATGGTAGAAATAGATTTTATATAGGCAATCAAATTACAGATGGTGATCGCAGTACAGAACCTTTGGTTTGTGATGCGATTGAATATTATGGTGTTACTCAACCAAATACCTATGGCAATTTAATCGGATATGCAGATGGTTTAAGACGAAGATTTTCAGGCTATCCAAATGTAGAGAAAGTAATCGCAACAATAACAATTTCAGATGATGATCCGACAGCTTTTGCTTATGTAGATAAAGTAGTAGGTACTTTTAATTGGTATGAAAATGATGAGATCATTTTAGACTTTGGCAACTATTATAATGCAGGCTTTTTTAATCCTGTTACTGATTCATTCCCAACAAGTACAAAAATCATTGATGTCTTAAGAGCATGGCATGATGATGGACACACAACTACAGCAGTTAGTCAAAATATTCAATTTAAGAAAATAGAATTTATCTCTGCAACAAAGGTTTCTTTAATCTTAGATAAAAATGACTTCACTGTAAATGGTGGTCTATCTGCTACAAGTAATTACCAAATGACAGGCAATACTACAGATGGTGATGTAGGCAGTCCTAGAAATATCTTTATTGAACTTGCTTTATGTTATCCTGAAGGTAATGGTTTAAGTGCAACACCTATTTTATTAAATCCTGATTCAAGTGTTTATCCACAAGGTAGTGTTATTAACGAATCTAGTCTTTTCTTTTCAGAATTTGAAGATGGTGTTTTAGCATCTTTTAATGATACGAATAGAGAAATTGCTTTAGAGTATGTTAAGAAAATACAGACAATAGAACTTGTAAGTAAGTCTGCCACAGAAATCTTAACTCCTTTTAAATTCTATGGTGATGGCATTACTTATTTTGTGCAATATGAAGATCAAGAAGTAGGTGCTGGATATTCAGATGTACTTAATACATCTGATTACAATAAATCCGATGCGAGTGTTTTGGTAAATGCTTTAACAAATGCAGGTCAAACTTTAGTTAGCTTAAAATATTATCCTTTACTAGCAAACAAAGCTAGAACGATGGTCTATTATAGATACCTAGCATCTCAAACTACAATCCCATCAGGATTAACGATTGATGTTGAGCCTATTTATATTTCTAAATCTATGTATGCTATTCAAACAAGCAAAGGCAGTTTAAGTGTATCTTATCCTTATCCGAGTGCAAGTGACATGGTAGGTATCCATAGTGATTTTGACTTAGACGAATGGGATTTAAGAGCAAATGCACAGATCTCTATTAGTGATTTTAATATTGATGCTGGTATGTTAAGTCTTAATAACTTTATGCCTATTGATATTAACACGGATTTGACTTTTACAAGCAAGACAACAGACTCACAAGGCAATACAATTTATGAAGGTGGTTCAGGATATTTACCTGTCACTTATTCATCACCTTTCTCTAGTGAAGTAAGTCATAAAAATGTATTACCTTTATTATGTAAAGCGAAATCAAACACTTTATATTTCAGAAAAGGTGAAGTGCTTTTGGTTTTGATTAGTAGATATGCAGAATTGGATAGTGAGAATAAAATTACATTAGGTAGTAATTACACGATTGCAAGTATCTACAACACTAAAAACAGATTGATGATGGAGTAAAGAAAAATGCCTACAAGTTCATTTACAGGTGGCAATGCAGGTAGTGGTACAAATAAGAATGTAAATAATGTGATTTATGTTCAAGATAAAGGCAATACTACATTTGATGGGTATATAACAATAGATGGAAATTTGACTGTTAATGGTACAACTACAACAATAGATAGTGTTACTTTGACAATAGAAGATCCTGTGATTACATTAGCTAAAAATGCTAATCTTAATCCTACTGCTAGTACAGATGCAGGCTTGTTTTTACAAAGAGGAAGTACAGAAAATCCTGCTGTTTTTATTTGGAATGAAACTTTAAATCAATTTGAACTTGCAACAGTAGCAGGTGCAACGAGTGCAACAACAAATTTCACAAGTCTTACAAAAACATATTCTACTTTAAAAGCAGGTATTTTTAGTGGATCATCTGCTACCTTTACAGGTGTAGTTACTTCAAATGGTCTATCTTTAACAACAGATGGTCAAGTTTCAATTAAAAAACCAACAGACACTTCTACTACACCTGCTATTTTATTAAATGCAGATAGAACAGGTAATGGACAACAAGCAGATATTATTGCTCTTGAAGTAGAGAGAGGTGCATTAACAAATGCTAAAATTAAATGGGATGAAACAAATGATTGGTGGGATTTTAATTCCAATGTTTATTTTTCTGAAAATTTGACAATAGGCAGTGATGATACAAAAGATTTAACAATTCTTTCTGAAACCACTATCTCAAATAATCTCATTCCTGTCTATATTTATGTTAAGTATAATGCTACATCCTTTACAGACAATGAGTATTTTTATATCTTTAGTACAGACGATAATGGTCTTACAAGAGAAGTCATTCCGATAAAAGTTAATTTTAGTTCGCCAAAACTAAAATTAAATCAAAGTGCTGGATATAATCGTTATATTGCATATTCAGCATCAACATATAATAACACCACACCACCTACTATCAATGGTATTGTCTATATTAATCCAAATAAAACTTATTATTTTCATATGGTGAGTGATGCAATAGACTTGTCTAATTTAGATTTTCAAATTTATGCAAGTAATTCTATTTTAGGATATGCTCCAACATATTGGAAAGTATTTGACGGATATGATGTAAATACTACAACTGCTATCGTAACATATACATTTGTCAGAGGTTCTACTTGGAAAGAAAGTGATGTTGTTTACAAAGCAGGGATTTTAGGTGGATTTGGATTTATAGATGTTTCTGATATAAGTAGTCCTACTTCTGTGAGTGATATTCAAGCTAAGACTTCTTTAAAAATCCAAAAAGGTAAAAATGCAATTTTATTAAATAGTGATTACACAGGCAATCCTAATGTAGATGGTTCAAATGTCATTGCTCTCGAAGTAGAGAGAGGGATAGGCACTAATAGTTATATTGAATGGAATGAAGAAAATCAAAGATGGGATATAGAACCAAGTTCTTTTTCTACATCTTTCGCAACAGATACTTTAGATGCTACTACTACTACAATAAATATGTTAGATGCTAATAACATTACAACAGAACAAATTGAGATTGAAAACAATCATTTCCCTGTTTATATTTATGTTAAGTATAATTCTTTATCTTTAGGTGATAGTGAGTATTTTTATATTTTTAGTACAGATGACAATGGTATTACAAGAGATGTTGTTCGTTTATCTAATTTAGATCATCTTTCCGAAAACACAGGTGCTGGTTATTATCGTTATATTGCAAGTGCAGGTTCAACATATAATAACACAACACCTACACCTACTGTAAATGCTATTGCTTATTTAGATCCAAATAAAACTTATTATTTTAATATGGACAGTACTGATATTGAATCTTTAGTGCCTGATTTTTATGCTTATGTAAGTACAACAGAATTAGGATCAGGAGAATTACCTTCTTATGCACTTGTATTGAGTGGTTTTAGTTCAAGCACTACTACTTCGGCAAATATTGTTTATACTCTAATTACCAATGCTCAATGGAATGGCAATAATATAGTTCGTAGAGTAGATAATGGTACAGTAGAAATTAGTACAATGAATGGTGCAACCACAGTAGATGATATTGATACCATACCTCTTAGAATACACTCTAAAAAAGAAAATCAATCTACTACTGCTATCTTATTAAATAGTGATGAAACAGGATCACCTACAAAAAGTGTACAAATTGAAGTAGAGAGGGGTACAAGTACTAACAGCTATATTAAATGGGATGAAACAAATGACAGATGGGAAATATTCAATGATCTTAAAGTTTTAGATTCATCTTCAAATACTACTTTACTAACAGATACTTCTTTTATTTATACCTATAAGCCTTTAAGTTTAAATAATAGTCTATTCTATAAAGTACAAAGAATATCCTCTACACCAACTAATATCACCTCAGATGTGTCTTTTGTAGTTATAGAAAATGGTGCTTTAGGTAGTGCTGTTTTCCAAATGAATCTTCCTAATTTAAATGATGATACAATAGGTGGAAGAGTTATTAATATTGCAGTCAAAAATGCAAACTATGCAGAGATTTACACAGGTGGTACAGGACAAAATATTAGACATGGTGGTACTATATACTCACCATCAGATGCTTTTATTTTAAGTGGATATAGTTCTGTTCAATTAATATCTCATATTGTAGGTGGTGTTAAAGATTGGTATGTCACAGCTATATCTAATTCAGATATGATAGATTATATCACTGCTAGTGGTGCTATTACTATTTTTAATGGCAAGACCTATCACTGCAATCCTGCAGGTACTATTGCTTTAACTTTAGGTGTTGCACCTAATGGTACACAACTTACATTTAGATCTAGATCTAATCAAACCACTACAATCACTACTGCAAATAGTGGTATTGAAGGTACACATAATACAATCACCTTCAATTCAGATGCAAAAGGTTTAAGTATATATTATTATGGTACTAGCTGGTGGGTTTCTAGTATGTATGGCAATGTCGGCATAACCACAGTCCCTTAAAAAATGAAAGTATAAAATGATAATCGTAAACAGAAAAGATGATAAAATCATCCAAAGGTCTAGTGAAATCACAATCACAGATATGAATGGCAAATACCTTTTAGATGAACCTGAAACCACTAAAGTTTCTTTAGCTAATTCTATTCCTACCATCCAATCCGATATTCAAGATAGCTTCCTTGCTCTTTATCCAGATTACACAGATATAACCTTTAAATCTTTACCTGTGCAATCCGATTTTGATGCTAGTGCTTTATATACTACTTATCCATCAAGATGTCAGTTAGGTAGTGATTATAATACCTGTGCTATTTTACCTAAAAATGAAAACACTAATGCTTATGGTGTGCTTATCACAGATACAATCACTACTACAAGTAAAGATAAATTCCTTGTCTATTGGAAGGTTGCTATTGTTAGCTATGGTCAAGAGCAATCAGTAAATGTAAATGTACCAAGCACAATGACATATGAAATTTTAGAACCTAGTGATATTCAAGTGTATATTTCTAATGATGACGGTGTATCTTATACAGAGGCGAATTATTTGACACCTGTGAGTTTTCCGAGTGCATCCACTACTCTAAGACTAGCATTTATCAATAATTCATTAAATAAAATACACTTATTAGGATATGCAATACTTTACTAGGAGATAATTAACATGGCTGATAATTTTGGAACAGAAGTCAGTAGAGTTCTCAATAATCAAAACACTAAATTTACACATCTCATTTGGCAATCAGGTAAACCACCTTTGGATTCTGAATTAAACTTTGTTGGACAGCTTGCCAATGATTCTTTAATTGATGCAATTAAACAAACTACACCTAGTGGTTTTCTTGCTGATCCTATTAGTGCGATTGATTTTGAATGTAATCCTTTAGATAGCAATCAGTTCAGATTAAATTCTATTGATGCTATTGTTAATGGTATGCCTATTCGTATTCGTGGCTGTAATACGAATAGTGAAACCTCTAACATCATTAAATTATCTGCACCACCTGCCACAGGCAATCGTGTAGATTTTGTTTTCTTAGAAGTTTGGCGATCTTTAGTTAGTCCAAATCCTTCTACTGATTATAAACCTAGTGCTATTACTTTCTATAAATATGGCAACACTCAATTTGGTGGTACTAATATTACAGATGATCTTATTGATAATGACATAGGATTTGAAACCACTAAACGAGTTCAAATTCAATATCGTTTAAGAGTAGAAACTAATATTGATATTGACACTTATCCACAAGGCTTAGGTGATCCATCTGTTTTTGGTCAAGGTAATTCTATTAATCCTGTGACAAGTGCAGTATATACTAATATGGCAAGCGAAGGTGATCCATCCTGCTGGAAAGCATCATCTGTTGATTTTGAATCAACAGATAATTATTCCTATGCTATTCCTATTTGTGCTGTCTTTAGACGATCTACTTCTTCTTATATTGCTGTTCTTAATGGTTCATCACCTACACATAATGGTGCATCTGTAAGATCATCATCTACACCTAAAACCTTAACACAAGCTATTTTATCTGCAAGTTTGACTTCATCTGCTACTACTTTAAATTTAGGCAGTTCTATTGTAGGCAGTGGTTTAGATGAAGGTAATTCTGTAGGTGATTATCTAGTTTTAAACACAGGCATTAATAAAGAGATTGTTTTGATCTCTAGTGTGAATGTAGGCACAGGTGCTATTGTTATTGTTCGTGGTCAATTAGGTACTCAAGCTAAATCTCATCTAGCATCTACACAAGTGAGTTTATATAATGCAAGACCTGATGGTTTATATGCAGATCAAATTCATGAACAAGATATTTTAGATTTGATGAATAGCATTTCTTTAACAGGATTTGATTATTCACAGCTATTGCAAAATGCAGTAAATGACTTGATCACAAATAATTTAAGAACAACTTGGAAATCAAGTGCTACAGGCAGTGATAGTAAAGGTATTACTTTGGCTCAAGTGGATGTTATTGGTAATCCTAATACAACAAGACCATATACTGAAATTTTAGATGCTCCAAATGGTATTAGAACAGTATGGTCAGATAGTGCAGTGGTTGAGAAAAATGTAAATATCATTATTGATCCAGCTACAGCTTTAAATGATGATGGTACTACTGTTGGATATTTTGATAGTGGCTTAACAGACAATTGGACGATTAGTGCAGATTTAAAACCAACAGGTTTTATGCCTAGTGTAGATATTGGTGGTGGTACATATCAACAAGCATGGTCAAGTGGTGCTGTCATTTTCTTAAACTTAGGTGGTCTTGATGGTCAAAGTGGTGCAAGAAAAGGTTTTAAGAATAATCAAAAAGCAGTTCGTTTCTTAACTGAATCAGAGGAAGATTTAAAGCTATATCTTATTAATGATAATGGATATACCGATCCATTCACCAAAAAAACTCTTTTGCCTGTACTATCAACTTTTGCAGGTTATCCATCTAAAGTAGAAATCTTTGGTGGTCTTGTACACTCATCTTTAAAAGTTACAGGTATTTCAACAGTCTTAGCTGATCTTCAAATTAAAAGAATTTCTAATAGTGCAGATGTCAATCTTGAATATTATTATGAAATTGATTTAGGTGTAAATCTTGCAAGTTTACTTGATGGTACTACTAAAGTTTTAGGTAATGAATCAGTAGCTGATCTTCTTACAAACTATGGTAAAGATAATACAGGCTTTAGTTCTGAATTATTTGCTATTGTTTATGGATCACCTAAAACACAAAACAACCAATCCTTTCAAATTATAGGCATGGGAAAAGATGGTTTAACTTCTAGTGAAACTGATGCTAGTGGTTTAAATACAAATTCTACCATTCGCTTACTTCGTTTAAATGGTGCTTTCTCTAATTGGACAGAAGATACAGATGGCAATACTTTAACAGTAGAAATCAGAACTAGAAGAACTTATGCTTTTGATGGTACTACTGCTACTGATCCTTCTTTATGTATCGTCTTGCCTTATCATACTGTTTATGAAAATAATGCAGTATCTCAAATTTATGCTACTGAAGGCACATACTCTACATCTAAACTTTTAATTAATGCTACTTTACAATATGCACCCGGTCACAGTGGTCTTGCTCGTTCACCTGATCAAATCCATAATGTGTCTTTAAGAAATAAAAGCACAGCTTATCTTAGAAATGCTATTAGTGATCTTGATGCTACTCAAACTATTTTTGAAACAGACCTTGTTAAATATGATGCCAATACTCATATTCAATTATGGAATGCTTTAGCATCTAAAAATGCTGATCCTAGTCCTACAGGTAATCTTAATACTTTTGGTGGCAGTGTTATTGGTGGTGCAGATATTGATCGTAATAATGAAATCTTTGCTGATCCAAATTCTAAAACTTTAATTCTTAAACCTTTTAAGCAACATAATCTATTATTGCAATCCTTCCGTGCAAGTACATCTACTGATTTGCTTTTAAGTCAATATTATCAAGATGGTGTCACTGATAAAGATGGTGCAGGCATCTTCACAGGTGCTGGATTGCCTCAAGATTATTTTGAATTTCCACCTATGCACCTACCTAAATTTGGTAGACAGGATATTCCTTTCCATACAAACACAGGTTTAGGTGATCCTTTCTTAAATGGTTTACATCATCTCTTTATTGACACTAATACAAATACAGATGATGTCTATAATATCATTGGTGGTGATAGTAATGAGGGTTCAGCTGGTGTTGAGCCTATGCTTTTCTACACTGCTATTGATTATGGTACAAGTGATGATATTACTACAGGTCATCCATCTTTAGGTGCTAGAAAAGTTTCTCTTGAAATCCCAAGTACAGACTTTGGCAATATCTTAAATGGTATTGAACTGCCACCTTATCATGGTCTTGCTCGTGTTTATGGTGTATATGAAAAAACAGATTACCTTGCTAAAGTAGGTTCATCTGTAGCTGGTGGACATGAATCAGATCGTGTTACTCCTATTGCAAATCCACCTATTAATTTATTAAGAACAGATGCTACTAAATACACTATGTTTATTAGACAAGATGGTGCAAGTGATGTAGCAGACACAACAGGCAGTCATACTTATATCTTAACAGAACATTCTCTTGATATTCGTAAAATTCCTACTTATGTAGCAGGCGATGAATTTGCAGATTTTGATTATGTAGTAGAATGCTGTGTCTTTGGCTTTGCAAATGGATTTATTAATAAGAATAGCTTTATTCTCATTCGTAAATATGATGGTGCTGGTGTTGAGAATGTAAATCTCACTACCTTACCAACAGAATTACAAAATGTGGATGTTGTTATCCCTTCACCTTTTGGATCAGCAGATGAACTTTATGTAGAGTATTCAAGAACAGCATATCAAGGTGATATTTACCATACAAGAGGAGGATCAGTTGCAAATTATAATGATGAAGTTATTAGACAAGGACAACTTAATCCAAATGATCACTATTATGGTGGACTTACAAGAAAACAATTTAATACAGATGGTTCATCAGCTATTACAATCACTAATCCAAGAGGATTTGCAGTGCTTGCATCTATGGATTTTTATTTGACATTAGGTACAGGTAATATCGGTGGTACTCTTTATGAGAACACAGTAACAGATATTGGATATGAATCTACACATACACCACCAACTGCCTTAAATCAAGAATTGATCCATATCAAAGCAAAAGCCTTTAATGGAAAAGAAATTGGATTAACAAATGCTACTGCTACTTTAGTTTATGTAAAAAATAAAATTGTAGATGGTGTCTTACAAGTAAACCATTGCTATATTACAATCACATTGCCTAATGGTACAATTAAATCAGATGACTTTGCGATCACTAATGTTTTCACAGATGAGAGTTTAGCATCTACCATTATTGACACAGTAGGCATTTTATCTGACTACATTATTAGTGGATCATATACAATAGATCTTTATGTAAATAGAATTGTGTTTACATATATGGAAAAAGGTGTGATTGGGAATCAAGCTCAAATCTCTATTTATTTTACCTTCCCTGTAAATCAAAATAAGTTCACATATAAATTAGGTGTAGATACTTTATATGCCACAACAAAAGTGTATATGACAGGTGGCACAGGTATTCAAAATAATGCAGGCAATGGATCACTTGACTCATCTTTAATAGGCTTAACATCTCGATTGCCATTAGGTTTACTTGTAAATGATTATGATTTCTTATGTGAAGATATTCTTAATGATGGATCAAGCTATTTACAATCTACTTTAGGTAGTGTTAAGACTGCTAATATCTCTTTACCTATTGGTAGCAATGGTCTTGCTTATTCTAAAGTGAATGGTGTTGCTGGTGATGCTCTTATTATGAGTGAAGCAGTAAATGATACATATATTGCTTTTACTGATCTTAGTCCATCAGGTACTAAAACCTATAGAACACATCGTGGTGCTGTTTTATTTGGAGCATCAGGTAAAGTTAAAGGTGGTGCTGTTTCTTATGTTGTCACTAGCTTTCCTACAAGTGTACAACCTGTCCTTAAAGGTGGTGTTTTAGCTTGTAAAGCTATGCTCGTTCAAAACTTTGATGAAACTGCATTTACTACAGATGATGAAGTATCTTATGGTAGTGAATTACAATTAGTTATCATTACACAGGCAATTTACAGATCAGATGTGAATCAGGCAATTACTTTACAAGGTAGTATTTCACCAAGTGGATATGGTGAAGGATATGCAAGTGCAGATAGATTTAATATTAAAGGTAGACCTGTGATTAAGAATAAAATTCAGAAACCTGATTTAACAATTAGTCCTGCACCATTTACAAGGTAACAAAGTAAATGATCATTGTGGTTTGTCATTATATTGACCAACAGTAATATCATCTCTTTCAAATTGTTTTTGTAAATCTGAAATAAATTTCATTGCATCAATATCACCTAATTCAATTAAAGGAATCAATCTCTTTGTGGAATCAGGAATTGCATCATCAAAAAGAACTGCATCTTCAAGTGATGCACCTGCAATGAAAACTGCAAAGATTGCATTGTATGGAATATGACATTCAAAAGGTACACCACCAAAGGATAAAGTTGCCACGACTTTATCATCTCTAAACTGCATAGGATATGAAAAGTGATTTGAAAGATTTAATCGTACATTATCTTTACTCATTAAATCTTTTGGTAATTTAACACCTTCATAGGTAGGATTAATTGCAACAGTGGTTTTTGCTATTGCTAAGTGATCTAAAAGGATTTGCTTTCTATCCATTTGTATTTTCCTTCGTTATTGAAGTTTGAGTTCTCAAAGAACTTATTGTCTACATATACCTAAACACTAAAGATAAATTTTTATTGCAAGTTCATTTACACATATTTAAAAATTCTTGTTCTGTGATAACCTTAATGCCAAGTGCATTTGCTTTATCTAGTTTACTGCCAGCTTTTTCACCTGCTACAAGATAACTTAAATTCTTGCTTACTGATGATGCTACATTGCCACCTAACTCTAATACCTTTGCTTCTGCATCATTTCTCTTTAAGGTAGTCAATGTACCTGTGAAAAGAAATGATTTGTTTTTAAAGATACCTGTCTTTTCACTGCCATTGTCAATTTGGATATATTGCAAAAGATCAGTAATAACATTTACATTTGCTTTAAGACCATTAACAATATCCTGTGCTGTGATACTGCCAAAACCATCTAGTTTTTCAATATCAGATGTCTTTAATGCTAAAACTGCATCTAAGGTTTTAAATTGACTTGTTAAAACATCACTTGCTTTTTTACCTAAACTGTGAATGCCAAGAGATATTAAAAACTTATCTAAAGATAATCTAGTGCTTTTGGTAATGCTAGATAACCAATTATCTGCTCTAGTTTCACCAACACTTTCAATCTTTAATAAATCTTCTCTTTTAAGTCTATATAGATCAGCAAAGTTATTGACAAGACCTTCTTCTATTAACTTTTCAATCCATACATTGCCTATGCCTTCAATACCTACTTTTTCCATAAAGTAACTTACCTTTGTAGATAAACTACAATTCGCTGTGCAATATAGAAAATCTTCTTTTTGTTCTGTTGCTGATGAACAGAATGGACAACATACAGGAATTTCAATAGATGTATCACCTGCATTAATGACTTTTTCAAGGTGTGGAATAACACCACCTCTTCTTATTGCCAAAACATCTGCATTAAGAGTTAAACCTTTTGTCTTAATCATACCTGCATGATGCAAAGTAATCCTGCCTACCATTGCACCACTTAATTTCACAGGTTGGACGATTGCTACAGGTGTTAAGATACCTGATCTGCTAATTTGCCATTCAACATTTAAAAGTTTAGTTGTACCAAACTCACCTTGAAATTTATATGCTATTGCTCCTTTAGGGTGATGTGATGTATATCCTGCATTTTCATATGCTTGATTATCATTTACACGATAAACAACACCATCTAGTTCATAGTCCAAACTATCTTTAATGTTTAGGATATGATCATAACCTGCTTGTAGATGATCAATACCATTAAAGACAGTATAAAATGGGATTTCAAAACCTAATGCTTTAAGTGCATCTATTTTATCAGAAAATAGATTAAACTCACTGCCTATGAAATCGTATGCAAGAAACTTGATGCCTTGTACATTGCCATCTTTTCTCTTAATAATACCTGCTACTGCATTTCTAGGATTTGCAAAGATATCCTTTTGAGTATTAAATACAGAAATAGGCATATATAATTCACCACGAATTTCTACAGGTGTTGTTATGCTAATTTGCTTTGGTACGATGTTGATAATGTTTTGTGTAATATCTTCACCTATATTGCCATCACCTCTTGTTGCACCTTGTACCAAAATGCCATTTTCATATTTGATACTGCAAGCCATACCATCAATTTTAGGTGTGCATACATAAGATGAAAAAGACCTAGACCATTTCTTTAAGTCATCTTCATTATAACACTTGTCTAATGACAACATAGGTTTAGAATGTTGTACTTCCATACCAATTTCTGCGAATGTGCCTAAACTGCTTAAGACAGGTGATGTAGGTGCAACTGCTCTTAATTGCTCTACAAGTGCATCATACTCTACATCAGAGATTTCAGGTGCATTCAAATCCCAATAAAGAGAATTGTGTTTCTTAACTAGATTTTCAAGTTCTGTGATAGATAACATTTTCATTCGTCCTTTCGTTTTTTAACAATCTACTTGATTGACACTCATTTTTGTTAGTCTTTTTATTTGTAATCCATCAGGTACTTTATCGCTAGGATTGTTTCTACATTCCCATGATAAGTAAGATAGGATGAAATCTATATCACTTGTCACAAATTTACCATCTGTGAAAAGAGGATAATTATTATCATTTTCTGTGAAGGATAATAAATTTTTGTGATTGACTACTAGACCTGTGACATATTTACCATCTTCTGTTGTCCTAATGGTGATACTTTCAAATCCCATTGCTACAAAATCATGAAGAATTACTTCATTCTTTTTGATTGAGAAGTTTAAACCTTTCATGGTCAATCTTTCTTTGATGTATGTCTTTTCCTTGAGAACAGTAATACCTTTTGATCTTCTTGCCATTTTCATTTTCCTTTTTTTGAAAAGTGGTTTTGTCTTATTGATACTACTTAAACACTTAAGATTAAGATTTATTGCAAGTCAGATAAAAAAGATTATAAGAAAAAAAAGAAAGCAGGTGTTTAATTGATTAAACTTTACTTACCTTTTACACAAGATTTGATAAAAGTGCCTTATTCCGAACAGGATATGTATTTGATCCAAGCTAAAGGATCAGGTTCTATTAAAATAGGTGTAGCTAAAGATTGTGATGCTCGTATAAAGCAATTACAGACAGGCAATGCTGTAGAATTAAGATTGATTCATGTCTTTAAAGGATATGGCAATGTAGAAAGACCACTGCATAAAGAATTGAAAAAGTTTAGAGAAAAAGGTGAATGGTTTTCCTATAAATGTGTTGGCTCACTGCCTGTTGAGATATATGAACAGATACCTTATGGTGCATTAGATTCATGGTGGCTTTCTATATAAGAGCCAAGCAAACCTACTAGATATATAAATAATGCCTCTTTACTTAAAAAGAATAAAGCTAAACAAATTAAAAGATGCTTAATCATTTTACAAAGCTGTCCATTTCTCTTCATTATTAGGTGCATTATCTACTAATGTAGGAAAAGCACTTTCTACTGTTGTTATTCGTGGATTATTAAAATCCCTGCTTAGATTTGTATCTAAATTAGGATAAACAATATTGTCTATGTTATTTACAATGAAACTTAAATGATGTGTATCTGAATATGATTCACTATCAAATAAAAGACTTGGTGTGACACCACCTACTGCACCTAATAAGATTTCATCTCTTTCTTTGACCAGCTGTTCTCTTAAATCGCATAGCTTAATAATTCTTGCCTCAAGATCATTTCTCAATTCTTTAATTTCCTGTGGCAACCATCTTTTAGCTGATTCGACTGCATCACTAATCTCTTTGCCAAAGTCATACATATTTAAATTCTTGCCAAACTTTCTAGGTGGAAATTTCCATAATGGCAACCAACCACCTGTACTTAATGTACCTGTTTGTGGATTTTTATCTGGCTGTGGTGCAATGATACCCGTGTAAGGCTGTGTTTCAATAATTTGTTCATCACTGTAAAAATATGAATCTGGTTTTAAGAACATAGAAATATCAAAAGGATTTCCACCTTGCACAACATAAGCAATAATGAGTTTATGCAGGCTTGATCCTTTATTGACTTCAAATCCTATTCTTCTTTCTGTCATTTTACTTGTAGAACCATCTTTTAAAAAAGATACACGGATATATCCTATTTGTGAAAGTTCATTGTTAATAACTTTCAATCGTGCTTCGACATTTCTTCTTTGGTTTAAAGCAAAGTTTCTGAACTCATACCAACTACCTTCTCTAAAATAAACAGACCAAGCAAAAGACATTTTTATTATCCTCCAAAGATAGCAGAGAAAAGATCAATAACAATTTGTGGTGGACCGGGGATGACAACACATTGACCAATACCTAAAGAAGGAGCATTAGGTTTTTTAGTAGCAGATAAGAAATCAGCAAGTAAACCATCTGTACCTTGTGAAACAACAAAAAGCATACCGACAGTTGCACCTAGATCTAAAGCGAAATTTAAGATAGCATCTATAAATGCTTTTAGTTTAGCAATGATTCTTTGAATTTCTTGTATTCTCTTTTGCAAGACTTCAATAAAATCTTTAATCGCTTTAATAAGACCTTCTAAACCTAAAGTTAAGGTTTCTACAAAAGCAATAATTTCATTTAAATAAGCTGTGAAATCAGGAAAGCCATCAATAAAGAATTTCACATTAAACCAAGCACCTGTTTCATTTAATACCTTCTGTGGTAAAGAAGTAAGCATCCGTCTAGCATTATCTACAATATCTTGATCTACCAAATCATACATAAGAGAAAGTTTAGCAGTAGTCTTTACTTGTTCTTTTTCTGAAACACCTAATTTCTTTTCTGTGTATGCAGTAGGAAACAAAGGTTCGATTCTTCTTTCAAGACCTGTAGTTAAGTAGATGATGTTATTAAATGCAGATCCTTCAACACGAGGTTTATTTGCCTTTAGAACTTCATCAAAAGAAGTATCGCCAAAGCTACCATAATTATTAGCATTCCCATGCACACCATACATATTATCTTCTATTAAGAAATCATAAAAACTTTTCTTTTGAATTTGATCGCCTACTTTAACATCTATTCTTTTTTCAGAAAGAAATTCAATTGGCTCTTGCAATGCTATCAGTTGTGCTTCTGTTGGAAAAGGTAATTTATTTACTATGTTCTGAATGACAGCTAAAACATCTGATCTAAAGCTATTCGCATCTTGATCAAATTTCACAAAGCTGGTGGCATTTGCCTGTCTATTGGCATATGCCATAAGATTGAATTTCACTTGTGATGGCAAATTGAAAAAATGAAACTTACTTGTACCATATAAATATGATTTGGCAAACTCAGCACTTTTTACACCAGCCTCTTGACCATTCAAATAATTCTTTTCATTTAAATAATCACCTAAAATGAAAATAGCTAATGCCTCTCTTAAAGCATTGATATAATCTACACGATCATATTTAGGTAGCTTGGTTGAGATAGCATTAGAATTAGTAGAAACCAAACCTGTAACAATCCCATTAGAAACAATAGAGTTCCATAAGTATAAAGGAAGATTTTCTACAAGATCACTATCACTAAAACCTAAATCTGAACTTAAAGATAAAACTTCTACATATAAATCTTCTGCTTCACTTTCAGTTTGTTTATCAATAACAGTGATGCCATTTGTTGTATTGCCATCTACTTCATATGGTTTACTTGAATATGTGATTTTTTTAGGCAAATCTTTATATGGTATGGTTAAGCTATATGAATTACCTGTTAAGAAAGCACCTACTGCGAAAGGATTGTAGTAAAAAGATTTATTTGTCTTTTCTACCAAGTCTTGTGGCAGGATCACTTTATCATTAAAAAAATACTGATAACTAAAGGGATAACCTTTTTTAATAATGTCATCAATAAAGTTTTCAAAATAAGGTATTACACGACTATCTTGAATGAGTGTTGGACTACTTAATAATGTAAATGACTTTCCATTTACAGTAACAGGCTTATATAAACTTGCACCTATTTCTTGTGCAAGTTCAATATTAGTAGTTGTCTGTGCAGATTTAGTTCTTCTTAATAAACCTACTTTCACAGGCATAGTACTTATATTTACTAAGAAAGCATCAGGTGGTACTACAAAAGATGGAAAAAAACTGTCTTGACTATTAGAAGGTGGTGTTAATTCCCAAGAGATTTTTAAACCTTCAGGTGTTTTAAGTTTTGAATTAGAGAAAGGAACTCCGAACTTTGAAACAAGTGTTGCTTTAACATTGGATGCGACTGGCAAACCACTATCTTCTAAAATTCCTGTAAATAGCTTTTTCAAATCATTAAATATTTTGATGAGTCTTAAAATCCCTTCTATATTAGAACCTGCGAATTGAAAAATACCAAGCACAACACTATCTTTACTGATAACAGGTCTTGTTGTATCAGCTGGATTAGTAAACTTGTTTACCATCCTTTGCTCAAATGCTTGATATCCACCAGCATACACTTTATAGCCTTCATCAAAAACTCTTGGCAACATATCCAAATCGGTAGTTAAATAAAGACCTAAGTTTTGAAGATCTGAAATGATATTTTTAATAAGTGCAATAAGCTCTTTCAAAAGCAATAACAAAGGATTACTGAAATCTATTAGAAAGGCTTTCACAAATTCTAACACATTATTAAGAAAGGTAAGAAAGATATTAAGAGTAGCAAAGATGTTATCTACAATTGGTCTAACTTCTTTAAAGATGTCAGGTATTTTAGGTGTTTTAATAATTGACCATTCTGCCATTTATTTTTTCTCTCTTTGATTTCTTTTTTGTGCTTCTAATCTTTCTAATTCCATTTGTGCTTTACTTAATTCCATTAAGTCTTTATCCAGCATAGATTGAAACATCTGCTTTAAACTTTCTAACTGATCTGTAAAGGATTTAACTTTTTCTTGATCTGGATTGATCTTGCTTTTCCATTCTGTCATTTTTAATCTCACCTTTTTTCACATAAAGAACATTTAATAAAACAAATATAGTATAAGATACATATCTCTTTTAAATAAAGGAAAAGAAAATGGCTTTAAAAACTCGTAAAGCAATACAAGTTCAAAATGCAATCCTACAAGACCTGCATCAAATCTTCTTAGAACTCGAAGAACCTGTAAGACCTTTCGTTTCTAATAATGAAACAAAAGAAGATCGTGATGGACAAACTTATATTGTAGTGAAAAAAGACGACTTTGAAGATTACTTGGTGCTATGGATTAAAGAATATCAACATGACATTATTAATGTTAAGCATCCTATTGTGTCTGTTGGTTTTCCACTTGAAAACTTTGAAGTGAATGAAATTTCTCATATTCATAATGCAGATGACTATTACTTTTGGAAACAGGATGTCTTAAGAGAAAGGATTAAAAAAATTTTAGAAATTTAAATGAACTTGCAATAATATCTTATGCAAAGTGTTATATAAGTACAAACCTAAACAAAAAGGAGTTCTTATGAACACTATCTTAAATCAAATCAAATCTGTTGATCTAATCTCTTCTATTGATGTACTTGACTGTTCCGATACTGAACTAGAAAGTCTTCTTTACTGTGATAAAGGTAGTTTTTACCTTTACAGTTATATATCTGATAATAACAAAATCGAAATCTCTTTAGATGTAGATGACAGTGAAAATGATGATATGTATCAAGTGTATCATAAGTCTTATGATACATCTGATGATATTGCACAAGACCTTAAAACTTTTTTCTCTAACCTATAAGGACAAAAAAAATGATCAAGTCAATCGATATTCTCTTTACTCTCTTATCTATGTTAAACACCGAAACACCTGTCTTAGATACAGATGAAATCTGTAAACTAAACCAACTCTCAAATGTTATCTATTCCTATAGTGTAGAGAACACATACTTTACTCAAGAGCAATCTGTGCAACATTTAATTGCACTTGCATGGAATGAAACTAGATTTTCTTTTGATACAGATCATATCACACCAAACTACTATGGTGAGGCTTGTGGTGTGTTTCAACAGACAGATAAATTAAGCATGAATAAATTTGATTGTGTTGATCTTTTACATCCTACTAGAGCAACCAAAGAGGCATTAGATCAATTGAAATACATAAAAGAAAGATGGGATGGCAAACTAGATAAAACCATCTGTCATTACTTTAGTGGCAATAGATGTGATGATAAAGCATCTGAAACCTATGCAAGTAATCATAAAAATGCAAGACTTAAAGCAGTAGAGTTTTTAAAGAAATCTAAAAATATTGATCATTCTGAAATTAAGAAAGTAATAGAAACCTGTCTTTAATATAATGAATTTGAATTTTTATAAAGGAGTACTTAAAAATGAATTGCACGATCTGTGGCAAAAAATACCACGACCTGCCTAATGCTATCAAATGGACTGAAAGAGATGGTGGTGCTTGTGAACCTTGTGTACATAGACTTAGAAAAACCTTTGGCAAATACCATGAACATTTCATTACACATGAAAATAAGAAAGCTAAAAAATGAATTGGCTAGATGATTTTATCTCAATCCTGCCTTTAAGCACAGAGCATCAAAACTACTTAAATAAAAGAGGTGTGGATCAAAACACTAATGTTAATTTTAAAACCTTTGATATGGTAAACTTTAACATTCCGTGTGATCGATTTAAAGCAACCTTTGGCAAAGCAGGTGAAAAATTAAAAGACTGTTTAATCATCCCTGCTACCTGTCCAAAAGGTGAAACCTATGGATTTGAAGCAAGGTCTTGGGATGCAAATGGTAATAAAAAAGTTTTTAAATATATGCTAGATCGCAGTCAATGGATACCTTCTTTACTTAATGGACATGAAGTAGCTGAATCATTATGGTCTAATGGTGATGTTTATTTTGTTGAAGGTGTCTTTGATATGGTTGCTCTTAAAAAGGTTATCTCATATCCCAATGCAGTAGGCTGTACTATGAGAGCAGGTGTAGATGAATTAACAATCTCTTTAATCCAAAGGTTTGCTAATAAGATCAGTACTATTTATATGGCATACGATAATGACAACACAGGTAGATTGAAATCTAGTGATGCTATTTATAAATTCAAAAAGTTAGGTATTCGTGCTGTGGAATGTAAATATCGTGGCAAAGATCCAAATGAATTATGGACGATACAAGGAGATGCAGGTCTAAAAAGATACTTCCTATTTTAATAATTCTTTTATCTTATTATATTTAGATATGAACACAATATGAAAGGTAATCAAAATGAAGTATCTTATTTCATCTTTAAAGAATCGTTTAAATAAAATAGCAGGTGTTGAAAAGATTGCAGGTGGTCTTTTTAGTGAGATTTTTTTTAAGACTGTAGAAAAGCAATTGAAGTCTAATCCTGTGATTAAAAAATCAGAATATAAAGTAGCTGTGGATGATGATGCAGAAAGTATTGTTATTTATAAAGATGATCAAGAACTTGCATTAGTTTTTAGATTGATGTTAGAAAGTCCTAAAATTAATGGTTATGCCATCTCTTGGGAAATCGCAGGATTTTCAAAGGTTTGGGATGGTAAAGAAAGCAATCTTACATCTGATGAAATTGAACAAGAACTCGTAGGTTATATTGTAAAGATGTTTAAACTCTCTTGGCAAAAAGGCTACCTTCAATAAAATTTTGATATTCCCTTCTATTATAAAATAAAAAGGGAATATCAGATGAGTAGACAAGTTTTAATAAATAATGTAGTCAAAAGACATATCATTCGTTTAGCATCTATTGATGCTATTCGTGAAAGTAAAAAATATAAAACAGCTAGTGCTGGATATGTTCGTTCTGAAATCACACCTGAAGTTTTAGAAGTTTTAGGCAATCATCTTTTCTATAAGACTGCTTTTATTAAAGACATTACTTCTTTATATGAAAACACTAAAAATTCTTTAATCCATATCTATGAAGAAATACAAAAGAAACCAAACAAATGGGAAGAAATTAAAAAAACCTTAAATCTCGATCCTAAAAATATTGGTTCTATGCTAATGGACTTGCCTAATTTTAAATCCAATTTTGGCAAGTGGTTAGAAAGTGTTATTAAAGATATACCTTTCTTAAACATCATGTATAAAGTGTCTAAATTAGAATATACACAAGCGAAACAATGGTTAGAGAACTTATATGCTAAACTACCTGCTAAAATCCAACAAGGTATAGATAAACTTAAAAATATGGCTACATCTGTTAAGGATTGGTTAGGAAAGATTTGGGATTTATTAAAAGAAAAAATTAAAAAGACAGATAACAAAGCAGTAAACATAGCTGTGTTTTTAGTCTATTTAGGTATTTCAAGAAAAATAGATGATGATACCTTTGCAAAGAAAAATCTAGTATCAGGACTAACAGGCAAATTAGATAGTGATCAGATACTAGATGATTTACCTATGGATAAGTTAAGTGATTTCATATCTGCTCTTTTAGAGGATTTCATAGATATTGAAGATATTGTGAAATATAAGACTTTACCTTTTCAGATTTATTTCCTTTATCAAGAAGGATATTTAGATGAAGAACTAAGAATATTGAAAGGACATTAGGAATGAAAAGAGAAATTTTAATAAAACTTGCCTGTCAAATAGCAGTACATAAAAGCATTAAATATAAAACTGCATCACATTTAAGACAAGAACTTAATGCGACTACTTTAATACCTTTTGGCAATCAAATTGTTAAGTATGGTTCTATTAAAGGTCTTGTTGGTAAAATTAAACAAATCTATGAAGGTTTTCAAAAGATGCCAAACCTTTGGGAAAAGTTTAAAGAAAAATTAGGTATCACTGCGACTAATGTTGTTTCTCTATATAAGCAACTTAATGAAAAGTTATCTGAATATCTTGAAGAAGGTAAAAAATGGATTGATGGACATAAACAGAAACTAGCAAAAGAAAACAAGCTAATTTATTTTATGTTCTTATATGCAGAGAATGCACCTACAATAACAGGTTCTATAAAAACACTACTTGAAAAGATCAATCCTGATAATTCATCTAAGCTGTCTAAAAAACTTAAACAATTATCAGATGGATTTGGAAACCTAAAAGACACAATAGATGAGTTCTTTAAAAAACATCCTGTTCTACATACAATCAGTATTCCTGCTAAAGCATATTTATTTTGGATCATTTGGGTCAATGTAGCTGAAGTCAGTTGGAAAATCACAGATATTATTAAAGGTTTTCTAGGTCAAATCTCATGGGGTGATCTTTTAGAATCACTACCTGAAAGTGGTTTAGGTTTTCTTATCCAAATCTTTATGCCTTTCATCCCAAGTGGCATGGTTGCATCTTCTTTAAAGATAGGTTGGAATGCACTGATCATCCCTGCTATGGGTATACAATTTTATTATCTGTATCAACAACACTTAATAGATGAACATGGTAAACTGATTGAAAGTGAAGTAGAGAAACTAACATGAAATATATAAAACTTGCCTGCATACAAGCAATAAAAGAAAGTAAAAAGATAAGGACAGCTAGTGCATATCAAGTTAGAAAAGAACTTAATGCGACTACCTTAATACCTTTTGCTAACCAAATTGTTAAACATGGTTCTCTTTTTGGACTAACAAGTAAACTCAAAGATATTTATGAAAAGTACCAAGAGCAACCACAGATGTGGAATCTTTTTAAAAAGACTTTAGGTATTAATGCTATAGATAATGTTTCTCTATATCACCAGCTTAATGATAAATTAGCAGGATATCTTGAACAAGGTAAAGAATGGGTCAATAAGCATAAACAACAGCTATCGGAAAAAAATAAGTATTTGTACTTTATGTTCTTATATGCAGATAAAGCACCAACAGTAACAAGTTCAATAAACTATTTACTTGAAAGAGTAGATAGTGAAGAAAAGCAAATTATCATGCAGGCATTTAAAAAATACAATGGTGGTTTTAATACCTTTGCAGAAATTATTGAAGATTTTTTTGATCATCATCCTGTTTTTGATGTCATGTCTATGCCTGCTAAAGCATATGTATTTTGGTTAGTTTGGACAAATGTAACAGAAATAAGTTGGAAGGTTACAGATATCACTAAAGGATTTTTAGGTTTAATGTCATGGGGTGATCTTATTCGTACTTTACCTGAAACAGGTTTAGGTTTACTTATTCAAGTATTTTGTCCTTTTATCCCAAGTGGAATGATTGCATCCTCTTTGAAGATAGGATGGAATGCTTTAATAATACCTGCTATGGGTGCTCAATTTTATTATCTGTATCGCAGGCATTTAATAGATGAAAAAGGTAATCTAATTGAAAGTGAAGTTTTAAAATTAGAATAGCATTTTTTAAGTAAATCAAATCCTTAATAATATAAGTAAATGGACAACAAAACTCTTCTTTTGTCAAAAGGAAAAAACAAATGGAAGTCCATTTTCATGTTAAACAAAACAGACAACATTTAAGATCATTGATCAGTTTGTCTAAAAAAAATAAAACATCTCGTGCAGTAAAATTTGAATGTTTTAATAACACCATTAAAGCAACTGCTACAAATAATGATTTCATCTTGTCATGTATTTTAGACGGATCTATCTATGATGATGGTATTGTCTTTTTACCTACTGATGTTTTAGATAAAGCTATGAGATCATCTACTATCATTTTAAAAGATGATCGCATCTCTTATGGTGAAGAACCTGATGGTCTTTTCTCTCAAGGTGATATTGAAACTGTTGAGTTTACTCAATTAGAATTTACTAGCAAAGAAGATGATTTTGAAACCTTTACAGGTAAAAAGATCAATCAAGCACAAGCGATTGAACTCGGATATGCTCTTAAAAATGCTGTTCGTTTCTTATCCAAAGAAGAAGGAAAGAATAAAATCACAGGTGTTTATTATGATCCAACCAATCGTAATATCGTATCTACTGATGGTACTAAACTCTTTACTCAAAAGCTAACATTTGAATTTGTCAATCAAAAGGCTTTGATCCCTGCTGATGCTATTCCTATTCTTGCTGATAACCTTATTAATGCTCATGCTAGTGTTAAGGATTGTCATTTGAATATCCAAAATGCGACTACAAGATATTCAATTTTGCTGGTGAATGAAAGTTTTCCAAACTACTTAAATGTCATGCCTAAAGATGCTGATCTTGAAAAGATCAATATCTCTGCTCGTGGCAAACAAGCATTATATGAAAGCGAAAAAGTGATTGATACACCTATTATGAAAATAGATGTAGATGAAAGATCCACATTGAGATTGACCAATACAGAAAGTCAATATGTATGGCAAGAGAATGAATTTCAAGGTAAAGAACGATCTGTTAATTTCAATATTAACAACCTCACTCAAGTTCTAGCTTTAACTGAAAACATTTACTGCAATCCTAGAAACTTTTCATCTGCACCATTCTTATTTACAAAAGATAATGTTAAAATCTTATTGATGCCTACAAAAGTTTAAAAAGTGATGGTATAATATAAAAAGATAGGCAATGTTGCTTATTAAAACACACACACACTTTTTTATAGGAATAATGATCATGTCTGACAAAGTAAATGGTTATCAAATTCGTACAGATCTTTTACATTTAGCAACTCGTATTGTAGAAGAACAATCTCAAACACAGCTTAAATTATTTGAAGCAAAATTACATATGGCAAAGTCTTTAGAAGATTTAGCCAAGCTAAATGCACCTGCCAATACAATTGAAGAAATTTTATCTGTTGCTGATAAATTAAATCAATTCGTGCAAACTAAGTAGCATCATCAGGCAAACTTGTAGGATTAAGGATAGACTTATAATCTACTAAAATCCCATCATACATAGGAATCCTGCGACCATCTTCTTGAAATCTTAAAGCAAATGCTTTGTGAATCTTAAAAATATCATCACTTGAATATCCATCTTCTGTAAGCATATTGATAAAAACTTGAGTGCCTGCATATTTAGCTTGCACAATTAAATCTTCATCTGAAATTTGTGATACATACAAAATCCATTCTTTTAGTGTCTTTGGATCTTCCATTTTTATTTATTGCCTTTCTTGCTTAGATCAAAAGGATTTAAAACAGGTTTCAAATCACCTCTCAATACTGCAATTTCTTTTTGTGTATTTTCTAAAGTTTTTTCATTTTCTAGTTCTTTAGTAATAGTAGTAAAAAGAGCATCGTCTTGTACTGCTAACATTCCCATTAAACTTTCAGATGATACTTCTTGATCTTCATCTGCATACTTTTTAGATGCTAATTTCATAGATGAAAGTTCAGGATTATTTTCTTTAAACATTTTTAAACTATCTAGAATAGCTACTCTTTCATTCATATTAGCTTTGACAAGAACTTCTTTTAAGTCTTTCATATAAGTTTTTACAAGAGTAGATTTTTCTGATTTTGTTAACTGTGTTAAGATTTGATCTCTAAAGAACAAAAACCAACATTCAGTACTTTTAGTATCAAATGGATCTGTAGGTGCTGATAAATATTCTTCTAAAGTTTCAAAGCCTGCCTCTTTAACTTTTGCATCTACATATTTAGTTAAATGCTTATATGACTTAGAATTGTCATCTAAAGATAAAGTAAGTTTTGTAGTACTACCAAAGAATTTCCATAGTTCTTCACCTGCTTTAACAACATTACCTTCAGAATCTGTAAAAGTGATTGCATAAAGATCTAAAAGACTATAAGTTTGTTGCTTGTAAACATCTGTCATTTCGGAAACAAGATAATAACATTTAGCTAGTTTTAAAAGCCACCAACCTGCACCATCTCTAAGGAAAGTAACAATTTGATGTTTTTGTTGAGAATTAAGTCCTTTAGTATCAGGATTTTTTAGTTTTGAAATTAAATCCAAAACACTTTCTTTATCTACTTTTACATCTACTGCTTTTGTTTTTAAACTTGCATTGTGTTCTTCGACTTTTTCAATATAGTTTTTCAATTCTTCCTGAAAAACCAATTGTGATTGTGCATCATTTCCTGCTGGTAGTGGTGAAACTAGATTAGTTGGATTTAAGAATTTTAATACCAAATCAAAATTCTGTTGTAAAGGAGGATACTGTAGTGTAAGTATTAGCACAGTAGCATCATATCCAAACTTGGGCCAGATATAATAACCAATCATAGGATTATGTCCTTGACCTTTTTTACCAAGTCCTGTTTCAGGATCAAAGCTATTAAAAGAACCACCACCATCTGTTACAAGTTCTTTTTTACCTGCCTTTTTACAAGCTACTAATTGAGAAAACAATGCTTTGTTTCCAATACTCTTTGGGGCACAAGTTGTTGTAAAAAACTCACAATTTTTTACTGAATCAGAATTGACTGCTCTAATTTGTGATGCAATCCAATCGCCTTTTAACCTAATATGCTTTACATCAGGTACAGAAACACTACTTGTAATTTCAGCAGGTGTTACATTCAAAACACCTGATATACCTGAAACATCTAACTTTTCTTTCAATTCAGGTGTCAATACAGTAGTGCCTAATTGTTGTAGTATAGTTTTAATTGATGGATGATTAAAACGATTTGGATCTAAAACTGTATGCTTAACAGGATCTTCCTTCTTATTCTTAAAGTATTCATCAATTTCATTTGATGCTTCTCTTGTAGGCAAAATCGCTCTTGTAAATTCTTCTAAGTTTGGTGTTGTCATTTTATCACTTACAACACCATGTTCAATCGCACTGTAGTTTTCAGATAACTTGATAGCACCACTTTTTTTAATAATGTCATTAAAGAACTTCTGATCTGTTTCATGTACTAGACCTCTCAATTCATCTATTGACACTGTTGGTTTGCCTTTTTCATCATTAGGTGCTACTGCATCTACCATCACTTCAAGAACTTCATTCTCCTGTCCTTGTCTAAATGCTCTTGCTGTTCTTTGCTTAATTTCTTCACTATCCCAACCATCTCTATCTAAATGCACAACAGCTTTAAATTTTTGTAAATTAAATCCTCTTGCATAAGATGAATTACATACCATTGTAACTACTTGATCATTTTCTGCAATAAAGTTCTTAACAATCTTAATTGCCCATGTCATATCTACAGGCATATTTTTTACAGAAGGTTTAGCTACTGCACCTGTCTTTGACATTCTTTCTCTTTCAATCGCTTCAATTTGTTCTTCTGTTAAACGATTGATCTTAAAATTCTCTACATTGGTTTTTTTAGTAGCACGACCTTTCTTTAAAGGAACACCTGCCTGATAAAACACAATCATATTAGATAAACAAAGAGCATGAATTTTTGTACGATGTCTCATAGAAATAGAAATGACTGTTTGTTTTGCTACATCATTATCTTCTGTGAAATAAATTGTTCGTTTAGATTCCTGTAAGAATTTAGTAGCTAAAGCTGTTGCTTGTTCTACCTTTGGATTTACAAAAGTATAAGTTTTTGGCTCAATGCCTTTCATCTTATTATATTTTGCCATTGCTTTATGTGGATTTAAACTAAACAAGTGTAATAAAGCAATCTTATCCTTTAAATTACCAACTGCAATATCTTTTTCTTTTTGCAAGGTTACTGAAATATCTTCAGCATTTTGTGTCAATAAAGCAGAATACCTGTCTTTCATTTCTTTAAGCTGGTTTTTAATGCCACTTGCTACTTCTACATATGCCTTACCTACTTCAGGTGGCATATTTACAGCTGTGTTTAATTTCACTAAAGGTTTAAGTTGTTTTTTACCTACTGCCTCGTAATCCACATCCATCTTATCTGCAAAGTAAGCATTTTGCTTTAACCAAATATTAAATTGATGTCTTGCTTCAGGTTTAATACCTACAAACTTGCCACCAATATTGATTGCATATTTATCTGCAAATGCTTTTTCTTTTGCAGGTTCAATAGGATTACCTGTAGATAAAGATACAAATCTAAATAAATCCATAGGTGATGTTTCTAATGCAGATGCAGTTAGTAAAATCTTTCTTTTATGTTTTACTCCACTAATCGCTTGTGCTTTCTTTCCTGTTAAGGCTTCATTCACTTCATCAAAAATCATGCAGTAATATTCATTTTCAAAATCAAACTTGCTTTCGTACATCTTAACAAATTCGGTATATCCAATTTCTTTTGCACGACTATCAATCTTTTTTTCTACATTCCCAGCTAATCCATCTGCTACATCTTCTGTTAAAAACTTTCTCACTTCACTTAAAAAGTTTCCTCTTAAAGCATCAGGACCCACAATTAAAAACTTTGCATCCTTTTCTTTTTTTGATCCCAATTGCATTGCAGTCACACCTACTAAGGTTTTACCTACACCTGTGTCTAATGCCATCACACCTTTTAAATCATTTGCATCTAACCAAGCTAATGCCTCAACTTGCTTATTGTTAAATACAATGTTATCTTTAAATCCACCTATTGATACAGGTTTATATTTTTCTAAATTCTGTGCATTTAATGCTTTGTCTTTCTGTAAGACAATACCATAATACTTTTCTAATTCTTCATGTGCTTTTCTAGTCATCAAACAAGATCCTAAAGAATCTTTGATTGACTCATAATCATCACCATCAAAATAATAAGTTACTCTTGTACCACTAATATTTTCAATTTCTTCAACTGATGCTCTTGTCTTCTTTAAATTCTTTAAAGCACCTCTTTCACCTTTAAAAGCATCACCTTTTGGTAATGCAATTACAAACCTGCCTTTAAACCATGTGATATATGGTTCTTCCAAAACATTATAATTGATCTTAATATCACCACTCTCTACTTTAATACCTTCATAGATATTAATAATTTTACCATTTGCTCCAACAGAATAACATTTATTTTCGCTTGTTAATCTTCCTGTTGCATTTGCTAAATCTTCCACAGAGAAACCTTTCATTGGTCCCCTTGTGATAATATCTTTAGTAACACCTTTAATAGTAGTAGTCTTTACTTTGACCCAATGTGCAAATCTTAAAGGATTTGATGCCTTTGGTGTTGTATCATCAGATAATTCTACTTCTCTTTCTTCGCCCGGAAGTGCATCTACTACTGAATCAGGTAAATGATCTATCACAATAGGTGGAATATTCATATCCAAATCTTCTGTTAATGGAATAGGATTTCCAATCTCATCAAATTTAAGTGTACCATCTTTTTTGGTTTCATATTTAGGTACAGGCTCACCATTTTTAAAAATTACATTTCCTAATTCATCTTTTTCATAAATCACTCTTCTCTTGATATGCTTAAAGATTAATTGCTTTTGTTGTACTTCTTCACCATTTTGGTTTGTTACTGTAATCGTTCTGATTTCAGGAAAAGCATCTCTTAAAACCTTTGACTTAATTTGGACATCAAATTTCTTTTGTTGATAAACTTCATATGCAGATAAACCATTTTCGGATTCAATCACACCTAGCTTTTCACTATAAATGGTATGTGCTTTATCTAAAAAGTTCTTTTGTTCTTCTTTGATAGCTACCTTTAAAGTTTTACCTTTGACAATAGAATTTGGTTTTTCAAGTTCTTTAAGCTGTCCATATAATTGCTTTACTGCTCGCTTATTGATTTGCATATCTGAATCAATAATTTCTTTTTCCATATTATATTCATCTAAAACATATTTAAATGAAGGCACATCCACTAAAGACACTAATTTTTCAAACATCTCTTTATATGGATCTTGATCAATATCCCAACCTTGACTCAGAAAATAGTTTTGGCAAATTTGAGATAGCTTAAGATTACTATCAATCTTAAATTGCTTAAATTTTGTGATCAATGGTTTTAAAGATAGACCAATTGGTACAATATTGTTTTTTGCTATCATATATTCCATAAGATTAGCAAAGGTCAAATCCATATCTGTTTGAGATAAAATCTTTTTAATTACATCTTCTGTTGTACCTACGACTGATGTACTTAATAATTTGGCACTTAACTTCTTTTTAGCTAATTGATCCATTTTTACTAAGTAATCTTCTTCTTTGACTTCCGACATCGTATCAATGTCTAAATCAACAGGCAAATTCATTGTCTGTAAAAAGTCTAGTTTTCTTTTTTTAATAACACCTGCAATCGTAGGCATATTTTTTGGATCATTTAAATATAAATCAAGACGATCACCATCTTCTAATTTAACTTCTGTAAATGCTCCGATTCCTGATAACTTAGTCTTTAATTGAGCTTTTTCATACTCAACATATTTCTTCTTAATCGTATTTGCATTTTCTGCAATCACAACAGCAGGTATTGCTCCTGATACTTCTTTAAACACATCGTATTTTACACCTGTGCTTGTTACTTTTTGTGTGATCTCATATTGCAAACCTTTTGCTTTGCAAATTAAAGCAATCCATCCTGATAATGACTTCAAACTTTCTTTGAAAAATGCTTGCTTACCTAAACGATTTGCCACATCAAAAGCACCTGCCATTAAAACAACTTTAGCTTTCTTAAAGACTTCTTCTTGTGAATTACTTGTTGGATTTCCTTGTCTCACAATGAACTCTAAATATCCTTCCCATACCTTTTGTAAATTCGTTTCAATGAAAGCATCTACTTTTTGAATATTTACTTTCAAGTCAATCCAAAGGTTTTTCAATTCCTCATCTTGTTCTTTTTCTCTGAAAAATCCCAAATAATACAGATATGCTTTTTCCATATCTTCATCTAAAGACCACTTAACTAAAGACTTATCTTTCGCTACCTGTGATACTCGATCATTAATATAATCGATTAAGTAATCTTCAAACTCTACCAATTGCTGGTAGTGATTAAAAACATAATTGCCATTTCCTTCGATCTTGCCTCTAGTAGTATCTCTACTAGACAATTGTGGAACTTTAAAAGCTAATAGAAAATTAGATTTAAATGGATTGGCACTGCGATTTGGATTGTTTATCAATTTCACAACAGGCATTTTGCTTATCCTTTGTTTTAAGTGAAAATATGCTCTTTTATAATTATGCTTGTAAATATAGATTTAATATTAAATTTTCTCAATCTCATTCGTAATAGATAACTTGTCTGTACGATCCATCATAAACCATTCCACACTCACAGGTTCAAATTGTGCAAACTTTGCAAACACTGTTTCTTTGTCAAATTCCTTGCATGAATATACATCCAATTGAATTAAGCCGGGCACTGCTTCATCCCACACATGAATCGCAATATGTGATGTTTCAATAATAGTCACTGCTGTTAAACCTCTATTGCCTGCCTTGTCAAGATACACAGCATGGGGTCCACTTAAAATCTTCATGTCAATCGCTTGGATCAAATCCTTTAACCATGATTCAATCACATCTGTTGCCATAGGTGGCTTATTTACATAAGCACGGATTACAATATGTTGGTGTTGTAGCATTTTACTACGACCTTTCTTTTTCTATTAAAAAAAATGAGTTTTTGCTTTATACAAATTTCTTTTAATCATTATTAAAATTCTAACATCCGAACCACTATATATCCCATTCGCCATGCTTGTATTAAATTCCTCTTTACCATACTCACATCACCATCTACACTAAAACACTCAGGACAATCCTTATTCCTAAAATCACATTTTACTGTATATGATGGACATCCTTTCTTATCTGCACATACACTATTCTTTATCGGTATTAACTTTAAACATCCTTTCGGATCTCTTAATCCCTGCGACTGCATTAATGTTTTCGCATCACCTCTTAATGCTCTGTCTATCACTTCCTCTGATATGACAGGCAATAATCTTTCCCATTCACTATCTTTTAATTCTATATACTCACCCCAATTGTCTACATTCTCTTTTGGTATTATTCTAGCTACCTTTGGATTACCATATCTCTCATCTGTTATCACACAAAAGATCATTCCATTTTCTCTATACATTTTTAATTATATCCTTTTTTCTTATCTTCTATTGCCTTTACTGACTGCTCTACCATGTCTTGATCAAATATATCATGATCTGTGATCTGCTCTAATACCTTTTTACTTGCACATAAAATATAAGATAAGATTTTGGTTTGACCTTCTTCATTATTCACTATTAACTTATGATGTGGCAAAACATGAAATATATTTAAAAGCTGTCCTATCTTAATCCATACATTTAATAATTCCTGTTCACCTTCAAAATCATTTTGTCCAAAGTAATATGTCTGTGCTAACTGTGATATTAAAAACTCAAATCCTTCTTGATTAAATACATCACTCGGTAGTAGTTCTTTATCTTCTTCATTGTTGTCTGTCATTTTCAAGTTTCCTGTATATCTTTATCCATAGTTCAGGTTCTGTCTTTTTGGCAAACAATAAAAAATCTACTGCTTCCCATAACTTTAAACATTCCTTTAAAGATAATACTTTTTCTTTTGTAATCCTTGACAACTTATTTATTGTTTTCGCCTGCCAATCAATTTCACTATCTTCTATATCCACATCTTTAAACACATCAGGTTTCTCATATTCCTGCCATTCGCTTAAACCATATTTCTTTTCTATCATCCTGCAAGCTACATTAAATTCCACACCTTCTTTTTCCATTACTGTTGATACTACATCTCTTACCTTGCCACAAGCAAAGCAATACCATGTCTTTGTATTATGGTAATATCTTGCACTAGGTTTTGTATCTACACCACTACCATGTAAATCACATGAAAATTGTTGATCAGATCCATTCGTTCTTACATTATATCCATAAGCACCTAACACTTGATCTAAAGGTACTTGGTTTTTAATACGATCTGATCTTTTACTCATTTTTCTATATCACATCTGTTAATGGATCTGCTTTTGCATTACCTGTTAATGGCAATAATGACAAATTATCACTGTTTGTGATTTTACCTGCAGGAAACAAAATGTTTGCATTAAATGTAGGAAAGCCTGCTTGATCTCTACTCTTTAAACATTGATACTTAATTTGTTTCTGTTCTCTCACATCATTACCAAACCAATTTGCTATCACTATATCTGCTGATCGTTCTGCTTCATTTGCATAAGACAAGTGTGTTAATTGATACTCACCATTCTTTTTAAGAGCATCATTATAGCCATCACGACTAATCTGAAATAAACATAACACAGGAATACCTTGACCACGATTAAAATTCATTGCCATTCTCTTTAAATCTCTAATGACTTCATTTAATCTTTCTGTGGTTGATCCATATTTAGTTCTACTTGCTAGTAACAAAGCATGGTCTACTACGATCAAATCTATCTTTTCTTTTTGACTTAATAACTCTGCTTTTGCTCTTAAATCTTCTACTGTGAAATCAAAGCTATCAGGATTATCTCCTTCTATATGAATTGCTCCATATTCACCATTTTCTCTACATTTCTTTAAATCAGGTACTACATAATTAAAAAAGAAATCTTTCTCTTCTGCTGTTAGCTTGCCACCACGAACTTTAGATGGATCAATCCCTTCATATAATTCTACATTAGGTTTCTGTAATCCTAATGCTAAACGAATATTCTTAAATTTAGAATGACAAGAATGAATACAATAAATTGATCTTCTTACTTGTGGATAGTGCATTTCTAATGAGAAATATAAAGTATTGGTCTTATCCCAAGTAGCTTGTGAATATGCCCAATTTAATGCTGTCTTTGATTTAGCATGACCTGTAAAGCCAGCTAAAATATATAACTCTTTTTTTCTAAATCCACCTATCGCATCATCTATAATCTTAATACCTGTTGTAGGAATGACTTCTCTACCTGCCTCTTCTGCTTTTTGATATTCTTCTGCAAGGTCTTCTACATCTGTTAATACTTCACCACCTAGCTTTGATCCAAATGTAGGTGTCATCACTTCTACTAACTTATTAGATAAGAAACGACCTGCATCTCTTGCTCCTTTAAGAATAGTTTTATGGTTGCCTTTTTCTTTGACTTCTAAACCACTTTTAATAATTGTCTTAACATCTGTAATGGTATTTGACAATTTAATGATACGAGCCTCTTCTACAAGGTTTTCAATTTCACTTAGGAAATTACCTTTATAGATAGGTGTAATAGATGCTAATGCACGAACACGATCTGAACATTCAAATTCATTTTGTGTTTCAAAGTGTTGTGTAATAGTAGCATGATCAGGTAAATGTCCGTGATTTGACATAAAACCTTTTACATAAGACCAAATCGCATTATCTTCTTTTGTTTCAAAGTTAAAAATGCTTTCTCTTAATGCCATGTAATTCATCTGCATTTGATTAATATCATCACCTAATCTTTGATCAGGCAATATACTTCTTAAAATCTTCATGTTTTCTTATCTCTTAAATTTTAAGTGTTGGTACTTTTTTGTTTTCAACTTCTTGTTGCTCTACAAGTCTTATATTATTCCATCCTAATAATACATCTTCTACACCTCTTGACCATGCAATATGTCCTTCACATAATGGTCTGTTTGGATCAACTACAATCCAAGTAGGTTTATTAAGATGTTGTCTTAATTCTATTGTTTCTATTAAGACTTCAGGCATAGCTGAATTTCTTGCCATCTTAACACCTAATCTCACTATTAAAAGACTTGGTGCTTCAGCCATATCTTCTAAACCACGAACTGTAATTTCTCTAGTGAAATCAGGATCAATAATATCACTTTGTGCTAATGAGATATTAGAAAGCCATGCACTCATTAAATTTGCATCAGATACAACTTTAATAAAAAAGCTAGGATTCTTTTCTAAAAAGATTGCTCCTTTCAGATGAGAACATAATTCTGTTTTCTCTGCATGAACAATAATGTTTTCTTTTAGTTTACCTTTTAAAGGTGTAGCTTTTTTCGCTGGAAATTGACTTAAACCTGTCCAAGCTCTTTCACATTGATTTTTCAAATGTTCTTTTAATACACATGAACATTGAGCCATGATAGGTTCATTTCTATAATATTGACCACTAGGTACTAAACCTATGCCACCACATTTTTCACAAACTTTAGCCATTGTCTTTTGCATCCTCTAGTAAGCCATTGAAAATATCTTTGAGTTCTGTATCAGATACTCCTTCTATCTTATCTGATTCTTCATCGTTTTTCAGTCTTTTACCTAAAACATTTTCAATTAAATCCATTTTACTTGCTAAGGCTTTCATTACACGATCATCAATAGTCTTTGGACAAACTAAATGATAACAAAATACACGATCATGAATACTACCGATACGAATCATTCTACCAATGATTTGAAGATAATCACCTGCACTCCATGGGGAGTCATAAAAGATAACTGCTTTAGCTAACTGTAAATTAATACCTTCTGCCGCCGCCATTGTAATCAAGACGACCTTTACATCAGAATTTTCATCTTGAAATGCCTCTTGTGATTTCTTTCTCTCATCATCCTTTTCACCACCTGTAATTCTTACACTCTTAATTTTCTTTGCTGTTAGTTCTCTTTCCAAAACATCTATCATCTTCCTAAACCTTGAAAAGATAATTACCTTTTCTCCATCTAGTTCATCTTCTAGTAACTCAAATAAAGCATCCATTTTGCCACTATCACCTGTCGCATCTACAAGTTCTAAATGGTTTACAATCTGTTGACAATACATAACTGCTGTGAGTTTTGTTACTTCCTTTTGTTTGATCTCACCTGATTCAGCATCATATTTTTCTAATAGACCACTTAATGCTTCTTTATATTTTGATCTTTGTTGATCAGATAATTCACATTCAATTCTCTTAGTAGTCAATGGTGGCAATTCACTCGCTACTTCATGTTTTGGTCTACCTACAAAGAAAGGATCAATCTTTTCTTTAAATGCTTCAATATCAGATTTCCTATGACCTACTACAAACTTAATTCTCTTTCTACCTATTTGCTTATCTACACATACACAGTAATTAGACATGAATACATTCTTGCTAGGCATAAGTCCGGGGACAGTTACTTTATAGATTGCCCATGCTTCCATAAGTCTATTTTTAATAATAGTAGCTGATAAAGACCATACCTTTTCTGCACTACCAGATAAATGAGAACAAACTTGATGGATTTGAGAAGTATCGTTTTTAAAAGCAGTTGCCTCGTCAAAGACCATAACATTACCTGTGATAGGTTGAATAATATCAAAATCAATCACACCTGTTCTATAACCTAAAATAAGAACTTTAGTAGTAGTACAGGCAAAGTAAGCATCATAAACCTTTTGTCTTTTCTTTTTATCTCCACTGACAACAAAACAAGAGATACTACCATTGGTAAATTTCTCAAATTCACTTGCCCATTGGTTTAGAGCAGATTTAGTAGTCATAATGACAGCAGGCATATCAGGTCTTTTTTCCCATACATAGCATAGAGATGCTATGGTTTGAATCGTTTTACCTAACCCCGTGTCATCGCCAAGTACAAATCGTGGCATTGCAAGTAAATGCAGAATGCCTTGTAATTGATAGTTTCTTAATGTTAAAGGTTTGCCATTTGCCAAATGAGTTCTCAAGAATGAGTTTGCAGGCATTTTGATTTCTTGTTTAACACGAACTTCTCTTAATTTTTCAATAGTAGCAAGTAGCTTTGGATCTTTTAAATAATTCATTTTTAAGTAGTCATCTTTCAAAGTGATAATGAATGATCTACTTATAAGATATTTATCTATGCTTTACATCTATTAAAGCACTTGTTTTTTTACAACACCTGTCATTGGTTTCCAAGTCAAAATAATATTAAACAGGATAGCATATTCAGTAGCTAGTGGTCTATTAGAATGTAAAAGTTTAAATGTTTGTTCTTGAATATAATCTGACTTGATATTAATTTGTTTTTGTTTTTCTTTAAGCCATGTTTTTTGAATCCATTTAATAATTTTACGAACAGCTGTGATTGCTCTTAAATAGATATCACCTGTATAGACAGGTTTTCTCTTAATAGTACCATATTTAAGTTTAGCTATTCTAGTTAGCATAATATATGCTTGTGTTTGCTCGGATTTACCAACCTTTCTTTTAATAAAGAAGTACCAAGCAACATTTGCTGAATCGGCATCACGACCAAAAAACTCTAAAATAAACTTAAACAGTTCATCTGTTTCAACATCTGTAAATTTAAAAATATCCATTTTAACCTACCATCCTTAGTCCAAGTTTGTTAATAAGTCTAATGTATAAATTCTTTACTTCGATTGCGACTTCTTTGCTTTTTGGATGATCTGCTTGATCTAAAGCACCTTCCCAATCACCTGCTAATAAAAGTTGAATGACTACATCACCATTCATTGGTTCATGAATCATGATCTTATTTCTTCTTTTTTCATTTAGAATTGTAGCAATAATTCTATCTCTTGCTTGTTTTACTCTTGCACTATGCTTTTGAATATTGCCTATCAATATTCTACAGGTTTCATTTGATGCCATCTTAATAGCTGTATCATAATCATTTGCCATTAAGACATCTACAATCTTTGGATCATCAAACTTTTCAATCGTAGCATATATATCTAATAAGGTTGCTATATTGTCTTCAGCATTTCTTGTAGGTAAAGAATGTGTTGAATATCCACCATAGGCTTTTTCTGATCTGTTCATTTTAAAACTCCTTTATGCAAAAGTAGTTTTCAATAAATATTTTATTATTTTCTTAAGTATTAAATACTCTAATTTCAGAAAAAAGGATAGATCACCATGTCTAAGAATCCAGATCAAAATCCACAAAATGTGGGTGGCTTTGATATGCAAGGTACTAGCGAACTTTACAAATTTAATACATCACCAAATACTCGTGTTGCTCTTTCTCAAAAGGTAAGAATCCTAGCACCTACTTATGGTAAAACAGGACAAACTGCTTTAAAGAAATATCAGTTAGGTGTTGTAGAAACTTTTTCTTATGAAGGTAATAGTAGATCTACAGAAGCTAGAAGAGGTATTGGTTTTGGTGATCAGATTGCAGAACTTGTACCCGGGCTCACTGATCCACCAACCATTTCTTTCACTCGTGCTTTATTTTATTTATCTAATGCTTTCCAAACGATTGGTTTTGCAGGTGGTGTAGACGGACCCGTAAGAAGTGTTAAGCATACTCGCTGGCCCTTTGATGTTGAAGAACAACTTGTGTTTAGTGATATTGCAGATAATGAATCAGATGGTACAGATGGCAATACATATACTCAAGGTATTGTTAATGTAGATTACTCTGCTCAAAATGTTACTGAACCTGATGTCTCAGCATTTAGATATTCTAAAAAAGTACACAAAGCTATTTTAACTTATTTTGAAACCTGTTGGTTGCACTCTATTGATCACTCTGTTGATATTAGTTCTGCACATATTATGGAAAATGTTGCTTGTGGTGTTACAGATGTACACGATGGTCTTTCTACTTATGGTGAGTTCTTATCTACAGGTAATAATCCTTATCTTGGTCAAGTTGCATCTAAACGATTCCCTGCATCTCGTTGATAATTTTATTGTATGATATAGATGACGATCTATAAAGGGAGAATATAAATATGTTTTTAAATGAAATCGCATCTGCATTTGATGATCTTATTAAAATTGGTAATCTCGAAAGACAAGTTACTATTGGCAATATTTCTTTAGTGCTTAAAACACTCACACCAGCTGATGAAATTGAAATCCAAAAAGTCATTAGTGCTTTTAGAAATGATGATACACTCGCAGTTGAGTTTATTGATGTGTTTAGAAAAGAAACTCTTTCAAGAGCAATCATTGAAGTGAATGGTAAAAATCTAAGAAATCTCACAGTCATTGAAACTGAAGAAAATTTAGATAATGGTGTTTCCATTAAGATCACCAAACAAGAAGCTATTATGAAAATGCTTGATAAATTACCTAAAGGTATTCTTGCACACCTGTTTAATGAAATGACTGCTTTAACAGAGCAATCTGAAAAACAAGTGGAAAGTTTATTGCAGGTTAAAGAAAAAGATAATCTTGTTGAGGCAGATTTATTAGAAAATAGAGCAAATACTTTAAGACAACAAGAAATTCAGAAAAAGAATGAAGAAAAGACCAAGCAAAGTTTGGCAACTTTAAATAATATTAAGCAACCAAATTTTAGTGATGCTTTAAAGGAAATCGGATCTGTTGAATAAAAATGATAGATCATTATCAAGATTTAAGACAAGTCATTGAATATGGCTTTCTTTCTTTTAAAATACTTATCAATCACAGATATATTACTTTCAGATCACCATCTCTTAAAGATTTTGAATTGATGGAATCTTATTCTTTAAGATCTGTAAGAGATATTATTCTTATCGCAAGGTGTATCTATTCTATTGGTTATGTCAAAATCAATCAAGACAGAGATTTCTATCAAATGATAGAATTTTGTAAAACCATTCCTATGTCATGTTTTAATAAGATTGTGCTTTATATATATGCAATCACTAATCGTTTAAGAAATGCAGGTATTTTACTTGAAGGATTTTGCTATGAAACTGAATCAAGACAGCTTTGGAAAACTTGGATGTCTAAAAATAGATTTCAAAAAGAAGTATCTGATGGTGCTTTTGATACTTTGCAACTCGCTTGGATTATATGGAATGAAAGTGAAGATTTAAAAGCTATAGAAGATTCACATTGGCAAAGGTCATTATTTGTAGCTAGTGCTATGGCATCAGGTGTAGATAAAATTAAAGCCAAATGGAAAAATCAAGAAGAATTGGAAAACAAGAGAAGAGAAGAAGTAAAGAAATATGCTCGCATGGGAAAACCTATGCCTAAAGATGCTAAAGGAGCTGTCCTAGATCAAAATGAAAAATTGATTGAAGAAATGAGAAGGTGGTTAGCTGGTGAAGAAGATGAACATGATAAAGTGATTAGAGAACATAAAGAATTTATGAAAGAGCAAATCACTAAAGCTAAAACCTATGCAGAAGAACAAAGACAAATTGCTATTGAGAAAAAGGAAGAAATACAAGCTATACCATTGGTTGGTTATTCCTTAGATGATATAAAACAAAAGACAGGTGGAATAACACAATCAACAACAATAGGTGTGCATTTAAGTAAAGACAATGAAAAAGTATTAAATAAAATTATGGCAGATGCTCTTGTACCTGAGCCTTTAAATCCTGAACAAGATTCAATTTTCAATCAATCAAAAACATCATTAATGGATAAAATTACACAAAGGCAACCAAAGATATAGGTAAAGAACATGGCAATTCCAAAGATGCAAATGACAATGGATCAGCTGAAAGATCTAACCAAAAAAATTTCTGATACCGATAAAAGTCTTTTAGGTGTGATGAATACTATTGTGCATCAAGCAGAACTTGTGAAAAAAGCATCTGCTAATTTTAATGATACTCTTGCTAAAGTGAATAGTAGAACTTTAGGTGATTATGAAGCTCAAAAGAAAAAACTAAAAGAAATCAATAAAATCAATAAGGATTTCCAAAAATCCGAAATGGAAATTTTAAATAATATCAAAAACCTTCAAGCAGTAGGATCTAAAGAATCAAGAAAACAAATCATTGAACAAAGACTTGAATTAAAGAATTTACAAAAAGAACATGAAAAAATGTTTAATACTCAAAGGAGAGCATATGAAGAAATTGCCAAACAGAATTTAAAGATCATTAAAGACTTTGAAGATGGTATTGAAGAAATTAATCAAAATTTAGATAGTGCTTTTAAAGATGGAAATCTTTTCAAACAAATTTCTTCAATAGGTAGCGAATTACAAGAAGTTATAGAAACTGCTATGGATGGTGGTATTGCAGGAATGGAAAAAATCCTATCATCTTCTTTAGGTGGCATCACTAAAGTCTTTCAAATAAGAGCATTAAAACTAGCTGAACAAGGTAAAAAAGATTTAGCTAGAATTACTGAATTAAAAAAAAGAGGTGCTAAATCAGGTGGTTCATCCGATGATGATAAAGAACTTACTACATTAGAATCAAGTAGAGTTAGTTCTGAAAAAGATGCTACAGGTATGTTAGCTATGAGTAAAGGTATGCAGATGCTTTCTGTAGGTGTAATGGGTGTTGTCACTGCCTTTAAAATGATGATTGATGCTGAATCTAAAGTTAAAGAATTTAATAAAGATATGTTGAACGATGCAGGTGGTTCTTTATCTTTTCTTAAACATAGTCAAGAAGGTTTAGCTAGTAGTTTAAATACCTATCGTGAAGGTTTTGCTAAAATGGCAAACACTGTAGGTATGAAAGCTGATGAGATCAAATCTCAATTTATTGCTCTACAAGACACTACTTTCTTCAATAAAGAAACACTTAAAGATTTTGATGGTTTTGAAAGAGCATTTAAAACACTATCTACTTATTCTAAAGGTCTTGGTCTTTCTATTTCTGAAACAACAGAAATTGCTGAATCTTTTGTTGATAGTATGGCTATCGATACATCTACACAAGATGGTATGGAAACTTTATCTTCTGCTTTTCAAAGTATTGGTTTCTTTGCAAGCAAATCTAATATCTCTACCAAAGCATTTACCAACCAGCTTAAAGAGGCTAATGCTAAATCTACTAGCTTTAATAAGTCTATTGTTCAAACTGCATCTGTTATGTTTAAAGTTAATAAAGCATTAGGTGCAAATCGAGCAAAAGACTTCTTTGAAGGATTTGAGGATCAAAAAGAAAAAGAATATGCAGATCTTATTAAAAACCTTGCAATGGCTGGAGGTCCCGCAAGCGAAACGATGCAAAAAATTATGCGACAAAATGCTATTACAAGTGCAGGTGGTCTTCAAAAAGCAATTAGCAGTGATGAAGAAAAAAAAGCATTTGAAAAAGCATCTAAAGAATCAGGTTTAAATCTCGATCTCACTAAAAGTAATGAAGAAATTATGACACAATTACAAGGTGTTGATCTAACAAGCGATGCTTTTGTTAAATTCATAAGTACTTTAGAAGATTCAGGTATTGGTAATGCCTCTGCTTTAATTGAAAAAGTACAAGCAGGTGTTAGATCTGCTCAAGGTGTTGGTAAAGATAAAGGATTTGAAGAACAATCATTAGCTTTAAGAGAACTTTCTATGGGTGGTCAATATGCAATGAAATTTGCTGAAGCAAAAGCTATTATTGAAACAGGTGCAGGTAAAGGTAAAACAATTAGTCAATTAGATGAAAAAGTTTTAGAAACAGTTAAAACTGCTCTCAAAGGTCAAGGCAAAACTGAAAAAGAAATCAATACTTTAATTTCTTTAGATCAAAGAGCAAGAGGTGATTTTAGCAAAGCACAAGAAATCCAAGCTAAATATGCAAGTGCTAGTGCTGAGGACAAACAAAAAATGGATGAAGATTTAGCTAAAATGGGTTTAATGATGAATGCTCAAGGTGAACTTGTTACTAAAAATACACAGCAACTCGTTAAATCTACTGAAGATATGTATGTCGCAACAGGTGAAATTTTTAGTGAGGAACAAAAAGCAAGAGAACCTAAAGTTAAATCTGAACAGGATCTTATGAAAGATCAAATAGATGCTACTTGGGGTATGGGTGATCGTCTTGAAGCTACCTTCGGTGTTTATCTTGAACAGCTTAATACTTATGTTGCTAAAATCTTATCTTATATTTCATCTTGGTTTGGCACTCAAACAAATCAAGAAATGAAAACTCAACAAAGACTACAAGAAGAAAAAATTGACCAACAAAAGCGATACGATAAACAAATTAAAGAAGAAACAGATAAAATCGCTCAACTTAAAAAGACAGGTGGCAGTGCAGATGAAGTTGCGAAAAGTGAAAAAAGAATTGCTGAACTTTCTAAACTTAAAGAATCTAGTCAAAGCGAACTAGAACTTCTACAAAAAGGTGCTACTTTATTAGGAAATAAAAAACAACAAGAACTCCAACTTGCTACTACTAAAAGAGATGTTGCTAGTAAAGCATTTGGTGCTGGCACAGCAGGTGCTAAATTAGGTGCTTTAAAAGAAAGTTTAGGCAAATCTACAGATCAAGAAGTTTTAGATTTATTAGATGAAATGAGAGATATTTATGAAAACAAAGATGATGAAGATGCTACTGAAGAAGAATTAAAAAAACTTGCTGACTTTGAAGAAAAAGTTAAAGCATCAGGTCTACAATTACAACTCGATTCTACTTTAGGTACTGAATATGCTAAAATCTTTGATGATCAAGGTAGAGCTTTATTTGAATCTATTGAAGGTTATATGAGTGATACAAATAAAGTGAACACGGATGTTTTACATAAAGAACTTCTTAGTTCACAAAATAATCAAAAAGAAATTTCAGGTTTCTTTGAAGAAATTGGTGCTAAAACTCAAGAGGATGCTCTAAAAATATTAGAGTCTTATCGTAGTGATATTTTAGAGCAAGAAAATGATCCTTACTTTAATAAACTTACTAAAGAACAGGAAGAACAAAAAAAGAAAATTGAAGATGCTATGAAAAAGCATGGCATCCAAACTAATTTTGAATCCGATTATCTAACTTCAAATTTATCCTTATCTAAAGGCGATGAAAAGTTTCTTCGAACAAGTCATGGTGAAGGTCAATATGTATCAGACACAATGAAAGATGTTTTTAATCCAGCTTTATTTGCTAAAGCACAAACAGAAGAAAATAAAAAAAATAGAAAAGAAACTGTCGATACTACTGCTGAAGGTATTCAACAAGGTTTAGAAAAACACGAACTTAGTAAAACTCAATTTGATGCAAGTGGCAATCCTATACCTGCTCTACCTATGCAGGATTTTATTTGGCGAGAAAAAGGTGGTCTACAATCATTCTCACCTCAAGATAATGTCATTGGTTTTAAAGATCAAGGTAAAATGGGTTCTGCTATCAATTCTATGATGGCAGGCAATACTACTAATAATAACAATAATGCTCGTGCTATGTTTAATATCAATATCAATGGTGGTAATAAAGATGAAGTTCTTAAAACTATTACTGATGCTCTTAAAAGAGCAGGTGTTGTTACTGAACGAACTTCTTATGCTTAATAGAAAGAAAGGATATGTTTAAATGCCTAGCTTAAATGATCTTAATAATGGATCAGGTGTTAGACCTGTCATTTTTGATATTGTTGCTCCTGATGGATACACTTCTCTCTTAAATGATGGTCAATCTGATCTTAGACTTGTTCTTCAAGTCAATCCATCCAATCTTAAATTCTCTTACACTAAAAAAATCACTCGTACTCAAACCTTTGGTGGATTTATTGAAACTCATTGGGGCGATGAACCTATCACCACTAATATCGAAACTGCTACAGGTGGTTTTATCCGTGTAGGTACAGGTACATCTGCTATCACAGGTGCTGTTCCTAGTGTAGGTGGTTCTAATTTAGATACAGGTACTCGAATGGATACTCTTGCCTATGATAAATATTTAGATTTCCTTGCTCTATTCCATAACAATGGTGCTTTATATGATGCCTTTGGCAATATTGTTGTGCATGGTAGAATTAAAATGTCTTTTAATGGTGGTACATGGTTTGGTTGGTTTCAAACCTTTACTGTTACTGATAGTATTGAAACTCCATATAGCTTTGCTTTAAGTGCAGGCTTTCAAATCGAAAGAGAAGTACATGAAATCCGAACTCAAATGGGAGGTTTTTAAAATATGAAACCTACTCTTGATATTAGTCAATTTTCCCAATTGGCAACAGGTGAACTCTTTCAAATGTATAGCAATGAAGTATCTAATGGTGGTTATCCTGTAGATACTGCTGATCCTGTTGCTCGTTCTTATTCACCTTTTGTTATGTATATCGAACCACCTGCTATTATCTTTCCTAAAACAATAAGAAAACAAAGTGAAATCTCTTCTACTAAAATCCCACCTTTTGCATCACCTTTAAGAAATAGAGCATATCTAGCTACTAATGTTAATAGTCTTAATGGTGCATCTATTTCTTCTAATGCTAAAAATCCTATTTACTCTTTTAATAGTCAAGTTACTGAAAATAATACTTCTCAAGCTGGTCTTTCAGATCGTTTAATGGCTTTAGATATTGTAGATCAATTTAAACAATTAAGAGATTTGCCACCACTCGTCTTTCTTTCTAATCCACAATCACTAGGCTTAACCTTTACTAAAGTCCAACAATATTCCGAACGAACTAGATTTGGTTATGTTTTTCAAGCATGGGGTGAAGATTTACCTGATCTCGATATTCAATGCAAATCAGGTGCTTTTATTGCCTATGGTGATCCAAGTAAAACTGCCACAGGTTTGCAATTCGCATCTATGAGAGATAGTGCCAGCTTTAGACAAATACTTGCTATCCTTGCCATGTATCGTAATGGTGCTACCATCCGTGATCGTGTTGGTAGATCTGAAATGATACATGAAGTTGGTCGCTTTGTTATTGAATATGATGGTACTAGATATAAAGGCAGTCTTGAATCCTTTGACTATGGTTATGATGAAGCACAAATGCTTGGTGGTATGGATTTTAACTTTAAAATGAAAGTTCATGAAATGACTTATTTTGAGCCTACTAAAGCACAAAATACTGCCACACCTAAAACAAATCTTGATGCTGATAAAATAGAACTTACTCAAAACGATATTATTGAGGATAACCAAACTACTAAACCTGTTGGATCAGGTGTTTTACTTCCTACAGAGCAAAGCCAACAAACTCAAGTCAATGCTTTGTTTACTTCATCCCAACAAGGACAATAACATGAGTACTACTACTAAAGGCACTAGCTTTGTTAATACTTCAAGAATTGAAAATAGACCTTATGCAGGATCATGGAAACCTAATTTTAGAAAAGTACATACATGGTCACCCGATGCTCTTGTCTATATTAATGGTGATACTGCTTTAATAGGCTGTCAAGAATGTAAAAATAAAATAGATTTCCAACCTTTTATTACATCTGTTAATGTTGAAGCAGGTAATACATCTTCATCATCATCATCTTCTATTAATTTTTCTATACCTAAACATCATGGTGATAGCATCTTTAAAGATGGTACTTTTATTTTATGTGTAGGCTTAGAGATCAATGTCTATTATCGTGGTTTTTTTAATGTCCAGAATTTAGTTGAATCAGAAATCATTGATTATGGTGATGAAGAATATGATTTAGCTGATCTACAAATGAAACCTTATTATCCTGTCTTTCATGGTGTTGTTACAAGTGTAAATTACACATATAGTGGTGGCTTTTATTCAGGCAGTTTATCGTGTAATGGTTTATTACATTTTTGGCAATATCAACATATCATCACACAATCAGCATCACTTGAATCTGTACCTAATGCTCAAATGCAACCTACAGGTCATGTGTTCACAGGCTGGACACCACATCAAATTATTAAATATCTATTTAAAGATCGTGGTGGGGCTCAAAAAAATGATTTAGGTTATGTAATCAATGGTGTTAGTAATTTATCTTCTCAAGGTGGTGATGAACTTTGGCAACAAGCATTACAATATTGGGAAACTAGATTTTCTCAAGGTCTTTATAATTTAAGAATGTATGGTGCATCAGGCAATCTTCTTACTAATGGTGCAGATGCTTATATAGATCAGCTTATTGTTAATAGTGGTTCTTTAAGTCCTAGATCTCAAAATGGTTTACCTACAATGAACTCTCAACAAAGAGTAGATAACACTCTTGATCCTAGAGTTCTTAGACAATATGATTTAATTGAAGTACCTTTGACAGGTACAGACACAGAACAAATACAACCTTTTACTTTAGATGTTGGCAGTGTTGGTCAATTTGATTCTTATCAATCTACTTATGAAACTAAATTAGGTATTGCAGATACTGTCGTTGAAAAAACAAATTGGGAATTTTTTCAAGATGTAGATGGTGATCTTGTTTTTAAACCACCTATGTTTAATCTTAATGTTAAAGGTAATCGTGTCTATACTATTAAACCTGAAGATATTGTAGATTTAGGTTTTACTCAAAAAGAACCTAATGCTACCTATGTTGTCTGTAAAGGTAGTATGTTTGGCAATATGACAGGTCTTGTAGATAACCAACAAATTGCACCTCAAGCACAATATGTAGATTATCGTTTAGTTGCTAAATTTGGATGGCGAGAAAATCAATTTGATGCCACTCATATTAAAGATCCTAAATCTGCTTTCTATATGGCATCTGCTAAACTTGATCTTCTTAATAAAGATGTTGAAGGCTGTACACTCACTATTCCTTTAAGACCTGAATTAAAAGCAGGTTATCCTATCTATATTGAACATATAGATTGCTTTTATTATGTAGAAGCTGTTAGTCATTCTTTTTCTTTTGGTGGTGATTGCACTACTTCTTTAACTCTTGTTTGCAGAAGAAAGAAATTTATCCTGCCCGGCAGTTCTAACACTTCTTATGCACAAGACAGTAGTAAAGCTGTCGATCTAGCTAATATCTCTCAGCCTAATAAATATCTCAATTCTTTAGACACGGAAGGCAATGTTCGTGTCTGTGGTTTTCCTAATGTAGTTATGGCTATTGACCAAACTAAAATCAATCCTACTTCTTTACCATCAGGTCAAGATAATATTGAAATCTCTACACCTGAACATCTTAATATGCTTATCCTTGAAGCACATAATGCAGGTATTTTACAAATTGCACCTCAAGCATCTAGTGATTTAAATAAAGGTAATCCTCTATTTAATGGACCCTTCTTTGTTAGAAATCCTGCTAGTACAGATGGTGAAGGTGAAATCATAGGTATTCTTGATGTTAAAGATGCTACAAGTCAATTAGGAACACAAGCTAGTATATCACCTAATAACTCTACTAATGCAGTCCAACCTAAAGATAATTCTATTAAAGGTAATGATTTGAGCCAAGATCAAATTGCTAGTAATGAACTTAATGTACAAAACCAATCTCTACCTGATGAAATACCTACTACATCTGTAGATATTGGACAACAACAATCTATTGCAGATAAGAAAGTCACTTTAAGTCAATTGGTAGATCTTGTTAAATCATATAGATCATCAAATACAACAGCTTTTGGTCAAGGCAGTAAAGCAAATATCCTTGCAAATTTAGCTACAAGAAAATCTACCTTTGGTGGTGCTGTCGCTGGACATTATAGATATTATAGTTGCTCTCATCCTGATGTTCAAATGCAAGGTGCAATTGAAATATCAGTAAAGAAAGGCAAAGTAGATTTTAAGCAACCACCTAGAATAGAGGCTAATCCCAATCTTAAAAATGTAAATGTTGTAATGCCTGATCCTACTAATGCTAATACTGATGGTAATCTTATTGAATTTGTAGATGATCCTAATTTTGTTAAGACAGGTATTCGTATCTTTAAGAACATTGGACAACCACAGGAAATTGTACCTACAAGTGAAATCAAAGGTCTTGCTTTTCAAAAGATAGATTTAGAGATACCTACTACTGTTATTACAGAGCAAACTCAAGGCACACCTATGGGAAAAATGACAGGTATTTCTTATTCTCAAATTGCCAAAATTATCCGTGATCAATTATTTAGTAATGGTAGACCTTTATTAAGAGAAAAGAAGATTGGTGCTAATGATCCACAAATCAATAAGAATATTTGCGAAGTTTTATTTGATAAAGATAAAATAGATGATATAAATGAGGATATTTTCCAAGCATATGCAAATGGTTCTTTATGTGATGGTGATGGCAAATCTCTTGTAGGTGATTATATAGAAATTAATGGTGAAGGTATCCAAAGGATTCTAGGTGTTGCGATTAGAGAATGGTCAAGAGATATTTATGATGCACCTGTATCACCTGATAAAATAGGTGTTGCAAATGCTCGTCTTGATCCTGCTAATCAAAGATGGTGTGCAACACCAAGTAAAACATATTTAGATATATATACAGGACGAGATTATCGTTATGATTGTCAAGTCGCATGGTGTGGTCTTTTTGCTCAATATTGCATTAAAGAAAGTGGTGCAATTAAACCTAGTGTTTATGATGGTGGATTTTTAGGTGGATGTGGTGGCATTTTTAGTAAATGGGGAAATACTCCTAGATTTATCGATTACTATAAAAATAAAAATGCAGAAATCAAAGTAGGTGATATTGTTATCTTTAATGGTATTGATAGTGAAACAGGTGCACCCACTAATAAATCTGCTGAACATGGTAAACATATTGCTCTTTGTGCTGAAATCCATCAAGATTATATTATCTGTGTAGATGGTAATTCGTTTGGACTACATCCAGATGGTAAAGAAGGTACAGGTGTTGTTAAAACTAAACGAAAAAAAGATATTATTTGGTATCTTTATCGTTTCCTTCCTGAAGATTTTATTCCACCTGCTCAAACTCCAAAAGCTAATCCTAATGACAGTGTCTATAAAATTAAACTTAATAACATTGTTACTAACCTTATGGCTAAACTAGAAAAAAAACATTCTGTACTTACTGATCTTAAAAAAGCTAAAGAAAATCCACAAGCTGTCCAAAATGTCTTTAATACTCAAGGTGAAAATATTGATAAACTTCAAAAAGATTTAAAAATCCTTTTAAGTCTTACAGGTGGTTTTAATCTCACTCCAAGTAATAGTCTTGCTAGTGGTGCAGGTGCTTATAATAATGATCCTACTGTTATGCCTGTTTTCCCTGTATCTGATGAATATGGTTATGAAGTATTTGGTAGTTATCCTTATGGCAGAGGATTGACTTTAAGAAAAAATGGATCTTTTGAAAAACTATTAAAGAAAGATAAAACATCTTCTGTAAATTTAGAGGACACTAAAGAAGATGTTGCAGGCAGTGAACTTGCTAATGTCACTATTCAAGAAGGTAGCAATACAATTAAAAATGCAGTCAATTCAGATGCGAATTTAAATAAAGAAATGTCTACAAATATTATTGATAGTGGTCTTGCTAACCAGCCTGTAAATCAAACTTCTGTTGATCAAGGTCTTATTATTGAATCCGTGCCAAAGAAACTTCAAGATATTACTCCAAACTTTGATCAAAAAGGTAATGTCTGTGATTGTAGATCTTATGATAGAGATTTACAGCTTTTAGGTATAAGTCTTGATGGTGCATATAACTATGTCAATGTTGGTCAAGAACAACTTGTTAAGAAAATGGCTAACGATAACTTCTCTAAAGCTGAAGTTTGGCAATCTAACCAAAGCAAATTAATAGGTGGTGGCAAATGAGTAATACTACTCTCACTAATAATTTAAGAAATGAACTTGCTCCTAAATCATCTTCTCAAGGATGGTCTAAACTTTCTATCTCTCTCGCAAGCATTATTAAAGTTTATGCTGAAGAACTTAGATGTGATATTAAAGTTGTGCAAGGTGAAAAAGATGAACCTATTTATTCAGGTGTTGAAATTATCCTGCCTGCTTTTGGTGCTAGACATTTCTTAGGTGCTATTCCTGATATTAATGATCTTTGTATTGTAGGCTGGATGTCTGCTGATCAAGATGGGAAAAGAAAACCTGCTATTTTAGGTTGGTTTCCCAAATCACCTTTTCTAGGACATGATTGGTTGCCTACTCAATCTACTACTACTGAAGAAGGTATGCTCAATACACCTAAAGATAGAATTGAACTTAAAGGTATTAGTCATCGTATTAGAAATAAATTAAGACACTTTCAAGCTGGCAATATTGGTGCATCTTCATCTCAAGGCTCTGATCTTGTTTTAGATGAAAGTGTTTTATTATCTAATAGGCGAGCAAATGAAATTAGATTGAGAGATCAAGATCAAGCATTTGTTGTAAGATCCCAACAACAATTCCATACAATGAGTGGTGCTAGAATTTATGGTGGCATTGTTCAAAGAGATGCTAGAACTTTACCTAAAGAACTTATCTCTGATGGTAGTGATTGGTCTGATCCATATCAATTAGATGTAGATGGCAAACCTAAAAGAAATTTTAAAAATGATACTGTTTCACAGGATAACTATAAACCACACCATCTTTTTAGAAAAGAAAGTCTTAATGAAAAAAACAACTTTGAGAAAGATGATGGTTTCATCACTGTTGATCCATATAAATTCGTTTACAATGCTAACCTTGTTAATGAGTTTTTTGAAAATGAAAGTGAAACTAGAAGTCTTGTTTATGGTGGCAAAGCTATTCTTAGATTAAATACAGAAGGCAAAGCATCTTTTAATACTAACATGGCTACTGAATATCGTATCGAACTTAATCACTTAACTGATGGCACTTTACCTGTATCTGAACAGACAGATGGTTTTGATTCTGATAGACTGCCTGATGTTAAAGAAAGCAAAGATAAATTACCTTTTGTTGAATTTGTTTTAGGTTCTGTAGTCGGTAATGAAGCATTTACTTTAACAGGTAAAGATTTATATGGTAAACCTTTATCACCTAAAATTGAATTTGGTGCAGGTTCTTCTCTTGTAGATGCTTCTACTTTAGATTTACAAGAACATTCTGCTACTTTATTAAAAGTACAACCTGTTGTTGGTGGTGATCCTGCATCTTTTATTTCTTTTACCAAAGGTGGTGCTTTAAGAGCATTTATAGGTAATGCTACTACTGAATATGGCATTAAGGCTAAAGTCAATAGTGGTGTTGGTCTATCTGCTCAAAAAGTAAATGTTCAAACTACAGGTAATTTGGATATGAACTTAGGTGGACAGGTTTCTCTTAATGCTGGCAACAATGTAGATTTAAAATCCAATAAAGTTATTAATATTAATGCAGTCAATACGATCAATCTTAGCTCTAATGAAAGAATAAACTTATCTGCTCCTGTTGTAAATTTAGCTGATGCAGGTCAAGTTGTACTTAAATCTCAAAGTGCTTTAAATTTTGGTAGTGCTGAATCAATCAATATTTCAGCTAAAGGTAAAAATGAAACCATTATGGGTGGTTCAAGTACTACCATTAGTGGACCCAAAGACTTTAATATGTTAAGTGGACCGCCACGATCTACAAAGATTTTGGCATCACCTGCAACAGGTCAAGTCGCAGGTATTGTAGATGAAAAGGTTGTTGCTTTTGGTGATGAACTTAATACTTATTTGACTACTAGCAATATTACCGATCTCATTACATCAGGTACTAAAAATACTGTCATTGGTGCAGGTGCTTTAAATATGACTGTTGGAGCAAATGCTATTAATCTTACACCTGCAAGTGCAATAATAAATGCTACTGCAGGTGTAGCTACTGTGAATGCTTTAAGTGGTATTGCTACTCTCAATGGTGTTGCTAGTGCAGTAGTTAATAGTGAAGTTGTTACTACCATTCGTGGTGGTGGTGCTTTAGTTTTATCTAGTAAAGGTACAAGTGTTGGTTTTATTATGTGTGGATCAGATAGAGATACTGTCACAGGCTTGCCATATGTAGCATTAGGTTTAATTCCAAGAGGTCATGTTTTAGCTATTGGTTGATCTTAATAATTTATTTATATCTTTGTGATTAACAAAAACCAATTCTTTTTTAAAGGACATAACAAATGGTAATCAATGAAATCTATCGTATTGCAAAACAAACCAAAGGCAGTAGTGCTTTACAAAAGGCTTGTTTAAGAGCATTAACAGCTAAACCAAATATGAGAAGAAAAGCTAATGTTGGCAATATTGATGGTCAACTACAAGCATTAACAGAACTTCCTGCAAATGAACAAAAAGAAGTCAAAGTAGGTGTTTTAAGTGAAATCGTAAATAAAGTTAAAGTCCAAATGCAATCTCATATAGATGCAGGTGCTTTAGATACCTTTAAAGATCTAATCAAAGAAACAGGTCTTGCGAATAAAATTCGTAGAGGTGAAAAGATTATTACTGCACCTTCAAATCCACTTGAAAAAAAGATTAGTGAAAAAGCTAAAAGTTTTGCAGATGTTTCAGATAGCATTGCTTTTCTAGGTCGTATTACTCAAGCAGAATCACCTGAAGAAATTGTTAAAGCACTTGATATTTCTATGGATGAATTTGAAGGATACCTTTCTGTACTTTTAGGTAAAAAAGTCACAGGTCTTATTGGTGGTGGTTGGAGAAAGTTTTACTCTGCTATTGCTGAAATTAAAGAAGTATATAAGTTATTTACTGTTGAACTTGCAATGACACTTTTAGAAGCTAGTGTTTTTAGTTTTGTAGTTATGGCTTTTGGTGGTGGTTCTTTTATGGATATTCTTCATAGTATCGGACATGGCATTAAAGAAGTTCTCTATATTGTCATCTTGTCTGTTTTATTATTGGATATTAAAGATTCCGCCCAATTCATTCGCAAACAAGATATTTTAATTAAAGCTATTCCTATTGTGCTTTTTAATGATTTAATTCGTGCATTAAAATGGTCTTGGAATAAAATCTCTACTTTCTTTAGTAAAATCGTTTCTAATACTGTTGCTTTCTTTGATTCATGGTTTGGTGATGATGAAGAAGTTGAAACATCTAATCCCAAAGTTGCTGTCTTTAGAGAAACCTTAAGACTTGCATCTGTTAATCCTGTTTTCCATCAACGAGTTTTAGAACTTTTAGATTGAACTTTCTTTTTTCTTTGAATATTTAATTTCTTTTCTCTTTGCATTAAATCATAAGCATGAAACTTTTGTTTCGCATCTAATTTCATATTCCCTTCTATTGTAGCAAATCCACTGTCTTTATCTATTCGTCTTGATGTCAATCCTATTACCCCCGGCATCAATGCTTTCACTAGCTTTGGATCTATCATATTAATTGATATATCCCATACCATTGCTAAAACCATTGGTGAACATACCTTTAATGGTTTACCATCATATTCGCATGGCATCTTTTCTTTATATAAAGATGCACCTGATCCTGTCTGTAATTCCATATCAAAGAAATACACTTCCTTTGGCTCAACATTCAAAAATGGAAAATTAAAATGCAAATGCAAATTCTTATCGCCAAACACAGGTCTAATTTCTGTGATGGTTTGCCAGCCATGTATCACTATTTGCAAGTCTTTTGATTCTACTAACCTGCTAATAAATTCTTGTTCTACTTCTGTAAGTGGAATATAGATATGCTTATTATTGCCACCACCAAAGATATTACTCATTTTATTTAATCCCTTCAGGTTTCTCTTCAAAATCACAGGTTTCAGGTTCTGTATCACATTGGTTATTGCAATCACATTTTGGCAATTCACATTTAAAAGGCGAATTTGAATACTTTACTTTTTCATCTTTTGTTAATGCACACCAATCAGCTTTTGATCTCACTTCTTTATGTTTGTCTTGTGCTGGTGATTTGAGTATCAAACTCACTAATAAAAGCAATCCTAATAAATATTTCATATTTGACCTTTCTTAGGTGTATAATGTCTTTATATTATACATACAATAAAAGAGATACAAAAAGGATTTTATTATGGCTATGATGAAAACAGGCACACCTGCTACTCAAGTGAATACAGAAACTGTTCGTGGTTATCAAGATGGTTTACAAGGCACATCTAATCCACCTTCTGATCCTGTGCAATTACAATTCTATAATCAAGGTTTTGATCTAGGTCAAAAAGTTAAGAATGGACAGGCTCAAGCACCTATTTGGGCATAAGATCAATATTTCTTTTATTAAATCAATCTTAATAGAATAGAGAAAATCCACTTTCACAAAAGGACAAATAAAATGATCCGTAGAAATCCTACTTCTTCTTTGAGAACTCGTTTAGCTTCTCAATATAAGAGAGCAAATCCTGCTCTCAAGCAAGAATATGCAAAAACAATCCAAATTATTAAAAACCAAATGGGGAAACTTCTAAAAGATGGTGATCTTTTTTTACAAAAAAGATATCAACAACTTGAAGATCAAATGCCCTGGGACCAATTGTATCATCTCCATGCAGAATTGACAGGCGAACAACTTGATCTTGAGGATATCAAGTATAATATTCTAACTCAATGGCAAGACTTAGCTTATAGTTTAACACCTTCACTTCCTGTGGAATCTACTAAGGACTTTGAAGAACTTATGTCATCTTTAGATCAACTTAAGAATGATGTAATTAAGAGATAAACCTTTGGCACAAACTATCGAATCCTAAAATCTTTGCTTATTTTCATATAAAATTCTCTTTCTCAATACTTTATTTATATCATTCTTATTAAATGTAGTCGCCTCCTGCAATTAGGTGTTCCTTGTTCGTTCGCACGAAACGATCCTACAAAAATTCGTGCATCCTAATCTTAAAAAAGAGAATGCAATCCTTGATTTGGTGTAGCTATTGGCTTTTTAGGTTTAGAAATGGGTGTTCCAATTTTTCTTAATTTTAAATTTCCATTAAAAAAATCACATACTCTTTGTGTGGCAATATTAGAATACTTTTCATCTCTATCTATACTCATAGCTTTACGATTATTTTTAATGGATGCAATCAAAGTTGAGCCTACTCCACCAAAAGGATCAAGTATCCAATCATCTTCATCTGTAAATGCCAAAACACACCTTTCTGCAATTTCTACAGGAAATTGACAAGGATGCTCTGTTTTTTCAGGATGTGCATTTTTCACATTAGGTACATCAAATATACCTTTTTCAAATTCGTTTTCTATTATTTCCCAAAAATCAGATGGATTTTTACCTAAAGGATTTCCACTAAGTTGTCCTTTTTTCGGTCCTTTAAAATGTTTTTTATCTGGATATAAAGAAGGTACTCTAATAGAGTCAAGATTGAAAGTATAGTCTTTAGTTTTTGTAAACCATAATAAAACTTCATACCTACCTGATAGCTTTTTTGTGCTATGTAAGCCATGCTCAAAATGCCATACTATACGATTTCTAAGCTGTAAACCTAGCTTCTTACAAATAGGATAAAAATAAAAATCTAAAGGAAACATTTCACCATTATTTACAAAAGTGCCTACCTGTAATACTAAACTGCCATTTGAATGTAGTATTCTAACTAATTCTACAAGTATATTTTCTTGCCATTCTAAATAGACATCTAGTTTGGTTTGAGTTTCATATGACTTACCTATATTATAAGGTGGTGATGTCAAAATAAGTTTGAATTTCTCATTAGGCAAATTCTTAATCTCTTCTAAACTGTCTTTTGTAGCAATTACAATTGAACTGTCCTCTTCAAAACTATTAGATATTTCAAAATAAGATTTCATTAACAATTTCTGATACATATAATAAGTTTATGTATATTATACAAACTAAAGAAAGATACCCTATGAAATACCTTGCCTGCTTTTTATTCTTTCCCTTATATACTTTTGCTCAAGAAGATAAAGACTACCTTTTATCACCTTTGATTTTTCAACATGAAAACCAACTTGCTAAAACTGCTGAAACCATTAAAGAATCTGCCAAAGTAGATCTCAGTAGCCTTGCCATATTACCTTTCTTAAATGATAATGTTAAGAAATTAGAAAAACTACTCGTTGAAAAAGATAACCTGCTTAGAGAAAAAGATGCTGAAATTTTAAGACTTATCCAAGTCAATAACCAAATTGCTATCGAAAAGAAAGAATGTGAAGTAGATTTTAAACACTGTAAAAATGGAAACTACCTACAATTAGGTGTATCAGGTTTAGCTACTGTTGCTACTGTTGTCACCAGCTTTGTTTGTTATCCTTCTAATCCTAATTAAAGATGTGTGCTTGACTTTCTGCATATGCTTGATTACTAATCTCTACCCACTTTGCTGTTAATTGCAATTCTCTAATATTCCTTGCTCCACTATAGCTTAATCCACTCTTAATATTAATTGCTATCTCATCTAATATATCTAACACTGATCCTTTGTAATTCACTTGATGACTTACACCTTCTACTGATCTTACATTTCCTCGCCATTGAGATTGTGCTTCTTTACTTGCCATACCTACATACTTCTTATATTTATTACCTTGTTCATCTGTATGTACTCTACCCGGGGCTTCATCTGTACCTGCTAAATATGAACCTAACATGACAAAATCTGCACCACCTGCCAAACACTTTACCATATCACCTGTTGTCTTAATTCCACCATCTGCAATAATAGGTTTTTCATATGTAGATTTAGCACAATCAAAAACACTAGCTAATGTAGGAATACCATGTCCTGTTTGAATACGAGTAGTACAAATAGAACCACCACCTATACCTACACGAACTGCATCTGCACCATGATCTATTAAAAACTCATATCCATCTTGTGTAGCTACATTGCCAGCTATTACATAAATGTCTTTATGTCTTGCTTTCAATTCTTTTAATGTATCACCTACGATTTTAGTATGACCATGTGCAACATCTAAACAAAAGGTTGTGATGCCTGCATTAATAAACTTGTCTATACTGTCTAGTTCATTACAGCCAAAAGCAACACAGGCTTTATTAGCATTAAAAGAAAGATGAGTACGATCAACAATACTATTATATCTATGAATGATACCAAGACCACCTTTAGATTGCATTGCGATTGCCATCTCTGTTTCTGTGACAGTAGTCATTGGTGATGAGATAATAGGTAAAGCATATTTCTGATTACCAAGAGATGAACTTAAATCAATTTCATCTCTTGATGCGATACTAGAATATTGAGGTGAAATGAGATAGTCATTGAAAGTCTTTAATAGCATTTGTAGATACTCCTTTTTAAACAAAGAAATTATACATTGAAAACAGATAAGACAAAATAAAAATATTTTTAAGTGAACTTGCAATTATTCTTATTCCTAAGTGTTATATCTACATCAGAACAGATAACACAGAAAGGACAAAGCAAAATGCTTAACCAACTCTCAAACGAAAGCACAGTAAACATGAAAACAGAACTTGATTGCATGATTGGTGAAATCTTGATGACTTGTTTAGAAACAAATAATGATATTTCTAATATTTTACATCTCAGCAATGGATATGAAAATTCAGAATTTGTTGAAGATTTACACAAGTCTTACCTTATTGGCAATAGGAAGTTTGACCTTCAAACAACATTCAGATGTGAAACTCAATTGTGTACAGATGATGATGAAACATATATCCTATATGGATTTATTAAAGACCTTTCAACTGATATGGAATTTTCTGAATTTCCACTTACCACAATTTCTGATTTTGCAGATCACTTCAAAAATGAACTTAACAAGTTTATACAAATGAACTTGAGATAAAGAAAGGACATAGCAAAAGATGCTTAGTCAAAACACCATTATTCAAATGTTCGATAAAGACATTTTAATCAGCGAAGAAACATTAGTTTCTTTTGTTGAAAAAAATCAAGATAATGAAGAAATGCTTGATGCAATACACCTTTTAAAACACTTCGGTGAAATCCAAATCACAACAGATGCAGGTGATCTTACTCTCACTCTTAAACTTAAAGATTAAAAAATGGAAAAGTACAACCTTAAATTCACTACCGATTTACAAGCGATTGCTGATGAAATCACATATCACAATGATGATAGCATTAGCCTTATTACTGAAAAGGATATTGAAGTTTTCTTAAAGACTTTTGAAGGATCAGGCAAACTAACATTCTCTTATGGTATCTCTTATTTAAGATCAAGAATGACTAATGACTATGAAAGTTTAAAATCACTTGTTGAACTTAGAAAAAAAGACATTGAAGAAAAACTAAAACAAAATGAAAGTATTCTGAAAATCACAGATGCTTTAAATTCTGTTGGCACTATGCTGGATGAAACCACTATCAATTCATTTCCTTTAAGTGATTATCGTCAAAGTCTTGATGCTTTAATTGAGAAACTTGAAAAAGATTATTGTATTTCTGTGGAAGATGATGATTTAACAAAGCCACTTACTGAAGCAGGCAAAGAGATGTTCGCTTTCTTAGATGCTTTAGAAAGTGAAATCAAAACTGAAAGTGAAGATGAAATTTTAATGCCACCTAAAGAAGAGATTGCAGAACTTGTTAAGAAAATCTTTTTAGATTATGACTTGGCTACATATCTTATTTTTGAAGCTAGAAAATTTGAAAGAACTAGAAATTAAGAAAGGAAAACTTTTATGGGTTTAGATAACTTTTGGCTCATTCCTAAACAAACTGAAGAAAATCTTGCAGTATTTTCTAAAGCACCACAAACTCAAGAATCACCTGAAAATGTTGATTTTGAAAATGTTTACTATCATGGCAAACATCCTATTAGTCTTGTAGGTGGTTTATTTACAAGTGATGGCAATGGATCATTTAGAGGTAAATATTACCTATCTATGTGTGATGCCATGCTAAAAGAAAATAGCTGGTTATATAACTTTCATTTTAAATCTGAAATTGAAGATGCCTATAGCCAAATGAGTACATACCTTGATAAGTTCCTAAGTGAAGATGCTGAACAGCATTGGGAAGAATTTATTAAAGCAGGTAAACAAACTGTTGTAGACCATTATGGTTTTTTTGATGAATACACTATGGATGAAGCAATTGATTTTATCCGTATGTTTGAATATTACTCTACTGTTGAAAACATCTGTCTTAGTGCTTGGTATTAATTTTTTTCTGAACTTGCAATAAAAACTTATCTTTAGTGTTTTACATATCATCCAAACAACAACCAAAGGATAAAATCCATTATGGATAAAATCATTTCCCAAAAGCAAATTCTTGAATGCAAAATAAATGTTGTCTTAGATACAGCATTTAACAAAAACACTGACATTCAAGAAATCAAGTACCTTAGTGGTGCAAATACTCATGACAAAACCTATCTCATTTTTAGAATGACAGGTACTCAAAAGATTGGCATTGAAATCCTACTCTGTGATGAATATGGAGAAGATTTCATTCTCTTTAAAATCATTAAGGGAAACCAAGAAGTCATTCAATATGAATACTTCTCTTTAGATGGAAATTCTACCATTGAACACTTTATCCAACTCTTTCAAAATGAACTCAATAAAAGGATTTAATAAAAATGGATTTACATTTTATTACTGAAAACACTAGAACTGTCATCTATAACACACCTAGACTTTCAGGTCTTGTTGCAGATTTATCTCTTGGCAAATATTCTTTAAGATATATCCTTGAAAAAGAAGATATGGATGCAGTCCTTGAATGTCTTACTACAGATGAAAATGATCTTGAACTTAACTTTTTGATTGACACTCTTAAAACATATTCAAAATTTAATGGTGTTGCAATCCCTGATTACAACCAATAACTAATTTTTCCTAAAGTACATCCTTGTAAATAAAACTAAAATACCTAACATCATTATCAAATTAGTCGCTTGATCTACATTTTGACAACTGCCACCTTGAAACTTTGTCTTTTTCGTATTCCCTTTATCTTCATACATCACAGGCACTAAATCATAATCCACCAATCTCATATCTCTTATCATCTGATCTATATCTATTTGCTTATTTACTGCCATATCACTCACTGACATATCGCTTACATTCATATCACCTGCATTCACTAAATTATTGCCATTTAATACTCTTATCCTAAATGACTGTTCTGTTCGTCCACCATCATACATATAATGATCATCTGCACCTTGATAATCTAATGCTATTAAATTTACACTTGCTTCTGTTCCTGCTAAATTACTAGGCACTTGCCACTCTAATCTAAATAAATTATCATCTATTTGCTCTACTGTCATTTCTGTTGGCGATCCTGCACCTAACTTCATCTCTATTAAATCAAATGCTCCTTGATCTTTTACTCGTATATCATATTTATATGTCCTGCCTGCATATGCTATCATATCAGGTACACTTATAAACACAGGTGCTACATTTGATACATGAACTCTAATCTTATTGTAATATCCATAAGGTGAAATCATCTTTATTGTGTAGATACCATCATCTTCAAATAAATAAGACACTTCTTCACCTTGCTTATTTGCCTCGTTTTCTAATAACCATAAATAATCACTTGTCAGATCCGATTCAAGATTACAATTTTCTAAATTCACTTTCGGATTGTCTAATTCTTCTGCACTTAAAATCACACACCTGCCTTCTTCACTTTGCACATTATCTACTGTTAATAACCATGACTGCACATCAATCTGTTTAATAACTTCTGTTGTTGTATTTGACCACTCATCATAAATCAAAATCTTCACAGGTAATAAGCCTGCTCTCTGTGCTTCATATGTTTTACTGCCATTCCAACTTCTCTCTCTTTCAAGTATGCCATCCATCTCAAAGTCTATCGTATATAACAAATCATCCACATCAGGATCATCTGCTAAAACATTTAAAGAAATCATACCATCATCTTGCCATACCTGTACTTCATTTACTTCTGTTGGATGATTGACCACCTGCACTTCTTTTGTAAATACTTCAGATTGCTTATTAGATGTGAAACCTTTGACCTTTATTAAATATGGTGTTTCTTTCCAAGCATATTTATGTTCTAAATAAGAATTAACAGTACCATCATTCCAATCTACTTCATAGCTTTGAAAATAAGTATCACTAATAACTCTTAAACTCACTACACCACCTACACCTATTTCAACATCTACATCTGAAATCACAGGTACAGGTGTAGGCTCAATATTTAAAGACACTTCTGTTTCTACATTTGACCAAAGATCTTTTACTTTAAGATATATTGTATGTTGCTGATTCACATCCAAATTAAAAATCTCTAAGTTCGTTCTTTCTTCATAGTCTTGATCTGCATTTACTTTCCAATAATACTTAAAAGCATTCGTATCAGGATCACTCGCATTAGCCACTATTAAATAACTACCACCTGCTAGTAAATGTTTATTAATGTTTAAGATTGTAGGTGCATCCACTATTTGAATTTGTGTTGAGATTGTAGTGTTTAAACCACTTGTATCTTTAACTGTGATTAAAGCAAGATAAGGTTCTGTTTGATATGGCAAATCAAAATCTAGTTTAGTAAATACTTGATCATGTACTCTCACTTCATAAGATAACTCATCACCATTTGGATCAGTAGCATCTACTACTAACCAGCATTTACCTGCATATCCAATAAGACTTGTTACTGCATTTATCACAGGTGGCAAGTTTTCCATAAAGTTTAAAGTTTCTAAATTTTTTGTAGCTTGTGATCCTATACTATCTATCACTCGCACACTTGGACTAAAACTACCATAGGATGAATATGTATAAACAAAAATGCCTGTGTTATTTACCATAGATGTACTACCATCACCTGCATTAAATTCATATTGCAAACTGTCATTATCCATATCAGTAGCATTTACAAAGACAGTTACTAGATTTGTATTCCGTGTTATATCTACATCTAAAATGACAGGTGCTTGATTTCCTGTATCTATAATTGTTGTGTATTCTGTTGCTAATCCTAAATTGTCTTTTACCATAATGCTTACAGGTGTTGTATCACTGCTCGCTTTAAAGGTATATGTATTAAGACTGCTATTTACTACTTCTAAATATGCACTGTCATTTATATCTATAGTATAGATTAAACTACTTGCTTTCTCAAATGAATAAGGTTTACTAACTGTTTCACTAGCATCTGAACCATCAAAAGCATTTAAAGTAAAAATACCTGTACCTGTGCTTAATATATATGGTGTTATATATGGTGGTGTATCTATAACAATATTGTCATTAAAGGTTGCTGTGATAAATGGATCATAATCTGTAATCGTAGCTAAGGCTCTCACTTCTATTAAAGGATTTGGTTGTGCATAAACTTGAATCTCATAAAATCCATTTCCTTGTTTTTCTATTTGCACGGATGAAATGATAGGATTTAGATTTCTATGTTCAACTGAAATCTCTTGAATGACAGGTGGAAGGTTTGGCACTTCGATATAAATGTTTTTTGTTGAAACAAGACCACCTGCATCTGTGGCTGTGATTTTAATCGTATCTACTCTAAATCCATCACCTATAGGAATATATTCATAAATGCCTGTGGAAATCTCATTTAAACTGCCTTGTCCTGATAAGACTTCTACTTGATAAGACACACTTAAAGATTCAGGATCAAATGATTGGTTAAGATTAATAAGATTATTAAGAACATCTTCTACAATGACAGGTGGCTGTGTATTTGGCAAGATATTAACAATTACAGATCCAAAGCTACATAAAGAGCAATCTGTTTTTTCTACACCATCAAGACAAGCATCTGTCCATTGACCATCATCACAAATTTTAAAAGGTATAGAAATCTTAGATAAGTTATTAGGTACTAGATAAGACGATTCGCTTGTAGTAAAAACTCCATCAAGGTTTGAATCAAATTCCACAGAAGAAATAAAATCTTTAGGATGGTTTGGATAAGGATCTTGATTGCTATCTGCATCATAAGACAGGTTAGCATTTAAAGTGATGGTTTGACCTGTATATCCTGTAAAGGTTTGAGCAATAGCAATAGGTGCATGGTTATATTTACTGATGCTTATAGATACTGCATTTTCATCATCTACAATACGATTAAGATTATCAATCGTTCTTAAAATGACTTTTTGTTTAATGGTTTGTCCCCAACTGACATCATTTGTATATGTATATGTAAATTTTTCATTTAGATCATTAGTAGTAAAATCCCATACGATCTCATTACTGTCTATCTTACCATTCGCATTAAGATCTTCTGTTAATAAATCATCTACAACATTCCATTTAAATTGCACAATGCTAACTTCAGGATCAAGTGCATAAGACCATGAATGATCAAAAGTGACAGGTGTGTTAGGTGATATTAATTGTGGTGTTGCTTTGGCATAAGGTTGAACTTCTAACCATGATTGAATGATTTGAGTAATAACAGATGTTTTTTCATTAGTAGAGAAAGAACCTGCCCATAGCCAATTACCTGTCCAAGTCCAAGTCGCATTAGCTTGTTGTTTAGATGCACCATTAGAATTTTTAGTGGCATTTTTACCTGTGAGAAAGAAATCTGTATATTCATTAGACCAATGAGTACCATTAGGTAAATAAGTTATTTCTGGCGAAAAAGATCTAAGACCTTTTGTAGAAGCATAGATGTAGTAAAGACCCCAATGGCTGTTATCAGTAACATACCAAGATTGGATAGCATTAATAGAAGCATTAACTTGTGCATTTGTATTTAAATCCTCGTTTTCTGTCCAGCCATAACCAACAAGAGTATTACCTGCTAGTTTGCCATTACCATTTCCATCATAATAACATATACCATTTGGACAATAAAGTGACAGCCAATCTCTTTGTTTTGTTTTAAAACTTTCATAATCTACATTATTAAATTTTCTTTTAAGAATACGAATGGCTTCAGGTGCCCAACCATTTGTTGAGGCATCGTCTGTAACACCTGCCATATTACTGCAAGTGTAAAACCATGCACCATCAGATGTAGTACATTGTAAAAGACCATCTATAATGTCTTGACCAATATTTTTAAGATCATTGCCAAAAATACCTTGTCTACCTACAGGTGAAATATAAGATGAGTTGCCAAAATTTGCCAAAGGCTCAGACCATGCTGTTGATTCATAGCTAGACCAAAACCAAGCACTTAAATTATTAGTCGCAACAAATTCCATTCCTTTACCTGCATTACCTAATGTATCTGTATCTGTAAATCCTATGTTCTTTAATTGCATTGTAGATAAAATAGAATGTAGTCCACATTGAGTAAAGTGTCTATAATATGGATCATTATCTCTATTAAGACCAAAGCCATGTCCTCTTCTTAAAAAAACATTTAATGCCATACCTGTGGAATATAAAGTTTGATTACCTGCTACATAACAAAGATGTTCATTATGTCCAAGTGAATCATTGCCTTTATGGATAGCTTGTCTAAATAAATACCATAAGGCTATATCTACTGCTCTACTAGAATAAATTTGTCTTGTAAGATTTAGGTTGCCATCGTTCGCTGTGCAATTTGCATTTAAAGGATCATTATAGTAATTATCACAGATACGATCTACATGAATAAGAACAGGCATAGTAGCTGTGGCAATTTCACTGCCACAAGTCACTTCTACTTTAGGATAAATATAAGTATTACCTAAAGCATTAGGATATTGATATGCTAAATGTAAAGGTGCAAAAAATGAATTACCAGCGATTGATGTACTTGTTTCACTAGCATCATTAAAATCACCATCACCATTTACATCCCAACGATAAGAATAAGAGTTACATCCTTCAGCAATAGCTTGTAAATGAGTAGGTAAACCATTTACTGCGATATGTGGAATATCAGGATTAGATTGCACATAAGGAATAGTAGATACTTTAAGTTGAGCGAATGCAACATAAGGTATCAAGAGAAAAAGAAAAAATGTTTTGTTCATATATGGATCTACCTTTGTTAAGTTTAACAAAGGTTTAAAAATTTAATAATCATTAAAAGAATAACCTAATAGTAAACTTATTTTTCACAAAGGATATAAAAATGCCTGTTTCTTATGTTGATATTACAAGAGAAGAATTGGAAGAATGGTTAGATAGTTTGCCAAATAAATGGACAAAAGATCCACGAATGGCAGGTATCTACTATATTCATTTATCAGATGTAGTAGCAGTTAAGCTATCATCTACACAAACTGCAAGCAGTGGATCTATGGGATATGCTGAAGGTTCAATGAAGTTAAGTCTTGTGAGTTTAGTAACAAAGCAGTTATTAAATAAGAAAGATGCAGATCGTTCACATTTCAAAAGAACTTTAAATTGGAAAAAAACATGGAAAGATGGTGTAGAGCATTGGTCTTCTGTGTATAACAATGCCAAAGGTTTTTATGACAGGATTGCAGAGATTGAAGATCGTGTAGAATATAAGAAAAATCTGTTAGAAGATATTGAAAGTGTTTATGGTTGGGAAAAGAATACTTTCTTAACTAGTATGCACGAAAAAGTCACAAATAATAATATTTTGACTGTTGCTCAGGAAGATGCGATTGCTAAGTTTTTAAGAAACAAAGCAGAACCAAAGAAAACCTTTGAACCTAGACCATCATTTGAACCTAGACCATCATTTGAGCCAAGTAGACCTACTTATGAAAGACCTGTATCTACACCAAAGACATATACAGATGCTCCATCTGCTATTAAAGGTATTGTAATGACACCTGAACAAGAAAGAGCAATGGCAAGATTGGTAGCTTTAACAGAAGTAGCATCACCTGTGGATAAGACATATACTTTGATTATGATTAATAAAGCAAGACAAGGTATTAAACTGTCAAATGAAGAAAAACAAAAACTTTTAGGTCTTTTAAAAGATTACAACATTTAACATAAAAAAGGATGTTATAAAATGGCAATTAAAAGAGCAAATGACGAACAAGATGAAATCGTTGATAAAAAGACACTGCTAGATTTGAGCAGATTTCTTTTGATTTTAGATAGATGTGTAGAATTAGGTACAGAGATGCCTGCTGATTTATTAGCAGAAGGTTTTGAACTATATCGTTTAAACATTAATGGCATCAATGAAATTGGTGGACTGTTTTTTGATGAGATTGTATCAACAGTACAAAAACTCAATCCACTTTACACTAAATATCGTTCAGCTAAAAAAACATACAGTTCTGAAAGTTTACAACTTAGAATAGGTTTAATTGAAAGCTGTTTTAGATATTTAAGTACAAACAGTGCAGAAATTCTCAAGTTTGGTGAAAATGATCCTTTAATGATCAATTACATTAAAGATATTAATCAAGGTGTGCTTGAAAAAAAGACCAAACAAAGTTTGAAAAATTTGATCAATATTCCATCATTCTTATATTTAAAGACAAGTGCCAAATCACCTACATCTTGGATTAAGAAATTGATTGATGCTAATATTACCAATTCAAGTGAAGTGGAAAAATTAGATCAAATGATTGCGATCAAAGAAAGCTATATCAATATTGCTACTGAAATCAGAGAGTTTGATACAAAAGCTAGATCTTTAAATCCAAACACTAAAGAATATATTGATATTCAAGATGCAAGAAGAGAAAAACTTCAAGCACTCATCACTGAAATTTATGAAAATGAAGGTAAAGATGCTAAAAGTATTTTAAATTCTTTAACAAGCACCATTCACAGTACAGATACACATATCACTGAAACAGGTAAAAGATTAAATCTAACACCTGAACAAGAACTTGCTATGACTGTAGAAGGTAAAGCAATCATCGCCGCAGGTGCAGGCTCAGGTAAAACTCGTGTTCTTGCAGGTCGTGTTGCATGGCTTATTAAAGAAAAAGGTGTACCTGCTAATAAAATCATGGCAACATCTTTTACTAGAAACTCTGCTATTGAATTAAAAGAAAGAATCCAAAAACCTGAATTTGCAGGTGAAGGTGCTATCTATGGTGATGGTTTTGGTACATCACATTCTATTGCATATAGAATTTTAATGAAGAATACCAAAGACAATAATAAAGTAGATCATGCTTTAGACGGCAAGTTAGTGGATATTGCTCTTAATCAAATTGAAATGTCACCTAATGTTCCTAAAAATCAAGTAGGCAAATTTTCTAATAAGCCTATGTTTGATCAATATACAGAACAAGACATTAATAACTATATTCAGATCATCAATAACTTTATGGGATATGCTAACTATTTCATGAATGATCCAAATACAAATCCTCAAGAAAAACAAGTTTTAGCTAAAGATATTGCTCTCTTGAATGTCATTCAAAAAAATAAAATCTTGCCTTATGATCTAGATGCTAGTCAAAAAGAATATCTTAATAGCATGATCAATTCTGAAAGAGGCAAGAAAGTTTTTGGTAAATTACTTGCTCAAGATAAACTTGAGAATTTAGAAAGACTTCAAAAGTTTGGTAAATCAAATAAAACATCTGCTAAAAACTTTGAAGATCTTGAAGCTGAAGCTGATAAAAGTGAAAAAGGTTTGCCAGCGAAAGACTCACCATATTTTAAAAATACACCTGCCAATATGTGGTTTAATTTAGGTTTAAATGGATCTGATATTGAAGTTCAAAAGAACATTTTAAAGAATAATAAATTGTTTCAAGAATTATATAGTTTAGAAAAAGATATGGAAAACTACACAGATAAAAGACAATCTGATTGGTTTCATAAAAAAGTATCTCAATTTTACAACAATGTAATGTCTGTAAAACAAGTTAAAGAAATGTTGCCACCTAACTTTCTTAATAATGCTTTAGTCGCAGTCTATGGTGCTTATTTATGGCTTAAAGAAAATGATACTACATTTAGAGGTTATTGCAGTGGTGATGACCAACTTGTTAAGACCATTGGATTACTTGTAAAGAAACCTGCTCTTTTAGCATCTTTACAAAGACAATATTCTCATATCATGGTGGACGAAGCACAAGACTTAAATCAATCTCAACATATCTTCTTTGGTTTAATTGCAGGCACTATCAATCCTGCGAACTTAATGCAATATACAGATGATGAAATGCAACTCGTTGTGAAAGATCAAAATAAACCTGATGTTAAATCTAAAGTTTATGGTCGCATGAGAGCAGAATCTTATGTTTTGATTGGTGATGATAAACAAGCGATTTATGAATTTAGAGGTGCTACACCTAAAGAATTTATTGGTAAATCTGATCTTCTTAATGGTGGTTTCCAAACTGCTATCATTCCTACCAATTTTAGAAGTGGTGGTGATATTGTAGATACTGCTAATAAACTCATCTCTTATAATGAACAAATTCCTATGACTTGTGTTTCTGTTCCAGCTAAAGGCACAGGTTCTATTTATTATGAAGTAACACCTGATACTACTTTTAATAGTGATGCTATTCGCTTAATAGAAGAAATTAAAACACATATTGAATTAGGTGGAAAAGCAGAAGATTATGGTGTTGCTACTAGATCTAAGAGAGAAGCATATCCTTTCTTATTGCAAGCATTAAAAGAAAAGATTCCTTTCCGATCACAAACCAATCCTTTAATGAAAAGCAATTTTAAGAATGTATTCAAATGGCTAAATTTTATTAGTTTGCCTGATTCTGCTGTAGATGAACTTAATAACTATGTTTTAACTTTGCATAACACAGGACCCACTTACTTTTTAGGTGAAAAGAACTTCAATGTTGTTGTTAGGGATTTATTGCAAAGTAAAAAGAATGTTAATCTCTTAACTGATCTTTCTGAGGATAATTTTCCTATCACTGAAACATCTGTTCGTAAAAATGTTGAAGTTTATCTTAGAACTCTTAAACAAGCTAGACGAATTACAGGTAGTCCTATAGATTGTTTTAATTCTTTATTGCTGTTAAAAGATCAAAAAAAGGTGATTGATAGAGCAACACAAAGAGAAAAACTTAGAGATTTCGCTGAAGCCTTTTTCCCAAAAACTAGATCAGATGGTGCAGAGGATGAGGAGGCTGAAGATACATCAGCAGATTTAGATATTATGAAATCTCTTATCAATTTTAGAGATAATCCAGCTATCACTACTTTAAGAGATGCGATGAAAGAAATTACTAAATATATTACTCAAGTCGCTGAAGCTAAAGAAAAGAATACAGGTATGCTTATTGACACCATGCACCAATGGAAAGGTTTGGAATGTAAAAACCTAACCACCATTTTCTCTAGTCAATTCCCAAGAGATAAAAAAGAAGAAATGACAGATAAAGAGCATGAAGCTGAAGTAGCATCTGAAAGACGATTAGCTTATGTTGCTCTTACTCGTGGTCAAGATTCTGTTAGAGTACTTGCTACTAATGTTAAGAGAACTTGGGATTCAGCTAATAAAACTTGGAAATATGTTACTGTTCCTGTATCAAGATTTATTGAAGAAGGCTGTATTCCACAAAAAGAATCTCAAGATAAGACATCTTCTCTTGATTTTTCAAATCTTATTCATGCTATGGTATTTGAAAAATAATTGCTTTTTTAAAAATTATCAGTATTCTATTTTTTTGTGATTGCTAGTATCCATTAGCTTTTCCGTCTGTATGACATAGGCAGGTATCACAAAAAACTATGTCACCTATCTAAATCTTTTGTTATAAGCATATCCAACTTAAACAAAGGATTTAAAATGATTAATGAATTGCTTGAAATCATTTATGATAATATTGAACATTCAGATATTCTTGTATCTAATCTCAAAAATGAATCAGATGCTTTGGTCGTCTACCTTGCAGATGTAAATGAATTTTATGATAAGATTTTTATCACAGATATTAAAGACCAGCCTAATAAATATTCTATTCGTTTTGAATATCGATACAAACCTAGCAACTCTTGGATCATTAACAAAGAAACTTTAGGTGCTTTTTTAAGAAAGCATACTACTTTAATGTGCTAACATCCTTCTGTGCTTTCATCTGTTATACCTAAACGAGTTTTTAAATACATAATATTTTCTTCATTTATTGTCTTAAGTATAGCTTTTCTTTCTTTATCTTCATTATTAGAATGAAATACTAGCTGTAAACAATCAGGTGTATCTTTGCGATTAATAAACACCACTACATCTTCTCTATCTTTATATTTAGATTGTATTTCATTATATATAGACATGGCAAATTGCAAATCATGTGGCAGAAAAACAATAACCTTTGAATGGTCTTCTTTATCTATCTTAAAAGAATTAAGATATTCCTTTTTAGAGAAACGATAAAAGAATTTAGACCTTTCTCTAAAAGTTAAATCATATACATTTAAACGATACCTGTCACCATATCGTTTTAAGATGTTTGTTTTATCCGTGCAGTATGTTAGAGCATTTAAAGCAAGTTCTTTATCTTCAAAGTAGATATACATTTTTATAATCCTTTTATATGCACAATCTCTATTAAACAAAATACAAAGGACTTAGTAAAGATGTTTAAACGATTTGCACGAAATCTTAAAGTAGATAATGCTATTCATGGTATTGATGAAATGCTGGATGAAATTATGGAAATCCAAATTGAATTTCAAGAAGATAGACAAAATATCCCTTCTTCTGAATTTCAATATGGTCTTGCTTTTCAACAATCTTTAGGCACTATTCCACAGGCACTTAAAGCTATTGCTGAAGCTGAAAAACAACTTAACATTGCTAAAAACATTTTCTTAAAACAAACAAGGTAGATAAACACATGAGAAAATTAAGAATTTTAAAAGCTAAACTAGATCTTATTAAAAACAAGTTTATGGATATTGACACTTCTGTTATCAAACAACATCCTGAAGATAAAGATGAGATTTGGAATATGTATGAGAAATCATACAAGTCTATTGGTATGCACTTAAACCAAGACACTTTATTTAAATATGATGATTTTGTTTTAAAAGATATTGATGAAGATCCATATGCTGATTTATTTATTAGCATGACAGATACACCACATGGCAAAAAATTAGGTATTGCAGGCAATGATGGCAGTCCTGAAGCAATACAAGCTATTAAAGAAGCTATTGCTACTTATTTGCATAAACAAGGCTACTTTGCTGAACTTTCTTTAAAGACAGAATATATTGCTCAAAAGCATGGTGTTCCTTTTATTGACAATCAAGAAATTGTTGAGAAAGTTTTAGGTAAGCCTGTTGATTGGGAAGGTGATGGTTATTACTCAAGACAATTAGGTGAAATGGGAAATGTATCTAAAAGACTTTATGGATTTCCTAAAGGTGTTTCACCTGAACTCTTAAAAGATAGTCATAGATTTCAAGGTGCTATTAAAAGTCATTAATACTTTTTTTATAGATATTTTTATTATGAAACCTACTCTCAAAAAAGGACTAACATTATGTTAAACATGATTTCTTTTTTAAAAATGCTCATCAGCATTTTAACAAAAAAAACCAAAAACGAATGGAAATTTAAAATTCAAAATGGTGGTGTTATTTCAGGTGTACATACAATCTCAGGACTAGAACTTCTTTTAGAATTTAAAAGTAGACCTGTAGATATGGGAATGTCTGTTCTAGTGAATTTAATGATTACATCTAATGATCCACAAGAAACCATAGAAGATACTAGAAATGAATACCTAATTACAGTGGACAATCAAATTCAAGATACTCTTGTTGTTGCTGATTGGATTATGGAAGGTCTAACATATGCAGAAAGAGCATGGTATCGTGGTTACTATCGTACTGCATCTACTCAAAAAACTTCTAATGATACTAGCAATCAAATCCTTGAACTATTAGGTGGTAGAGATAATATCAAATCTTTCACTAATGGTGGTTCTGTTCAGATACTTTCAGGAAATAAAGGAATTATTTTCCCTAGACAACTTCCTTATGGTAAAGGCGATAAAATTTATTACATCCATGTCTTAGCAAATAACAATGGAAGTTATGATGTAAACTTTTTAGGTGCAGGTAAAACACCTAATGTTAAAAAGAGTTTAAAAGATGTGCCTGCAGAAAATCTTTTATTTGAGATTATGGAAAATGCTTATAGTGGTCGTACTGCTTCTACTCAAAAAACTTCTAATGAAATTGGCAATCAAATCCTTGAACTGTTAGGTGGAAATAGAACTTTAAAAATGATGGCAGGTGCAAAACAATTTGTTGGTATGCCTAATGGTGTTCAAATCCATATTCCTAGAACAGGCAAAGGCATTGGTTTGATTATGATTACTCTTAATGGATCTGATAGCTATGATTTAAAGTTTTATAGTCCTTTCAGTTCAAAAACATTTGATCGTAAAGTCAAGAGTAGTGAAAATGATGTACCTGTAGAAAAATTGCTTTCTACTGTTGAATATCATACAGGTCTTTCTTTACGAGTACCTAAAATTGAACAAATACCAACTCCTCCAAATTGGAGTTTATTTGGTAGAAAAGCAGGCGAATTTGAAAATCCTGTAATTAATGGTGCTGATGATGTTATTAACCTTTTAGGTGGTGAAGAAAAAATTAAGTCTATGATGTATGGTTCTCATATTGCTAGATCTAATAAAGCTATGGGTGGTATTATTTTTTCAGTTCCTCTTGTTTTTGGTGTTGGTGTTGAACATATAGGTATCTTCTTAAATGATTTAGGTACATATAATATTGATTTCTATGGGAAAATGAAAAGTACTACACCTAATTTTAAAAAGAGATTGATCAATATACCTGCTGATAAAGTTAAAATGGCTATTGCAAAATATGCCAAACTTTATTTCTAATCATTATTTATCTAAATCCAAATCAAAATCTTTATTCATAAACACAGGTGCATCTTCAAAATATGGCAAGGATCTTAATACATTGTATTCAAACCATTCCAATGCCTCTTCATAAGACCATTCATTAATTCGCATGAATGTTTCCAATACTAACTCTGTGTCATAGACTGCACAATCTGCATCATATAAAACACCTACTACACATTTATCAAATTCATCTCTTGGATCTAGCAATTTCATTTTTTTCAAATCTTTTTTTTGTTTAATATGTTTATCTATTATATACAAGACAAAGGATATCTAAAATGAAATATCTTGCTAAAGAACGATCTGATGAAGAAAAAAAAGAAATCTATGATAAGTGGAAAAAACTTATCAATATGTCAGAAAAAGAATTAAAAGAATGGGGCGATAATCCAGATCACCTTGAAGCTTCTTTAAATAGAGAAGAGGCTAAAGATAATGGCAAAATCCAATCAGGTTATGATTCTTTTCATCGTATTAAAAGAAGAAAAGACAAACCTTTTGAAGATTGGACTGCTCAAGATTTTGATAATGCTAGTCAAGAGAATGGTTTTAATGGTCGTATGCTTGGTGGATCACCCGGGCAACCTGTAGGTTCAACAGGTAGAAGTAAATGGGAAATCTCTTTAAGAAATTGGGGACATGATCCATCTAAAGCTAGTAGTCCTGCATATAGCAAATGGAAAAAATGGAAAAAAGATAATGAAGAAGAGATTAAAAAATCCAAAGCTAAAAAAGAAGCATCTCTTATCATGCGAGCATATAAATTAAGTTATCTTTTTGATAACACAAGTAGTCTTAGAACTGCCTGCATGAATTGTCTTATCTCATCTACACCACAGACAAAAACAGCTTTTAAAAATGAGTTAATAAAAGTAGCTAGTAGAAACCATGTGTTTAATGAAAGCATAGTGAATAATACCTTTGCTATGAGAAAAGCCACTACATTAAGCCAAATCAAAACAGGTTTAAATCCTAATATCGTAGCTAGTGATAAACAAATCACAGGTGAATTTAATGGTAAAAATAAAGTAAATACCTTTCAAGTAGGTGAGTATCAAGTCAATGTTCTAGTCGATACCAATAACAATGTATTTACAAATTGTGATTGTGGATTTTGGAAATATCAAGGTGCTGAGTATCATGCAAAACAAGACGGATATTTATTAGGTGATCCACAAGGCACTGCTGATAAACCACAAGTCAAAGATCCAAAGGGAAACAATAAGCTATGTAAACACACATTAGCTGTTTTAGAAAGGATTATCAAATGAATAAGCAAGGTTGTATTGTTGCTCTAGGTCAATGGAATGATGATCGTGTTCTTTTTAAGAATAGAGATCGTAATTATAGAAATTGCATAACATTCCACCATGAATTAAGACATGGTGTAGAAGTCTTATATTTTAAAGATGCTCTCACAGGATGGATAGAAGGTATGAATCAATATGGCATAGGTATTATTAATGCTACTCTTATGCCTTCAATAGATGAAAGTCGCTTGAAAGATTCAGCTAAAGGTGATGGTGAAATTATTCTTAAAGCACTAGAACAAAAAACTGTTGAAGATGCTATGGATATGATTTGTGGATATAAGAATGGACTATATGGACATACAATTATATCTAATGCAGATAAGTCATATTCAGTAGAGCATTTTGAAGGTGAAGAACCTGTCTGTAAAGAAATTAATCCAAATGAAGATGTTCATGTAAGAACAAATCATGGTATAGATATTCCTCATGCAGGTGTACAAAATGGTAATGGTAGAAAATCCACTATCACTAGAAGATTAAGAGCATTAAAAGCATTAAGAAATACTGAAAGTAAAGAAAGCATTATTGAGAATATCTATAAATACAGACCAAATGGTTTTGATGATCCACATAATATGGTTAGGAATCTACCAAATGGTTTAAAGACAGGCTGTCAATATGTGATTGATCCACAAGAGAAAACATTTAATTTTTATACCTTACCATACAAGGTTAGGATTTTAGGATATAAGTGTAATGTAGTGAAACCACGATTGAAATTAAATTTGTTTAGGATTTGTAAAGAAGATGGTCAAGGTAATTTTAAATTAGAACCATACAAAATACCAAAAGAAACCAATCCATTCTTAAAAGGTAAATGGAGATGATATATTTTGCTTATGGTAGTAATACCAATCCTAAAGTTATGTTATCAAGAATACCGAATGCACAATTTTATGGTAGGTATAGTCTAAAAGATTGGGAATTAAGATTTGCAGGACATTCTAGAAACCATCGTCAAAATGGTGTTTTAGATATTAAACCAAATCCTAATTCTACAGTACATGGTATTTTATGGCAGATACCTGATGATAGCATCTCTTCTTTAGATCATGAAGAAGGATGTAAATACCATCACTTTTCTTTTTTATTAAACACAGGTGAAAAAGCATTTAGCTACACAATGGTAAGAGATGCTATGAAAAATAAACCACATTTAGAATATGTGGATATCGTATTAAATGGATATAAGTTATTTGGTTTGCCAAAACAAGATGTTATGCTTGCCTACTACAAATCCCTTGTATAATTAAAATAAAACAAAGGAATATTAAAATGCCTTCTTACAGCTATATCTGCAAAGAATGTGAACATGAATTTAATGTCACTAAAAAAATCTCTGAATACAATAAACCTGAAGCTTGTCCTGAATGTTCTGCGAATGACTGTACAAGACAAATCACTATGCCACAAGTCATGTTTAAAGGTGATAGCTGGATAGATAAGAATAATCGTATCAGTAAACAGATGTCAGATAAAAATAAGAAACTTGCTGTTAGAGAAAATGAAATGAAGAGAGATGCACCTAGTGTTAAGCTAGTACCTAATGTAAATGGTGAAAGAGTAGATTCTTGGTCGGATGCTCAAAAACTTGCCAAAGATTTAGGCAAGAATACAGAAAGCTATAGTGAACTTGTTAAGAAAGAAGATACCTTAAAGAAAAGTTAATAATGTTTTAATATAAGATATATTATGTATATAACCTCTTTTCAAAGGATTAAAGCAAATGGCAAAGTTATCTACTCTTAAAAATAGATTAAAGAAAGCGAATGAAATGCTTTCACATACCATGTTTGATGAATATGATTTTAATCAAGATCAAATGATTGGTCGTGATGAATGGGAAGGCAATGATGATATGTTTTCTTTATTAGATAGCAATAAAGATGAATATCTTGATTCAGATGAAATTTCTCAAGGTGTTGGTCAATCTTTTTCTCGTTATGCGAAAGATGAAGAATATTTAACACCACAAGAAATTGCAGATATTATGGGTGGTACTTTAGTGTCTGTTAAGCCTGCTAAAACTGCTCGTACTAAAAAAGCAGAAAGTGAAAGATATTTAACACCACAAGAGATCGCTGATATTATGGGTGGTAAACTTGTATCTGTTAAGACTGCTCGTAAAAGATTTTAATATTAAATTTATATTTTAATCCTTGTTTGTTATAAAAAACATTCACTTAAAAAACAAGGATGGTCAAAAATGAATCGCTCTCAAACGATTGCTACTTTATATAAGTTATCTTTCCAAACACCTAAAGGTCATTCTTTAAGACAGGCTTGTCTTATTGCTATGGGTAAAGTTCGTGTTGCTAGTGATGCCAAAGTTGAAACTATTGTTGAAGATTTAGCTGATGCACCTAAAGATGTTCAGAATGAAGCTAAATTAAATCTAGTTGCTGAAGCTATGGTTTCTACTGTAGAAGAACATGAAAAGAAACTTGCACCTAAAGGTCTAAATAAAATCAAAGCATGGATTAAAAAACATAGTGTTACTATTCAAAATATCCAAAATAAAAACTTTGCTGTAGTATCTGCTCCTGTTGATGCAGTTTCTATTGCTTTTGAGGTTATTGATCTTAATCTCAATAAAACAAAAAGTGGTGGCGATATTTCAGGTACTATTGCTTTTATTGCATCTGTTCTTTCTGCTGAAAGTGCTGAAGATCTTTTAAAAGCTGAAAGTAAAGAATGGGAAAAATTTAAACCTTATCTACCTACTTTCTTAGGTTTAGGTGCAGTCGCTGTTGAAGAAAATTGGATCAGTATCCAAAAATATGCTTTGAAATATGGATATGAAGCTCTTCATGCTGTTGAAATGTGGTTGCATGGTGCATCTTGGTTAAAAGTAGCAGGTGCTGTTGCAGGATCTTTTGCAGTCATTTTGACTCTTTGTCTTTTGTTCGGATCACATAATGTTTATATGCTCTTGAAAAAAGCCGCCGCTTTGGTATTTGGTCTACCTATGGCTGTTATTAATGATGTCCTTAGTGCTGTCAAATGGGGATATAATAAAGTTAAAGGTATCTTTGATGATGCAGGTGCTAAACTTAAAGCATGGTGGGATGAAGAAGAAGAAACTGTTGTTAAGAAAACTGCCAATCGTCTTGTTATCCGTGAATTTAAAAAACTCGCTATGCAAGATGAAAAATTCTATCGTTTAGCCTCTCAAACATTTGCTCTTTAATATTCTTTTAATTAAATCCTGTCTTTTATAATATTATCAATAAAGGATTTAATTTTATGTCAAGAGGAAGATTAGCACCTAGTCTTAATGCTAGATCTAAAGGTCTAGTAGATATGTCTTTAAAAAATGATTTACTTAGAGCAATGGATCAAATTGAAGTAGCTGGTGCTAGTAATGTCACTACTGCCTATAATAATCCCAAATCTATGTTTACTGTTAAAGTTGGATCTTCTTTCCGATCTATCACTATTAAAACTACTAAAACTTTAGCTGATGAAAATAATAGAGATTTAACAAGATGGATTTTTGATCCAAATGACTATGCAGATACACTACCTGTTAATCCATTAGACACTAAACTTCCATCGGATACTGATGTTCTTTATATCCGTGTTCGTGGAAAATATAGACATAACCAACAATGGTCTGATTATGGACCCATCATTTGTGTTCCACCATTTGATTTCTTTACTACTGCTCATCCTGTCTTTACCTTTACAGGTACTGCACCTGCTTTAGCTGATGAACCTGATGTAATGGATTTTGGTACAATGAATATTCATTTACCTTATTTCTCACATACCATTAGTGTTTTGAATTTAGATGATACAGATTCAAGTTATGTTGCTTTTCACCCGGGCATGAATCCTACCATCATTAGACCTTATGGTGAAATTGGTTTAACAGGTGGTGGAGCACCCGAACTGTTTATTGCAGGTGCAGGTGATGAAATTAGATTTACTGTTAGAATGGTTTTAGTAAATCATTCTTAATAAACATTTAATAATTATTCTTTAATAAGAAAGATTATACAAAAGGAGATACCGAAATGCCTTATGTGCTACCAAGAAGAACTGACTTGCAAGATGGTGCAATTCAAATCAAAGATTTGTTTTTCAATAAATCTCAATATAAACCTGCTACTGAACCTTATCCACAGGGTCCTCTTTATGTTCGTGCATCTGATTTAAACATGAAAGGTCATACTGCACCTATCATTGTATCTAATGGTGATGAAAGATCATTTCTTAGAGATACTCATGGCTTACTCGCTTATGTTCTCGTTTATGTAGATAATGATGCTACTGCTTTGACAAAAGCACAAGCTATTGCTGTTGTTGAAGCTATTCAACAAGAAGTTATTGATGGCAATGCTCTTGATGATATTGAAGCTATTGTTGAAAATATCAATGGTGATTACACTTTCAATGGCAGTACAGAAGATGTTCTTCGTATTTTAGCAGGTGATAAGTTTGAATTTAATGCAGGTGTTAAATTCCAAGATGACAATGGTGATTATGTTGTACCTATGGGTGTAGGTAGTTTTTCTACACCTAATGATAGAAAACTTATCAATGGCGATACTACTTGGGAAACTAGCCTTTCTGAAGGTGAACTTTACCAATATTCTACTAATGTGAAAACCTATGCAGGTAAAACACAATTAGATTCAGCTGATAATGAAATCCCTTTAATCATCGTTTACCAAAACGATGGAACTTTAGCTTAATCCTTTAATGGATATGGAGTAAAAATTATGTTTATTACTTTGAAAAGAACTGACATTCCTAATGGAACTTTGCTAATCCGTGACTTGTGGCCCAACCAATCACAATATAATCCTGTGATTGATCCTCTTCCACAGGGTCCTTTCTATCTTAGCAATCCTTCTAATAACACTGTTGCTACTAAATCTAATGGTGATCAAAGAACTATTAGTAAAACCACTACAGGTTTAAGTGCTTATCTTATTGCTACTATTGAAGGTGATGTTGTTGCACCTGATAATTTAGCTATGACTGCCACTGAAGCTAATAACTCTGCTAATGCTATTATTGCTCGTATGCAAGCTGGTAATGGTCTTACTGTTGCTGAAGTGAATGTTATTCTCAAAGCACAAATTGCAGGTGCTGAAAATAGAGGTATTGGCGAAGGCAATTCTACAGGTAGATTAGTAGATATTCTTGCTATCCTTGCAGGTGCTACCTTTACTTTGCCTGCAGGTCATGAAGTTCAAGACAATACTCAAAACTTTGTAGGTATTCCTGCTAATGATATTGATAGCTTTTTCTCAGGCGATAAATACCAAAGAATTTTGACAAGTGATTTGGCTGTTTCTTCTGCTGAAGGTGCTTTGTCTGTTATGCTTTCTGATGCTTTCACTTACAAAGGTGTTCAATCACAAGCTGTTGTTATTTATAATAATAATGGTACTGTGTATGATCCACAAGCCTAATATTTAAAGAATAAGTTATAAAGGAAATAACTGATGAAATTAAATTTAGAGGATAAGAAAGTTATCCAAGCATTCTTTAATAAGAAACAGTTTGAATCTAGATGTTTTACTACAGATGGATTCAAATTAAATGCCACATGGGGCGAACAGGTTGCCGAATGGTTAGATAATCAAATTGTCTATAACACAGAAAGCAAAAAAACTAAACAAATCTTAGATCAAGTGAAAAGCCTTTTAAAATGACTTATAGAACTTCTGATTTGTACTTTGCATCTTTTCTTAAAGCTAAAGGTGTTATTCTACAATCCACTGAAAAAGATGATTTTAAAATCTCTTTTCTTTTTCAAGACAATGGTTCTATTAAAGATCTTAAAAAAGAATATTTTAACAGGCAAGCTACTATCACTGCTTTGGATTTTGTTGATGAAATTAGATCTATGAAGTCATTAACATATATGTCTAAAAAGGAATCTTAACATGGCTATTTATCCAAATGATGTATATGCACATAATGTTTTTTTCACATCACCTGAAGGTATTCCTATTGTCATTGCAGATGCTATCTACACTCTTTATCGTTTTAATGATGATAACACAATAGAGAAACTTATCACTAATCAAGCGATGGATTTACTTGATGAAGATGAACCATCTAGCTGGACAGCCTTTATTACCATTCCTAGTGATACAGCAGGTCAAACTCTATATATTAAAGTAGAAGGTACTAACCTTGATGATGAACGAATTGTAAAAGAAACTACTATCAATATAGATGCTATTAAAGGTATGCGAATTAGTTTTGTTTAATTGTGCATAGCACATAAGAGTTTTACAGATGTTTGAAAATGCAAGAGAACTAGACCAATTTTATACAAATTTAGAGTGTGCTAAAAACTTTTTCAATATCATCCAAAGTAAATTAGATTTAGTTTCATTTGATTACATTATTGAGCCAAGTGTTGGGAATGGTGCTTTTTATCACCTATTTGACCATACAAAAAGAATCGCAATTGATATAGATCCTAAAATTGATGGTGCAATCAAAATGGATTTCTTAAAATGGAATTGTTTACTAAAAGGCAATATCATCACAATTGGAAATCCACCTTTTGGTAAAAATTCAAATCTAGCAGTAGATTTTTTCAATCACTCAGCAACATTTAGTAATGTGATAGCATTCATATTGCCTAAAACTTTTAGAAAAAACTCTTTTGTTAAGAAGCTAGATAAAAACTTTCATCTTATATATGATGAAGATGTACCAAAAAATAGCTTTATATTCAATAACAAATCTTATGATGTTTCTTGTTGCTTTCAGATATGGCAAAGACAAATAAACCAAAGACAAAATACCAAAGGATTAGATGTTTCAAAAGCAAATAGTTATTTTGATTTTGTTGAGCCAAAAGATTGTGATTTTATAGTGCAAAGAGTTGGTGTAAAGGCAGGTCAAATTATCATAGATCAAAAAGACAAGTACACAACAAAAAACTTTTTCTATATCAAATCTAAGCATGAAACAACATTAAGCATATTTCAAAATATAGATTTTAATAAAGTAAAACACAATACAGTAGGCTATCCTAGTGTCAGTAAAAAAGAATTAGTAGAACTGTTTTTGCAAGAACTAGATTTACTAGGCTTTTTTGAATTTCTTCCAAAAAAGTTTAAATAGCTTGGTAATATGATTTGCACAATTAAGTGCAATCCACACAAGAGAGTAAAAACTATGGGTTCTATTATTAGAAGAGGTTCTCGCAAGAAAAGAAAAAGTCCACCACCTTATGAAGTTTTCAAACGAGTTCCCTTATTGCAAAAGATTCTTTCTAAATACCTTGACGAAGAACAAATCAAAGAATTTGAAGAATTTTCTCATGTCAAATCTAAAGAATTGTTAGATAAAACACTAACAGGTAAATTTAAGTTTTCTTACACAGAATTTCAAGATGGCTCATTCCGTCTTAAAATCTCTGCAAGTAAAAAATCAGGACTCATCAGAAATGATTCCATATGCACAGAATCATTTATTGATAAGCAAACTTTAGTTTTTGATACCTGTTCTGTTGATAATCCTTTAAATTTTAATAAAGCTATTGCAAAGCATTTAAAGAAAGATATTAAGGCTTTCTTTAAAACTTTTAAACAATCTTATATTCCTCCTTGTTGTGAAGAAGATTAATATGTTATTCACACAAGCTGTTAAAGATTTGATGGATAAGAAAGCGATCAATAAAGAAGGTCTTACTAAAGATGAACTTGCTTTATTATGGGATATAGGTTTTGCTCTTGGATACATTAAAGAAAGCAAAGAAGAATTTCTTTCTAAATGATTTATTTTGATCTGCATATATAGAATCAATAAAAGAGAGCATATAATGGCAGTCATATTTAAACAAAGCGATACACCTACAAAATTTGATTTAAGAATATATATCAGAGATGATAGAGATAGGTTATTTGATCCATATCGAATTACTTATGCTTTTTATGACATGAAGAAAAATAGAGTAGGTATGGCAGAAAGAACACCTATTAAAGAAAGCACAGGATATTACTTTGTAGGTGAAAAATTGAATACAGGATTTTTAAGAGGTGGATATTATGTAGAATGGTCTATCCAAAGAGATTCTACTGCACCAATAGAAATAGCAAGACAGGAATTTGCTATTGTAGGCTAATAATCATTTGGATCTGGATCAATTACATAAATTACTTCCATATTTACCAAAAAATCCATAGTGTTTAAACTCCAACTCACATCTTTTACTGCAATACTATAAGAATCTAAATATTGATGAACATCAACATCATCAGTATCAATACCAACAAGAAAATCTAAAGAAATACCCGCATCTTTCATTAAAAACTCTTCAACAACCTTTTCATCATAGTGAATGTTTGAACTTTTAATTCCTTGCTTTACAAACATTGCTACTGCATTTAAATATGATCCTGCTTTAAGATCTTTTAATACCTCTTTAGCAAGAATCTTATGTGCAAAAAATTGAGGTTCTTCTGAATTGAGATGATCTGCTAATACTTTAGCTACAGATTCAAGTGCCACTTGAATAGATAAAGATACTCGTATCTCATGTGAATAAATATCTTCTTCTTGTTTTAAAACTTTAACTTGATACTCACCATCAGCTGATTGAATGATGCCATGAAAAACATTTGTAAGACCATCTACAATCGCACCAGATACTTGATCTTTTGCTTGGTTAGATAATTCTTTCAAATTGAACATAACACTTGGGAATGCAAGTAGTGATCCATTACCTGCTTGCTTTTGCATATAGATAGATGCAATTTTTTTACTTAAATATTTCATTTTTAATCTTCACTTTCGTTGTCGGATTAAGGAATCTTTTATCAATCACGATTTTATTAATAAACTATAAAAGAATGATACCCTACCACCTTCACCTATACCTATTATGATGCTTTAGTTGTAGGCTAATAATCATTCAAATACTGATTACCATCAAGTATAAAACCTACTTCCATAGCTACCAAAAAGTCCATAGTATTTAAACTCCAACTCACATCTTTTACTGCAACACTAGAGTACTCTAAATATTGACTACCTTCCATACTATTCATGCCAAGAAAATCTAAATCAAGATTTTCAATCCAACTTAAAAACTCTTCTACATGATCTGTAGCATAGCGAATGTTTGAACTTTTAATTTCTTGCTTTACAAACATTGCTACTGCATTTAAATATGATCCTGCTTTAAGATCTTTTAATACCTCTTTAGTAAGAATCTTATGTGCAAAAAATTGATGTACTTCTGAATTGAGATGTTTTGCCAATTCTTCAGCTACAAATTCAAGTTCTACTTGAATAGATAAAGATAATTTTTTTCCATTTGCACCATAAATCTCATGTGCTTCAAAACCTGTATCACTGTAATACTTACCTTGATTTCTCATCGGAATATCACCTTCAAGTGTTTCTTGTTTTAAAACTTTAACTTCATACTCACCACCACTTGCTTGAATGATGCCATGAAAAATATTTGCAAGACCATCTACAATCGCATCAGATACTTGATCTTTTGCTTGGTTAGATAATTCTTTCAAATTGAACATAACACTTGGGAATGCAAGTAGTGATCCACTGCCTGCTTGTTTTTGCATCATATATACAGATGCAATCTTTTTACTTAAATTTCTCATTTTGAAAACCTTTCGTTTCTTTCATTCTTTAATAACATATTTATAAATACTTTATTGCATGAACATAAAAAAGGACAAAAGAAAATGGCTAAAAAGAAAGCTACCTTGCCACCATCACCTTATACATATTATGCTGATGTTTTAGAAGTATATGATGGTGATACTCTTACTGTTATTATCGATCTAGGTTTTAGTTTAACCATTAAAACTAAAGTTCGTCTTATGGGTATTGACACTGCTGAAATGAAATCAGAAGATCCTGAAGTTAAGAAATTAGCTGTGGCATCAAGAGATTTTATCCGTGAACAAGTACTTGATAAAAAAGTGTTATTAAAAAGCCACAAGCCTGATAAATATGGTCGTGCTTTAGCTGATGTATGGTCTTTAAATGATGATTGGACACCAGCACCTAAGACACTTAGTGAAATGATGATTGAAAAAGGTTTTGCCAAATCCTATGATGGTGGCACTAAAGATCAATTTACTGTGGAAGATACGAAAGGACTTGAAAAATGAATAGACCATCTGCTCTTAGAGTAGCATCACAATATTTAAAAGCTACTACATTTTATAAGAAACGATTTAGTATGGATGAACTTGCTATGGCTTTAGCAGGTTACGATGATGATATTAAAAGACAATATCGTTTACAATTAATCAATGATGCTATCTTTGAGAAAAATCGTAAAGATCCTATTTTGACTTTTGCTCAAAATGGTTTTTCTAATCCTGCTAATGGTGAACCACCTGAAGAAATTAAAAAACAAATTCGTCATGCTTTATATAAAGCTGGTTTTGATAAAAAATTAGTTTCCGATTGGTTTAAATAATCTTTCAAAGAAATGGAAAACATTATGTCACATCGTATTGCTCAACTTAAACATAGACTCGCTCGTCTTGAAAAAAAAACTTTTTTCGATTTCTTTAAAGAAGAACAAGATATTTTCCAAGAAGAAATCGAAAAAAGTATACCTTCTCTTAAACTTATGTATGAAGGACAAAGAAGAGGAAATACTCTCAAATATGAGTTAGTACTAAAAAATAACCATCCTCTAGCACTATATCCTACACATAAATGGTCTCTTCTTATTGACCTTTTTCCTGATAATGAAGAAGATACAATCCAAATGTCTATTCTTGTAAGTCCTTATGAATGGAATGCTCGTAAAGATATGCTACTTAACTTATCCAAAAAACTATACCTTTGGGATGAAACTACTTCTGATGATCGTGCAAGTATTAAAGCAAGTATTAAAGATTTTATATCTTTCTTAAAAAACAATCATCCAAAAATGGTAGAAATGGGTCTCAATACAGGTACTATTCCTGCAGATGAAAGTAAATTAAACTAAACCTTTATCGCTAGTACCTCCACTACCTTATTATATACTGTCATCCTATATTTAGATACAAACCCAAAATAGTTTACAGCCTACAGGATCACCTGATCCATTTGTTGCTTTAAGTCTAGCTTTGAAATTCACACCCGGGTTAATCTCATAAGTAACAGGTGGTGTATTAATATCTACTGATGATGGTGCAAACACATTCAGAATTATTAGATTTGTTCCAATTATAAAAGCACCTGCTACTGTAAAAGTGATTTCACCATTATTTAAACCATCAGGTATAGTAAAGTCTTGTGATCCATAATAATGAACACCTACAGTACCATCACCATTAAACACACCTAAAAGACCATTAAAGATATAATTATCTAAAGTAACATTTGCACCTTTAATAATAACTTTACCATCACTTGCACCACCTCCACCTGTTGCTGGATCTAAAGTAATATTTCCACTTGTCCTGCCTGCCCCAATACCTGCTCCTGATGTGATATTTACATCACCACCATTTGAAGAACCTATAAAATTACCTACACCACCACCTGTGATATTAATATGACCACCTGTTGCCACAACATTATCAATTACAAGACCACCTGTTAAATTTACATTCCCACCTTCTTTATTCCCACTCCATACGGGACCACCTGTAATCTCTACATTACCACCATCATCAGTATCACTATCACCACCTATAATAGATACTTTACCTGCTGTGCCTGTACTTCCTCTATTACCATAAATATATACACCACCACCATTTACTTCACCTTCACCTGCACGGATTTCTACACCACCACCATTACCATTAAGAGATGCACCTGCATTTAATTCCAAAGCACCACCTACTTGACCTGCACCATTTGAAGTACCTGCTTTAATTAAAATGTCAGTACCTGTAAAATCTAAAGCACCTTGAGGATCATAAGGACCCGAAATCTCATATAGACCATTTTGGAAAGTGACATCTAAATGATTTGAAATACCATCTTCATCAGTTGAGGTATAATTTAAATCACCATGCTCAAAAAAGGTTTGAATTAAACCTTGATCAATAAATGATCTGATTGCACCTGATTCATAGCTATATTGTACTTGTTCTGTAAACAATATTGTTACTGCACCATTTTTAGGTATATATTGATATGGCTTACGATTATTTACTCTACCATTCTGATCTTTACCATCATGAATGTCATTTAAATATATAGATGAGTTTGAGCCAACATTGATTACTTTAAGAGATAGGCTATTTGCCATGATTTCAAATCCTTTGAAAAAATACTTATTTTATATTTAGACTCTTTAATAAATTGAAAATCACAAACAAGGTACTGATAAAATGAGTGTCGCATTTAAACGAAGTCAAACACTTACTCGTGGTGATCTTGATATATTCTTAACTAATGCTAGTGGAAATGTTGCCAATGCCTCGTCTATTACTTATGCTATCTTTTTTGTAGATAATATGGTTGATGTTCTTATTGGTGATCCTGCTCGCATACCTGAAAATCCAGCTGTTGGTGAATACTATGCCTCTCTTAGAATACCAGCTACTGCATCTTATGGTACATATAGAATAAAATGGACGATTAAAGAACTTGTTAATAGTCCTGAACAAACTGTCATTCAAGAATTTGGTGTTGTCAGTGAAACTACAATAGTAGGAAATTCATTTTCTACTAATGAAAGAATAATGGTAGATAAACTAAGATTGCTACTCCGTGATCAGTGTATTGGTGGTGAAGAGAAAATCTTATTAGATGTCAATGGTGAAAAAGTAATTATTACTTTAGAAGAACTTTATGATCTAATAGATAAAGAAAATGATAGTATTATCAAAGAATCTTTTAAAGAAGGTACTTTGAAAATCCAATCTATGGATAAAGAAGGCAATTTGTCTTGGCAAAAGATTGAGAAAGCACATAAAAATGAAACATCATGGGAATCTATCTATTCTATTGAAACTGAATTAGGTAGTATGATTCTCACAGGTGGTCATAGAGTATATACAGATATTGATTATGCTGTTGAAGTAGAAGATTTAAAAGAAGGTGATTCTGTTTATTCTCTACAAGGCAAAGTTAAGATATTAGCTATCTCTCAAATAGATAATAGAGAGCATATGTATGATCTCACAGTAGAAAATAATCACAATCTCTTTTTATTTGATAGTAAAATACTTGTCCATAACTGTCCTGATAAATTTTATCATTTTAGACCACCTGAAGCTGAAGCTAATGTTGGTCAATATAATAGAGTATTTGGTCAAGTATGGGAAGATGTAGAGTTATTAGAATATATTGAAAGAGCATTAGATTGGTGGAATATGATGCCACCTGAAACTGATGGTGCATATAAAAATATTGATGTTCTTTGTAATCAGAAACCTGCATGGCGAACTGCAATCTTTCAAGGTGCTATTCAGTTTGCGGCGATGGCATTACAAGCGAATTGGATTGTAGATGAATTTGATTATTCCATAGGTGGCATTTCATTAAATATTGATAAATCCTCTAAATATGAAGGTTTAAGATCCGCCGCTGAAAGTCAATGGCAAACTGCTACTGAAATGAAAGCTAGAACTACCAAAATCATTCGTGGTTTACAACAACCTAAATATGGTGTTGGTATCAGATCAGCTTTTGGTCCCCATGTTGGTCGTGGTGTCCTCTCTCCACGAAACTTTTTATAATAAAGATAGAATAGAAAATGACAGAAAAACAAAACGAACAAATGAGAAAATGGATCAGTTGGGCAATGAAAGGCTTATCTGCTAGTGTATTGCCCCTTATCTATTGGCTTAATGAAATAAGTGTTGATAATGCAGTGCTTGAAAACCAAGTAATCAACATACAGAACAAAATAAATCAGATAGAATATCAAGTCTATGAAGTCAAAAAAGATGTTGTTAATGATAAAGTTATGGATGCTCGTACAGAACAAGCATTAAAAGATATTGAGAAAGACATTAACAGCATCGAAAAAAACTTGAATGAGATCCAAAAGATCTTAATTGAAAAGTGAGTTTTAAAAAATGAAAGTTTATGCTTTAGCTATTATGTTTACTTCTGTTTTCTTTCTTATATCGGGTACAGATGATTTCTTTAAACACAAAAAATTAGAAATGACTACCATCCGTGCAAAAGAAATAAAGATGGTCGAAATACCTCCACCATCACCTTTAGTTATTAAAGAAGATATAAAATTTAATGATCTTAAAAAGAAAACAGATTGTATAAATAATAAGTCTAAAGACATCTTACTTAAACTTAAACTTAAAAAGGCAGTTCAAAATGCAAAGCACTACAAAACAGATCGGGACACTCTCTGAACAACAAATCCAAAAGTTTGCAGAATTAAAGCAAACTGCTATCCAGCTTGTTAATCAGTTAGGCTCTCTTGAACTTAAAAAACATAACATCATTGAAACTCTCAATAAGAATGAGAATGAAGCTCAAAACCTTTTAAGCCAAATTAAATTTAAATTTGATTTGAAAGAAGATCAAGTTTTCCAAATCTTAGATGATGGCAAGGTAATTGTTAAGGTTGAAGAATAATCTCAAAGGTATAATAATCTGTATTGTTATCTTCTATCCATCTTAAATGATTTAATCCTGTTGCTTTCTCAAAGCTATCTATATACCTTTCATCTACACGAACACGAATTTGATCTTTATCCATAAATGACAATAAATCTGTATTCCACTGTGCAGGCTGTAAATCATCATTGCTCTTATCTATATAAGCATGATGCTCTTTTAAACACTTAAACAAAGTATTCTTATCACAATTTACTACCTGCTCAAATGGTCTTTCATAAAGCATTGTTGGTCTTACATCTTTAAGATATGCCATGATATGATCATAAGCAATTGGATAATCTTTCTTTTTTAAAACCTTATAGAATTTCTGAATAAAGTCTTTTTGCATACTGCTCAATAGCAATTCTTTTGCCATATCTATCCTTTCATATTTAAATGCACAAGCTGTAAAGAAAAGTATTTCCCTTTGGCTTATGGTTTCTAATGATAATATCTGTTCTCTTGTTAAAGCATCCGTAGGATAAAACACATAAGTAGTCGCTTTCTGTGTTCTAAAGAAATCTACCTGTGTATTTGCCATATCTAATGAAAATGCAAAGTAATCTGATTTCATAGGTGGCAACTTTTCACTAGCTGGTATAATATGTACTAGATACATACTTTTATATGTGATTAGCTTTTTGATCATATCTTTTCCTTGTTTATTTATCTTATCTTATATTTTATTTATATCTTTTTTCCTTGATATGAAACACTTAAACGAAAAGGTAAACATTATGTCTTTACATGATTTAAAAACACGATTGGCATCTGTACAAAGAATTGCTTTAATCAAAACTCAAGTTGGCGATATTGTGAGTTTTACTGATGACCCTAAACTTTGGTACTTTAATCTTTTTATTAAAAGTTTAGTCAAAAGACTTATTCAAAAGAAAATTGCAGATCATCTTATTTATGTAGATGATAAAAAAAACCATATCTTAACTGTAAAGAACCTTGCACATGAAGATGGTGATCCTCAATTAGTTATTGAATTTGTGCATTCTAAAAAAGGCAAACTTTGGGAAACTGCTCTTAAATATAGAACAAGAGGTACAGAAAAGAATATCAAAGGTGAAATTACTATTAAAGATCAAGAAAAGTTAAATGATGAATCTGTAGATGAAATCTCTAAACTTGTTAAAGAATTTGTTAAGCTAGAACCACTAAAAGATTAATTAAAGGATTGCAATACATCCACGATTTTCACCATAAGTATATCCTATCTTCTTAACACCTGTGTAATTTTGAATCCTTTTTAATAAACTTACTAATGGTTCTACACTACCATTCCACAATTCTTTAATTTCCCAAAAATCTTCTGCTGTTCTAATCTTTAAAACACCTACCTGCACAGGTATATCTGTCTTTGTAATAATAAGTGTATCTACACCATTTACTTGTATTGCCTCTTTTAATAAATCTAAATCCAACCAACCTATCTTTCTAGGTCTACCTGTTGTTGCTCCATATTCTTTACCTACAGATCTATATTTCTCCGATAACTCTTCATCTAGTTCTTCAAACTCACCTGTACCTACTTTGGTTTCATAGATTTTAGCTACACCTATTACTTCATCTATTTGTTTATGACTTAAACGAGTAGAATAAAAGACTGCACCAATGGTTGTGCATGATGAAGTAACATTGGGATATTCTTCACCCCATACATCTAGTCGATAACCTTGACAGCCTTCTAATAAAAGATCCATTGTAGATAAATGGTCTTGTAGAAACTTTTCTGCATCACCTATATAATCTTTTAAAAGAACTGCATCTTCTGTGTAATCAAAAGATTGAAGCCAAGCATTAATATTCATGGCATCTCTTGCATAAAAATCTCTTAAAGCGGGACCAATACCTTTTGCAGTCGTACCTAACTTCGATTGGTATTTGGCTTTATCCTCTGCAATATGCCATGACATGACTACAGGACAATAAGGCGAAATAATAAGAGATCCTTTCTGAACATTAAATTGTTTGATCTCTTCTACAAGCTGAATAGGATCTACCACTGTTGCTCTTGTAATAACATTAATAGCATTTGGATTTAGAACACCACTAGGTAATAGATGCACTACAGACTTATTACCTTTTTCATCATAAATAGTATGTCCTGCATTTGCACCACCTTGAAAACGAACAACAACAGGTTTATCTGCTTTAAAGCACAGATCATCTACAATCCTGCCTTTACCTTCATCACCATTTTGTAAACCTAGAATAACTTTGACTGCCATCTTTTTAACCTTTTCTTTTGTAGGTAGAGAATATATTAATACTATACATAAATCATCAAAGAGTTTTGTATGCTATAATAAGGTAACTCAACCTTCATCATGTAAAAGAGAAAAAGTATGATTTTACTCACATTGTTAAATTTAGTCCTTCTTATATACTTTACACCTGCTGTGACAAAAGACTTAATGGAACAGCAAGATCCACCTGTATCAAAAAGATATAGACAAGTTACAGTATATATTTGGTATGCTTTAGTACCTACTCTTACTTATGCTTTTCAAGATTACTCGGCAATCCTCACTGCCACCATTTTTTGGTTTTGGTTGCAAGCCATTTCATATCCTACAAAGGATAATCCATGATTCAAGTTATTAAACCTGATAGTGAAGATCAAAAAGCAATCTTTCCAAACAGAACTATCTTTTTAGCTGGCAGTATTGAAATGGGATCTGCTGTAGATTGGCAAAGAGAAGTTGAAGAAGTCTTTGACAAAGAAATCTTTAAGACAGATGGCTGTACTGTTTATAATCCTAGACGAATTAATTGGGATAGTTCATGGAAGCAATCTATTGAAAATGAACAGTTCAAATATCAAGTCGAATGGGAATTAAATAAGCTGTATGAATGTGGTCTTATTCTTATGTATTTAGATGAGAATACCAAATCACCTATCAGCCTGCTAGAATTAGGTTTATATGCACAAGACACTAAATTACTTGTGATCTGTGGTGAAAACTTTTGGCGAAGAGGAAATGTAGAAGTCACTTGTGATTTTTATGAAGTACCTTTACTTATACACAATCCAAGAGAAAAGAGTTTAAGCACACTCTTAATTGAGAAATCTAATAAAATTCTGCTTGGTATTTAATCACAAGTTCTTTTAATTTTTCCCATGTGAAATCATGATTTTCAATATCCTTATAATCTAAATAAGAATCTTCATCTTCTTTATAGGATGATGCCAAACAAGACACTTGCATTGTATTCTTATCAAGATCACATAAAATACATACCTGCTTAGGCATACCTTCCACTACAAGGTCTTGACCAAAGTTTATGTGGATGCCAAAGACAGGTAAGTCATTATATAGACTTGAATCTTCTAACATAACATTTGTATATCCCAAATCTTCAACAAAACAATGCAAATAAATTTGTAGTTCTTCTTGTGAAGTGGTGGTTGGTAAATCAAATAAGAATCTAAACTGCTCTTGCATTTTTATTATTTCCCTTCTTCTGTTTGGTTTTCTTCTTCTGCAATTTCATCTAAAATTGCTCTTTTTTCTTCTTCTGTAAGACAATCATTTGATGAGTAAAACTCTTCACAAGTCATGGTGCATAAAAAATCATCCATTTTATCTATTACCTTTCTTTTCATAAAGTGCTGAGATAGTTCTGTCATCCCAAGCATTTGCAAACTTGGTTTGTGGTTTAATACCTAAAGTCAAAAGATCAGTATCTTTGAAAGACAATGCTCTTTTATTTGCTGTGGTTTTTGGTGTTTTGAAGATTTTGCCAACAGGCACATTTCTTACTGTTCTTGACATTTTGTCATTTCCTTTCTTTGGTAATAGATAAACACTTATCTTTAAAGTTTATTGCAAGTTCGCATTAAAAATCTTCATCTTCTGCTTCAGATAATTCTTTGTAATACTCATCTTCCATTCTACGAAACTCAATCCTTTCTGCTATGAGTAAGGAAATCCTTTCAATTAAGGATTTGAGATTGTAGTGATGAACCTCAAAAATCATTTCTTCATCGTATCCGATATCATAATGAAATCTGCTTTCAGATACACTTGCATACTCACTTGTGATAAACAATGAAAATGCCATGTTGTTCTTTTCTACTGTTGCATAGACTTCATCATCTACACTGCTATTAATGGTGGTGGTGATTTGGTGTGTTGCAAGAACATCTGCTACAATTTTAACGATTGAGTTAATCATTTTTTTACTCCTTTGATGAGTTGGTTTATTGATACTATCTAAACACTTTGCATAAGATATTATTGCAAGTTCACTTAATCTTTTATTAAAAATTTTATTGTATCCCTTACTTTGAAAGTTGAGTTCCTATGAAAATTTTAGGTATCAGTACCACTACACATTCACCTGTACCTGAACATCCTGAACCATCTGCATCTTTTACTACATTAGAAACTTTAATTAAGATTTTAGATCAGTATGGACATGATACTCAAATTCTTGATGCTAATAAACTTCATATCATTAAAAACCTGTCTTGCTATTCCACAGATAAAAAGAATTGTGGATCTCTTGATGCTGGCAAATATAGATGTTGGGCAACTCATCTTTCTCATGAAAATCCTGATGAGTATGGTGGCAAAGACGAAATGACTTATATTTATGATGGTATTGAATGGGCTGATGTTATTCTTATCTCTACTTCTGTTAGATGGATGAGTCATAGTGCTTTACTACAAACTATTATTGAAAGACTTAATGTGATTGAAAATAGGCATAGTGTTTATGAAGAACCTAATCTTGTTGCGAATAAAAAAGTAGGTTTTATTGTCATTGGACAGCATTATCAATCTCAACAGGTATCTAGTCATTTAATAGAAGTGTTTAGTCAATTAGGATTTATTACAGATAGTAGAGATGGATCATTTACTTGGCAAAGAACTGTTAATAGAAATTTAGAACAGGATGGAAGTAATCGTCCACATATTATAAGTTATCTTGCCACTGCTGAAGGTACAGACCAACTTAATAACTTTATCAATTGGATTGAAAGGTTTTAAAAATGAAAGCATTAAATTTAAGTCTATCTGAAATCAGATCTTTTTTAGAAAAGAAATATGGTAAAACAGCTTTAAAAAAAGGTGTTTATTTTGATATGGATATGTATTGGGAAAGATATAATATTGAAATACCTTTAAATGAAGATAGGATCATTATAGTCGAAATCATAGGTATAGATGAAAATAATTTACAAAACTTTAAAGGCTGGAAAGATAGTCTAGCAACAAAAGTTCAAGATCAAGATAAAGAAGGACTTCATTTAGCATTAAGTAAAGAAGTAGATCTTTCTACAAATTGGAAAGACAATTTACTTAAAGCTATCAATGCAGTTCAATCTGAAGTTGCTTTAAAATCTAAAGAGAAAGTAAATGCAGATAAGTTATTAAAAGATCTTAGATCTACACCTATGTTTAACTTTGATCCTTTTTTAAAATCTTTAGAAAAGTATTTACTTGCACATGATACTTTAACACCTGCTCAACAGCAGGCATTTAATAAAGTTAAATGGCGATATACACCTCGAATTGCTTTAAACAAAAAACAAATTGATTTTCTTAAAGCAATGAATACTTTACCTACAAATGAAATGGATACAAATGAAATTGAAACCATTTCTAAAATGTATGCAAAGGCTTGTGCAGGCACTACTTGGAATGATAATGAAAGAAATGAAGTTGCCTTTATTATGAAAAAGTATATTGCATTATGATTTATGATTTTTTAGAAGAGATAGGTTTTATCCCTGTGTCTTATTGCATTATATATAGGAAAGACAATATTGAGATCATCTTTAATAATGAAATCAATATTGATGTTTACATAGATGAGATACATACCAAATATAAGATTAGAAATAACAATGAAGTAGAAAAGATACAGAATGGTGTTCTACTTGAAGTCTTGCCTAATATCTATGATGAACTTAAACATATTTATGATACACATATTGTGCATAAATAAAGACAGGCACTAAGACATAAGGATTTTCAGAAAAGAATATAAGTGTAATACCTATTAAGATTAGGCATAAGATCATATGTAGATAGATATTCATTTTGTATAGCAATTCTTATATGGTCTACAACTAGCTTTCTCACTAAATCCCATTTCATCACAGGATTTAGACATACAATGTTTTTTATCCCATTTTCTAGGCATATCGAATTTGACTTTAGCTAGTCTTATTTTTAAATTCTCTATATTCATTTTAATGCTCCTAACGAGATTTGAACTCGTGTTACTGCCTTGAAAGGGCAATGTCCTTACCTGACTAGACGATAGGAACTTATCTTTAAGTGCATATAGGTTTTTAATCCACATCCACTTAAAAACTTTTCAACCAAACCCTAATAGATAACCTACAGGATTATGTTTGTTATACTCATTTCTTTTTCATCATGCAATATAAAATTACATAATGTTTTCAATTTCTTTTTTCTCTACACGATTTAAAGGTTTTGGACTGCTTTTAGTATAGATCGCAACTAATAAACTTAAAACAATAATTGTAATTGCTGTGTAATTTGCTAGCTTTGAGATTTGTGTGTTTGTCATTTTTTATGATCCTTTGGATTTGATTGGAAGGTATCTTTATTTATGACATAGTATTTTTAGTTATGCAAATATAAATGGGTCGTTTGGGACTCGAACCCAAAACCTGAAGATTAAAAGTCTTATGATCTACCTATTGATCTAACGACCCATAGTCATAATGAATGGTCTTATGACTTGCGAAAAAACTTAAAGCTATATCTCACTACCTAAAAGAAAATGTGAGATTTGAACTCACATCACCTATATTGGCATTTTTACAATTTAAAATAATCTTCCCTTAAATTGTAAGACATAGCTTTTTCAGTATTTCTATTTTCATTATACATATCCATTTTATTTTTTTCATTTTATTTTTTCATCTTATTTTAGAAAACATTTACATAAAGGATTTTCACCTATGGACAACAGAGAACTCATGGCAATTAGAATTGCTAGTATTTATTTAGAAAGCAAAGACAAAGACAAAGGCTTACCTAAAAAATACTTGTCAGGTCTTAAAGGTAAAGATAGAAAAAAAAGAGTAAATGAAATCGACAAAAGAAAAAATGAAACTGATCCAAAGAAAAAGTTTAAACCTTTCAAATCAGATAAAGGTGAATCCACTTCCAAAAGCCAATACTCTAAAACAGACATAGCTAAAAAGATCAGAGAAAAAATTGAAGGTCAAGGCAAAGATGCTTTCATTGAAGCATCATCTAAAGTATCAGGTGTATCTAAATCTATTTTAAGTGAAGTTTATGCAAGAGGTGCGGCGGCATGGGCAACAGGACATAGACCGGGTGCTACTCAACAGCAATGGTCTATTGCTCGTGTTTATAGTTTCTTATCAGGTGGCAAAACTCAATCCACTGCTGACAAAGATCTAGCTGAAAAAGCTGGACTATTGTAATTCTTTAAAGATTTGTAAATTCCATTTACATTTAACACAAACTCCACACATATTCTTATATGGTGGCTTTTGCTTATTATAATGTGCTTTAAAAAACATCTCTCTCATATAACAAGATGCTGTGTATTCAAATAATCCCTTTTCTAATAAAACTTTCACTTTCTCTTTTCTAGGTACTGTTATATGACTAAACTTTAAAGCACCTACTTCTTTTCTTAAAACATCTTCAAATAAATGATATGCTTTAGGTGTATCTGAATACATTGTTATACTGCCATCATCTATATGATCATTAATACAAATCACTGTACCTATCTTATGCTCTCTTATTAAATCTACCAATAACAATAAAGCATATTGATTTTTCACTACACTTTCTTTATCTATCTTATCTGACAGATATTGATCTTTATGTAGTAGCCTTAACTCACTTGGATGATCAATCACTGTCAAATTGAGATTTAGCTTTTCTTTTAAAACATTCACTGCCTTTAATTCTTTAGATGAGATAGCTGGATTAAGCATCTTTATAAACACAGGATAAACTTCATATCCTAATTTAATATGTTCTAATAAAGACCATGTGCTATCTACACCACTTGAAAATAAGACCACTGCTTTCTTTTCATCTAAATCCTCAATAGGTTCTTTATAAATACTTTCTTCATCTATATATGAGATATTAACACCATGATATTCTGCTAAACCATCTGCATATGCTTTAAGAGAATAAGGCACTGTGTGTTCAGATTTTAAAGGTGTAAATAACTTATAGAACTCTTTTGCATTCATGTGAGTTTCCTTTGTTTTAATTTGTTTAGTAAATCTGCATCCGTGTACAAGTCAAAAACTAAATGGATTCTTGTTTTGCCATTATTCACTACTCTATGTGGTTTTCTAGTATCTAAATACCAAAGTTCACCTTCTTTAAATTTAAAGACCTCTTTACCTGTCATGCCATATACTTCAAACCAACAATCATCATGTGTATCTATTGGTATATGAAATCTTGGTACTTCACCTATGCCTATGCCACATTCACTATCTACTAAATCAGTATGTTGTTCAATAACTTTACCTGCATCTAGTTTCATTATCCGAACACGATCTACTTTAGCTGTCTTTGATACCTGCTTAATAATCTCTTTCACTTCAGGAAATAAATCATAAACACTTGTATCTTGAATATGGAAATCTTGACCTTTATGTTTTTCATGCCATTTGTCATTCATCTCTAAAGGTTTAATAATAAAGTTTGGATCAGCACTATATCCTCTTAATGATATAGCAGACCAACCACCATCTGCATTATAATTTGAATAGTGATTGGCAAAGTTCAGTTGAGATACCTTTTCTTTTAATGCTGTTATATCATAATGGAAATCAGTAAATTTAAAAGCACAGGCTATTTCATGTGGATCAGTATATAGGCAAATAGGCTCTTGATCAAATAATGAAAAAGATGGTTTCTTTTCTAGGTAATAGACACCAAAGCAATCACCAAAAGAATTAATCTTGCTACCTATTCGTGTAAATCCTAATTGTGTAATAGGTGTGAGATCACCATCATCCAGCCATAAGAGCCAAAGGTTTTCTGTTAAGCTATTAAGATAAGATATAAAGACAGGTAAATCTCTAATTTGAACATAGCTTAATTCTATATCATTCGCTTGTTTTACTGCAAGTATATGATTTTTAGAAGAATAAACTTTGATTTTGGATGGTTTATTTGATTGGGAAACAAGTACATCATAAGCATCAGTTAAGATGAGTTCACCTGTAGAAAGATATTCTGCAATATTATTCTTTTTCATTTGCATGAAAGGTGAAATGATTTTCTCATTAAGAGTATCATATCTAGCTTGCAAGGATTTTAGGTATTCTAAATCATATCCTTTTTGCCATTCTTTAAGATCTTCGGACATTTTACGATCTCCTTTATTTATTTATTCTTATATTGTTTGTATTATTCTTTACAAAATCCCAAAGAAAGGTTTTTAAAAAATGGATTTAAGAGATAATTTTAAGAGTAGGTGTCCTGTCAGATATAATTCTGATGGTACACATTGGTATTGCAAAAGACAACTTAGTGAAAAGCAAGAGATTGAGAATAAGACTTGTAATTATTCCAGATGTCCGGGCAGAGAATTAACAGAAGAAGAAGAAACTGCTCGCTTACTTGAAATTGAATCTAAGATGAAAGATACCAAGAAAGAGGTTACTAAAGATCCTATGGATGCACTTATTAGAAGAATGAAAAGAGAACTCGAACGAATTGAGGCTGAAGAACATAACTTTAAGAAGTGTGATATTAAAGTAAACGATAAGAATAAATGGTTTTGTAAAAAGAATATGGATAGTGCTTTATCTATGGATGAGAAAGAATGTTATCGTGATGGTTGTCCCGGTCGTAAAGCAACCTATGAAGAAGAAAAAGAAGAGAGTATTAGAAAAGAAAAAGTTCAGAAAGAACTGACTGCATTACAAAAGAAAACTAAGAAACCTATTGTTAATAAGCAACCACCTGTGGTTATTGAAGATTTACCTAAGCCTATTGTTATAGTAGAAGAACCTATTGTAATAGTAGAAGAGCAGGTAGTAATAGTAGAGCAGGCTTCACCTTTAGAAAATCCTATTGTAGAACCTGTATTAAAGAAGTGTGAATGGCATATCTGTCCAAACTACTTTGAAGCTGGTGGTAAAAAAGAAAAGTTTTGTTGCGAACGATGTAGACGAAAAGATAATAGATTAAAATCAAGACGAAGGTGTGCTTTAAGAAAGAAAGAGATCTCTGCCAAAGGATTGTAGTTTTTTAGTCATTCTTTCTAAATACAATCTCAACCTTCTTTCAGGCATATCTATTGCTTTTGACCATGCAGAAACACTTGGATATTTTTGATAAAGTTTATCTAAATATAATTGATTGTAAAACTCATACTCATCAGGGAATTTAACTTTTAAACATTCAAGTACTTTTTGATTTAATTGTTTTTCTCTAATCGTCAAATCAAAATCTTCTTCTTGATGTTCATTAAACATATCTAAAACTTGACCTTCATCATTTTTTACTTGTCTTGCTACTACAGGTGCTTCAAACACAGGTTCAATACCTAAATTTCTTTTTGCTAATTGTGCTTGTGTTCTTGAACCTTCTTTTTCTCTTGAAAGTGCATCTTTACCTTGTTTATGTCCAAAACGAACTAACCATTGTGTAAAGTGATACCATACTGCACCTACTTTAATATTGTTTTCTTTTTCTAATTCAGATCGCAAATGGTCTATTTCTACCATCCATACCATAAAATCTCTTACTCGATCTACTTGATCGCATAATGGGATTTTATAATAAGTTGCTGTTCTTAAATTTTTGATCAGTTCAGTTTCAATTTTTTCAAACCTATTAAATGCAGGATGAAAAATCCATTGTTCTGTCAAATTCACTTCTTGTACTTTTTTAGTGTATCTAGGTTTTTCAGATACTACTTCTTTAGTAGTCAATTCTTTAGTAATGATTACTTCTTTATCATCGGATTGAATTTCTTGTGATTGAATTTCTTGTGATAGTTTTTCATTCAAGTTTGCTTTTCTTTGTTCAATCATTGAATAAAATTCATCATCATCACTTACTTGACTTTGTTCAATTTGAACAGTTTCTTTTTCATCATTATAAATTTCATCATCAAGTAAATTAAGATCAAAACAGTTTAAATCGGATAAAATAAGATTTCTTAGAGATAGCATTGTATTACTCCGTAAGGGTTATGTTTTTGTAGATAGGCAATAATGACAAGTTTTTTGTTTCAAAGGTCGTGCCTAATTTCTTTCAATAGTTTATCTATTTTCTATCAGTTTGTCAATACCAAATCGCTTTTTAATGAAAGGTTTTTTAAAAATGAGTTTAATCAAAAAAGCACATAGTTTGCTCCTACAAGCAAGAAATGAAACAAATCCTAGAAAAGCAATGCTTTTAAAAAAAGCATCTGCTACTACATATAATGAAATGATTGCTTTTGCTTATATTTATGGTGTCATTACTCAAGATGATGATATTGATAATGTTACTCAAGCTATGGCAACAGGTGGTGATAATTTTGAAAATGGCATCATTAAGCTAATCTCTAAAACACAAGGTATTAGTTTTAGAAATATCTCTGTAGCTAGAAAACTTGCCACTGAATTTTTTAATGCTAGTCAATTGGGAAACCAAAGATTTTATGAAAAGATGATCAAAGATTTTACCTATACTTTAAAAAGTGTAGATAAAGCTGAAGATGCTGTCCATAATATCCTAGCAGGTTTCAATCCTGTTACTCAAACTGCTTATCAAAAAGTAGAAGCTAAAAATGCTTTTGCTCATGCTGGAAAAGAACATAGTGTTTTACCTGCTCTTTTCCAAAAGACTGTAGAAGAACTTAAAGTTAATTCTTTAACTTCTATACCTAATAAATATCAAGATTGTGTAAACAGTATTCTTTCCACCATCACTCTTTATAATAACAGACTAAAATTTAATAGTCGTGGCAAAGGTCTTACTCAAACTGAGAACTTTTCTGCTTTAACTAAAAATGATGATGAAACATCTACTCCTTTTGAGAATAAACTTAAAGATAAAGATCTAAATCCTGAACAAATTGCTGGATCTATGATTACTGAAAATACTTTAGATCGTCTTATTGAACTTTTCAAATTAGGTTATGGTTGGAAATCTATCAGAACTCCTGCTAAACAAAGAAGAGCAATTTCTCATATTCTTTTCTCTATGAAATTAGCTTATAGCAATCTTTCATCTTTAATCAGTACCAAAGACGATATGAAACTATATAGCCAATTAGCTTATCCTGCACAGAAACTTTTTGAAGAAGGTCGTGTTATTAGAGATACTAAATTAGCTGATAGTCTTGAAAACCTTAGCATTGCTGTTAATCAAGCTGATGCTCTTGATGAATTTTCAGAATTTATTGTTGCTGTCATTAATCTTTATGAATCCATTAATCCTACCGATGACATTACTGAATCTGTTGGTGAAAAAGCATGGGATAAAGCATTTTCTTCTTTCTTTCAAGAAATTGGTCAAGATATTGAAGCTATTAGTTCTGAAACTCCTCTTTTAATTCCTTCTGCACATAGTCTTATTGATAATATCGCACCTATTTTCAAACAAGGTTCTCAAAAGAAAGCATCTCTTAAATCAAGAGTAGCCTCTTTACTTAGACGATATAATCAAATCTAATGGTGCATTAGATAATCCCAATAAGATTATCTGATCTAACTTTGATAACCTTTTCATTCGCTTATAATACTTATTAATCTTTCCCATATCACCTATTATTGAATGTGCATACTTTATAGCTTTCGCAGGACATGGTTTACTTGTATTGCCATAATTGTAATGACATAATAACTGCACCATGTTCTTCTTATATATATTAGCATATGTCTGTATTGCTATTATGCCTGCTTTCTCTAAATCACATTCCACATACTCACAATTTTCTGTATCACAGTAAATCTCTTGACACTGTTCATCATAATAGTGATTGGTCTTTAACTTCTTTTTCTTTTTACAAGTTCTTTGGATATTCGGAATAAATAAAACATCTGTTTTACTTTGCCAATCATCTCTACCTGTCTGTAGCTTGCACCACCATTTAGGTATTACCTGCATGATACCTAAACTTGGACTACCTTTTATTTCTTCCTTATCCAATCTTGCAATTTTATTTGCCTGTGTATGTTTAGATATTGATGGTTTAGATATTTTACCTATGCCACCTACGATTTTACGAGCAAACTTACTTTCATGTTTTGCTACTGCTATGGCTAATATAGGATCTACATTTTCCCTTAATGCTAAATTACCTATCTCAACACAAGCACGGATTCGATCTCTTTTAGCATCCTGTATATCCAAACTTATCTCTACTAAAGAATTATTATAAACACTAGGATAAGTTTTTTCTATACTCATACCATTAACAAGCATCACACAAGTTAAGATGATCTCATTTATGGTATTATATATCATTTCCTTGCACCTTCAACATTTATCCTCCTATGAGAATAATGGTTCTACTTTGAGTGCTGTCCTTTCTGCATTTAGCTTTTCTAAAATATGAAAAAGCACAAGTTGATGGAAAGGTCGCACTGACTTCATTGTAAAGTTTTTAAATTCATACTGATTGATTTTAGTCTTGTTCGCTTGGTCTAAAACAAGATCTTCAAAATCTTTCGTGTACACTATTCCTTTCTTTGAACAGTACTCTTGTACCATTTCTCTAAATGATACATCTTCATTATACATTGTCAAGACTACATCTCTATATACGATTTCACAAAAGCCTTTGCTTACATCTAAAGCATCCACTGATGTGAAACCTTTATCTTTCGTTGTAGCTGTCTTTGACACATACTCACTACCTATATTATACTTAATCAATAAATTATTGACTTCATCACTTAACTCAGTAATGACTTCTTTAGGTAGCATCCAATTTTCAACTGCACCATTTCTTGTAATCGCACACTTGACATTCATCCATTCTTGGATGGTCATCATTTTTTGATCCTGTGGTGTGTACTCCTTTAATAAATACTTTCTTAAAGTTTCTAATAAAGCTACTACACAACCATTGCTCTTTTCAAAGACCTGTCTTGTGCTTGGTGAAATTGTTGTGATTGTAGATTGTGATGTACGATCATAACCTTTACCTAATAAGGTAGCTGAAATTGTGCCTGATGCTCCTCGCATTCTGCTGTTAGCTGAAGACCAATCTACACCTAAACACATTAGAAAATCTTCAATTTCTAATCCTTGTGGATAGCTTGGATTTTCATAAACACTGACAAACTTTTCAATATCAAAAGTAATGCCAAATCTTTCTTTTACTAATTGCCATAAATCTGTAGAAACTGTTTTTTCTACAACAACAGAAACTTGTGGTACAATTTCATCTTTTTTATCAGATGATCCATTTAAATTGTTGAAAAGTGATTTCAAATCATTTAAGTTAAAACCTAATTCGGATGCCTCCAAAAGATAACTTAAGATTTGGTCTGCTTTTTCAATGCCATGTGTGGCAATGATACCTTGATATGAATCAAAACCTAGAACTTTTAATTGTCTGGCTTTCTGAATGAATTGGATCATGTCCATTTTCTCTTAATCCTTTTTTTATACGATAAAGAAAGTAGGTGCTACTTTGTTAGAAGAGCAATATACTTATATGAAATTAAATCATGGTGGACACAAAGTTGTAAAAAAAGATGATAAATTTATCATCGATTCTCTTGAACTCACTGCCAAAGAATTTAAAAAGAAATTTGGCAAAATCCCTGAACTCTATTTTGAAGTTAAATTGCCTGTCTATCTCAAAGGTCTTTCCTCTATCTTTGATATCATTAAAACTAAACCTGTTATTGAAGAAGATATTAAACCTAAACGAAAATTAGGTGTAGATGTTGATGCTAAAGCAAACGATATTAAATCTATCTTCTATAAACACTTTGCCAAAATGTGTATCCAATCTAAATATGATCCTGAAGAAATGCTACAGGAAATCTATTTAGGTATTCTACATCGCAATAAAGGTAACTGTCCTTTTGATCCTGCTAAATCTTCTTTATCTACATATATTGTTATGGTTAGCAGATGTATTCTCTTTAATATCTTCAATAAAGAAAATAAGACAAGAGCAAGGATTTTTGATCCCAAAGAAAAAGATGATTTGTTTAGACTTATTAAAGATAACCATGACTTTGACACTAAATTCCTAATAGAAGAAGCTAGAAATCTTTGTAAAACTGAAGATATGAAAAATGTTTTTGATCAAATGTTGCTTGGATATAATATAAGCCAAATCTCTAGCAACCTTAAAATCGAAAACAGGAAAGTCAGTGAAATGACTTCCAAAATTAAGAAAACTATTTCACCTTTGTTTAACAAGGATATTGATTAAGATATGCTTACCTTCTTTTACTCCACTATTAATGCAGGCAAAACTGCTAATCTTATTTTATCTGCCCATGCCTGCTCTCAAAGAAATATTAAATACTTGATCTTTGTACCTGCTGTTGCATCAGGTAGAGATGGTTTTAATAAAGTCAGTTCAAGAATTGGCATACATCAAGATGCCATCTCTATTGATGAAAATGATAACCTTTATGAAATGGTATCTACACAGATCATTACAAAAAATATAGATAGCAATCCTTTACAGATTGTCTTTGTAGATGAATCTCAATTTCTCACTGCTAAACAAGTAGCACAGCTCACTCAAATCTGTGATATATATAATGTGCAAGTTCATGCTTATGGTTTAAGAACTGATTTTAAAGGCGAACCTTTTGAAGCAAGTAAATATCTTTTAGCTTGGTCGGATCATATTAGAGAAGTTGAAACATGGGCAGAAAATAGCAACACTGCTGAAAAAGCATTGATGAATATTAAACTAGATGAACACGGTAAACGAATTACTAATGGTGATTCCGTGTCTGTTGGTTTTGCATATAAAGCTGTTTCTAGATCTGAATTTAATATCTATAAACATTGGAATAAGAAATAATACTTTTATTTTGTATTCTCTTATATATAGAAAGGGAATACATAAAATGGCTGTCTATAATAATAAAAGCAAAGGCATGAATTTTTGGATTAGACCAACAGGACAAAACACTTTAAAAGGTGTTGAGGATAATGAATTTAATCCACCTGTTTTACCTGCTACTCTTATTCAAGAATTACTCAGCGATTATCCTGATGCTCGTAAAGGTTTCTTAGAACTTTTACCTACCATGTTGCCTGAAGAACAAGAAAGACTACAAGCTATTGTAGATGATTGTCCTAATGTCATGAAAGACAAACCTAATCACCAGCAACTTGAAGATAACTTTCAATCCAAATTAAACAAACCTGTGATTAGATTTCCAAAATGATTAAAATTGATAAGATGCCACTACAATCTAAAAAGTTTATCGCATACCTTATTAGTGAGATAGGCTGGAAGATTACTTTATTTTACTTGCTATGGAAAATTCAAGGTCAAATTGATCCATCTGATCTCACTCTTTTAATTACCATTGTCTTAACAAGTGGTTTTATTCAGATAGGTTATATACTTGGTCAAACTGCTTTAGATAAATATGTACAAATGTCTTTAAGAGATGATGACGATGATGACGATGATGATGATAAGAAACCTACTGCAAAATAGGTGATACACCTAAATCATAATGAACTAAACTTTTAAAGAATGGTGACATCATAGCATTTTCTAAAATCTCATCTTCTGTTCTTTTAATAACAAGTCCATCATCTGTCTTTTCAATATTGCCTAAAAACACTTTGGCAAAATTATCTACTGTCACAAATAAAACTACAACACCATTTCCGTGCTTTACTTCTTTGGTATCTAAATCCCTTCTTGTATATCCTGTTTCACAGACTACCATATATCCAATAGGTTTTCTATAATCCACGATATTACGAATGATGCCACTCCAATCTTTCTTTGAATACTTTAAATATGTCATTTGACCATCTTCAAAATCTAAGAAATATGGTAGATCAGGTGATAAAGTGTTAATATCATCTTCATCTTCAGGTGTTAAAGTTACCAAAAATGCAGGCATAGGATTTTCAGCAGACCACTCTGCACTCTTATCCCAATTGTTTAAGAAACTCTCTGCTAATCCCATTGTCCAATCAATCGTTTGATCTACAAAATTATCTTTATCACTCATTTTAGTTAAATCCTTGTTTAAAGAGATGTGAAAGGTATTATGTCTTATAATATTAAAATAAAGTATTCATAGGTTCTACTTGAATTTTATTTTTTACTTTACCTTTGCTCCATACAAACATAGGCTCATAAATTACATCTTCACTTGTTGTATGTTCGCCCGGTCTTGACTGCATACCATATCCAATCACACCTTCATATGTATATCCCAACTTTAAAGCATGATCTAACATCTGTTTACAAAATGGTGTTTTAGATACATCATTAATATTTAAAATAAGACGACCACCATCTTGCAACCAATCATATGACTTTGCCATGACTTTAAATAAAAATCCATTAAGCCATCTTTCTACACTGCTACCATATCTTTTCCACGACTGTGTTGATTCTTCTGAATATCTTTCACGATCAAAATAAGGTGGTGATGTAAAAACCATATCAAATTGATTTGGTTCTAACTCAACATCTTCAGCTGGCTGGCAAAGAAATTTTGTTTTCTTATTATGTCTATAATAATTATTAATACCTGCATAATGTGGATGCAAAGCTGTATTTGGATCAATGCCTGTATATGAATCAATATTAGATGCCAAAGCACCTACAAGTCTATCTCCCCATCCCATAGACAGATCAAGTACATTTTTACAATCAAACATCTCATAAATAGCTTTTGCACACATAGGTGAAAATTGACTTGCTACATATCCACTTGAATTTGAGATTGTTGCTCTTAATGTCTTTGGTGATACATTCTCACATACATTATAAAGAAACCTAAATACAGATGTTCTTTTTTCCCATGAGTTAATAGGTGATAAACCACGATCTTTAGCTTCACATTTCATTCTTTCCACCTGTGTGAAATTATCTGAACATGATCTGCCTACAAGGTTTGGCAACAAACCTAAATACCTACCATCATAAGTGAAATCAAAGGCAGGTATTTCTAGTCTATGACTTGACCATTTGGCATAAGAGATGATGCCATAATGATGTGTATTTTTTAGCTTTGAGAACTCATCTTTTAGACCAAGTTCTGTGTATTCCTTATATGGAAAAGGAATATTATGTTTCACAATTAAAGAATGAATGTAGTTTTGCACATCATGTCTTTGATGGTGTTTTTTGATCAAATCCCAATATTGCTGGTTGATAGATAGTTTACCATCTTTAAGGAAAATATCTTCTCTTAAATAGTTTTCTTCCATTTTATTCCTTTGGTTTAAAGAGTATCGTATCTTATATTATATTAATATCCGTCTTTAAACCAACCTGCTCCTTTTAATGAAAAGCTACTTGGCAATAAAATCTTTTCTAACTCACCATCACATTCTATTTTTGGTTCTACTTCTTTACATACCTTTGGCTGTGGTGTTGAGATTGTGCTTAATCTTACTGTCACTTCTCTTTCGCATTTTTTACATTTATAGCTATACATTGGCATTTTTCTTTTTACTCATTTCTTTGATGTAGTCATCAAGTTGTCTTAGTATTCTTCTTAAAGGATCAACATCACCATTGTCTAATCTACTGACTTTAGATTGTACAAATCGTATCTGATTTCTAATCTCATCTAAATTCTTTTGTATTATCTTTAAATCTCTATTATTTTTTTCTTCTTCCATAAAGGCACTCTCATGTTTGTTATTGATTATGAACAAATTTTACAACAGGTTAGAAAACAAAGTTTTGAATATTTTACTAGAACTGCCAAAGAGATGCTAGTTTTTTGGTTTGAAGATGCCTGTAAAGATGATCTTTTTGATTTTCCTGTAGTTTACATCTCTCTTACCTTTAAAGGTTTTAATTATGAAGAAGGCAGTCTTATCTTTACTTCAGATCCACCTGAACTTATAAATGAGAAAGGTATCTTAGATGATAGTACATATCATATTATTCAAAATAAAATAGAAAGCAATTTAAGTACATTAAGCTATGTTTACTGTTATCAAGCAAATGGTGTTTTGCATATTCATTATGAAGATCTCAATGGTTTAATAGATTTTAAATTAAATTTTAAAGTTAATGATGATCATACTGTTAGTTTCTTTGAAGAACATACAGATGAAAATCCCATTAGGTTTAAACTGCTCGCAAACTTCTTTAAAGATGATAAACTACAATGATTGACTTTACATATTTTGACCATAAAAGATCTTTAGATGAGTATGATGTATTACTCACTGTTCTGGCATATTTTGATATTTATCTAGCTAAACAAGTAGCTAGACTTTTATTTATTGAAGAAGATGAACTTGTAGGCATATTGAAATACCATACTGACCATAAAGATATAAAACAATTTATTGACTATGCAGAGAAGAATAAAGATAAGTTCTTTTCGGAATATTTAGATTACTTAGGTAATGATTTTATCAATAAAGATGATATTATTAAAATAATCGGTGTTTAGCTTTTTTCTTAATAACAGGTTTGCCATAAAATCCTGACAGCCATAAGGTTTTTAAAAACCTTTCTTTTTGTTTATCATCTAAACGATTAGGTGTTAAAAACCATAATCTAAAAGTTTCTGCAAAATCTTCATTTGCATTATAATGCAATTTACTTGGCAATCCCAAATCTACTTGAAAATCTAATTCTTCAAGAAATCTTTCCACTTTCCCACTCTCAAATTCAGCTCGATTAAATAAATCTAAAATTTCTTCAGGATACTCATCAAAACTGACATCACGATTTTCAGGATTTAAAAAGAACTCTTCAATATCAGTAGACAAAAAACCATCCCATGTAAATGGTTTCCTTTGACTAAGATGTTCAAAAAAAGCATCATCATCCATTTCATTTTCATTTAGGTAAAATGAAAATAAGAGAAATAGTTTAATATGATCTGCTAGATTTTTAAATCTAATTTTAGAAATATCACCATCTACAGTAAAAAGTTCTTTGATTACTTTCATAATGAAAGGTCTATTATTTTTGAGAGCATTAAAATTATATTCTAACCATGGGGTTTGCCAAAACTTTAATGCCTCAATATGCAGGTTTTCTTGTAAAGCATGACCTATTTCATGAATCAAGGTATTATAGTAAATAGGATACTCATTCTGAAAAACATCTGTTTTAGACGATTGGTCTATGATATACATTGTTTTTCTACTAGGTACATAAATACCTAACTCTGTACTATAATCTATACTTGGACTATATGGACGAAGAGCAATCCTTTGCAATACTTTTTTTAAATCCCTTACTCCTCTCATTTTTACTTTTATTAAAACATCTTCTACAATGTTTAATAACTTATTTTCGGATTCAGGATTTTCTAAAGTAGACTCTACTTTAAAACCATTGATTTGAAAGTTCTTCATTTTTTACAGACCTTTAAAAGTATCTTCTTTGAAATCTTGCCTGATTGGCTAACCTTGCTCGATTGGATAATCTTGCTCGATTGGCTACTTTGGTAGCATAACTGTATGGATTATTACTATCATCATTAATATCAGTTACATTCTCAAAAAGATCTTTGTTTGGTGATGTACTATCGACTACTTTTTGTAATTCTTCTGAAGCATCATCAGTATCTTTCAATTCCCTTTGATGAGTATTCATTCGATATGCTTCATCTTGTTTAGGAATAATAATCTGTGCAATTTCATGTGGATTATCTTCATCAAATGGTTTTCTTGCTACACCTAAACTATCTGTACAAGCATTTAAACATGGCAATAAAGTCTTGATTGGTAAATCCATCCATACAACAGGCATCTTAATAGATGTATCACCACCACCTTTATTGCTTTTTAGCCATTCTGAAATACCTTTAGCATTTTCATCTTGTACTAAATTCAATAAGGTTGGTTCATCTGGATTTGATGATAATGTTGTCATGCTTTCTGTTGAAAAAGCATTAACCAATCCAATCGCTGCCCATCTGTGATGTCCATCAATAATATAACCTTCTTTTGATACAATAGTTACATTATCAGGATCAAATGTTGCCAATCCTTTGAATTTACCTAATAAGTAATTTTGTGCCATACCAAAGGATTTAGCAAAATTAATTTCTGATTGTGTTGGTTTCAATGAACCTGCTTTTACAGCTACTTGCTTTACAGCTACAGGCATTGGTTTATCTGCTGATCTTTGATGATATTTAGTCACACCATCATATCCTATTTCCATATCTGCAATACCTAGTTTTTTAGCTTGTACTGCATTTAAACTTGTGATCTCAATAAGTTTGCCTTGCAATTCTTTCTTAATTGATGGAATTGATGGAATTTCAGCATATCTTGCTCGATAAGCATCTTTTGGTGGATTTTGCCAATCAATAAGACCATTCTTTAAATTCTTTGTCACTACCTGTAAATTTTTACCTTCTAATACAGGCATTTCCATTCTAGGAATAGCTTTTCTTCCTGCACATAATGCAGGATCTGCACTACAAAAATCTACTTTCAATTTCGCACTTTTTGTAATCAATCCATTTGTAGAATTTGATAACTGATTTGGATATAAAGCATATGCTAATACCAATGATCTTAATCCCATTCTATCATCATCTTGCAACTTGATATTATTTGCTCTTAATACCATCTTTGCTGTTCTTAAAATACTACGACCTTCTGTAGATTGTAGATATGCTTTAATTTGTCTTGCTTCTCTTGTTAGCATTTTGGACTGTCCTTTCTTTATAAAAAGTTTCATCTATCATTTAAATTATAAATGATTTATCTAAATCTTTGTCTTAATAAATAAAGATTGGTTTCATGTGCATTCGCTGTTGCCATAATGAAATCATCCATACCTAATGACATTTGATCTTCTAGTTCATCATAAACTACTTCAAATAAATCTTGTAGAAATTCTTCTACACATAATGCTCTATGTAATGGATCTGTTGATGCTTCACTAATAGCTTTTACTTGCATTGTCATTTCTTCCATCTGTGCATTTAAATCTACTGCTTCTGCTCCAAATTCAGCTACAATCTTTTCTGCCAAAGCATCAATTTCTTCAGGTAAGCTATTATATAACTTATCCATCAATAAATGATCTCCATAATATGGCATACCTTTGACTTGCCAATGGCTTGTCCAATGACTTAAATGTGCTGATCTTAATCCTGCTAATAACATTAACAGCATTTGTAACTTATTCGCTTGCATACAGGCTCTCCTTGTTTTTAATCTCTGATATTTCTCAGGATGTTTTCTTCTTTGTTTCTGATACATCTTTAGTTTAACTTTATTTTTTCTTTGATATTGTCTTACATTTCGCTTTATCTTAAAACGATTTTTCTGATAATACCTTTTAGCATCTCTTCTTTCCTGTCCTCTTTGCTTATGTTGTCTTTCCTGCCTTCTAGGTGGTCTCCATTCTATACCAGCCTCTTTTTCTTCATAGGCTGTCATCGTTCTTCTTTGATTCAACATTGTACCTTGATCTATATATGGATGTCCATATTGATCACCCGGCACTCCTGTTGTTCTCGGACTTTGATGTAATGGCTTTCCCATAGGCTTTGGACTAACTGCATTTTCAGATCTAGGTTTGCTATAATTTGATGAATTATCCATACTGTCAGATGGTGTATTAAAGACAGGTGGTCCCGGTCTTTTTTCATCTCGACCTTCAGGATGTCCACTCGGTAATGGCAATACTCTATCTCTTTGTGGTTTGCCATCTGCATAATCTTCTCTACTCTTTTCAGGTTTCGTTGTATCTGTACCCGATTCAGGTTTTACAAATGTCTTTGCACCTGATAAAGATTCATCTGATCTATAAGAATATCTTCTCATTTTTTACTCATATACTTTGATGCTATTCGTCTAGCACTTGGATATGGATTAAACTTACTTGCTATATCCACTAATTCTCTATCTTCATGTGGCAATCTTTGACGATAAAATCCTTCACCTAATTTGATTAAAGCATAGGTTGTCTTATCTAATGACTTTTCCATATTCTCTGATGATCTAGGTATCATCAATAATACATCACCACATAGTCTTTGCAATTCTTCTTCTAGTTCAGGATTTTCTTTAACTGCCTCTAGTAATTGCTTTACACATACACTTATTCTATGTGCTTCTACTCTAGCTGAATTTACACCTTCACTTATTAAACTCCAGCTCGCTTGACTATTTGATTGCTTTTTCATCATTCACCTTTACTTTTATTCTTAAAGATAAATGAACATATAAATATATTATTAAGACAAGCCTATTAGTATTGCTATAAAGATTAATGATAAGGATACAAACATCTTAAAACTAAATCCAAAGAAATATGTGTTTAAAGATACTTCTACTATAAATAAAATCACTTGCCATATCATGGTGGCTTTCCATATATCATACGATTCTCTTAAAAACCACCATGCACTTAAACTTGCATAGTTGGTTATTAAACTCGTATATAACCACCACTGAAATGGTGTCCAATGTAAATCAAATACTGCTTTTGCATTTGATCTAAACCAATATACCAATGCACAGAACACAATTAAACTTAAACTATATAGCATATCTTTTTTCCTTTATAATAAGATACCATATAGCTTGATCATATTAACAACAAATTATTGTTGATCTGCTAATGCTTTATCAATCGCTTTCACTACACCATCTGTTTCAATCGCTTTGATCTTTGCCAATGTTTCTGCATCATTGCCATATTTCTCTACTGCTAACTTTACACGATGTTGCCAATGCTTTGATTTATCCCATGAAAATTCATCACCTTCACCAATAATCACTGCACCTGTACTTGGTTTGGCATCTAATGCTTCTACTGTCTGTAAATCCTCTTGTAGATTTGACATCGCCTCTACAATAGGATCTAGATTTAATTCGCTTGATGGTTCTTCTGTAACAGGTACTTCTTCAGCTTGACTTAATGCCACACTCAATTCATCTTGTGTAATTGTTTGTGTATTCAAAACTTCTTCTGCACCTTGTTGATCATCTACTACTACAGGTTTCTTTACTGCATCTCTTTGTAGATTTTCTAGCTTTGCCATTTCTTTAGTAATTTGACTTCCATCTGAAATCACTACTTTTTGCTTTGATGCTGTCTTTAATGGAATCTTTACTGATTCTGCACCTTGTTGTGCTGATACATTATCCATTGCACTTGTTGCACCTGATACTGTTGCTCCACTCTTTGTATCTACTTTATGTACAGGACGAACATCATCATCTTGACTTTCTACTTGCACAGGGAATTTCTTTGCAGGTACAACTTCTTTCTTTACAACATCTGCTACTGACTTTTCTTCATCATATACCTTTTGTACAGGCATTTCTTTCTTTGGTACTGATACTACAGGTTGAGCAACTTTCTTTTCTTCTACATATTCAGCTGGATCTACGATTGTTAGCCAACCTCTTTTAATACCTGATTTTAGTTCAGGCATCACAACATCTTGATTGCCTACTCTTAATGTAACACCATCAAATTCTACTACATCACCTTGATAAAGATTTCTTTCAAGTTTTCCTAAATGAATTGTAGTATTTGCCTTTACACGAATAAACACACCTTTATTGAAATTCACTTCTGACATTTCATTTGTCCTTTTTTAAGGTTTGAGAAATAAACATACATAACATATATACAAATTATAAAGATTTTATCACAAATAAAAAAAGGCATAGTAGTTTTATTTACTATGCCTTTTTAAACAACAACAACCACTCGCACTACTTGGTGGAAAACCACACCAAATAAAGGAGAAGGATTTTTTTAGTAGTGTCTTAATCACCACGACTAAAACACTACAAACAAAAACAAACAAACAAGTTCACACAAACATTGCCTGTCCATTTATAAACATAATCCATCTCTTTTAAGATTGCAAATGTTTTTTTCTCATACTATTCATTGTTTTTAATCCATATCTCTCTAACCACCTATCTACTGTATTATATCCTACACCTAATTCTTTTGCCATCTCATCTTTTGTATATCCTTTCGCTATCAATCCTTCTAATACAGGTTTTTTCATCTTCTGTGCTACTTTGTTATTTCTACCATCTCTATATGCAAATGTCATCTTATATGACATACAATCAGGTACATAAGGTTTAATGATCTCAATAAACTTATCACCTTCTTCTTTCTCAAAATGAAACTCACCTGTTTCACCTTTTCTTAATTTCCATTTAGGTAATAAATTAAACTTCTCAAAGATCAGATAAGCATTGCCTCTACTACCATCTTTAGCACCAAAAGAAATAGCTGGATAATGTCCTGCCCAACCATCATCTAAATACCATATAGCTAAAGCATAAGCATCTACCATATCCACCAATTCAGGTTTAACAACTTTCCATCCCTTTTCTCTCTCTGTATAGAATAAATCTCTATATTGGTTTAAATCACTATGTGCTTTAGTTCTAAAGATATGACTAGCAAATTCTCTACTATAAGCAATAGTTAAATCTCCTGCACTCCATTCACCCCACTTATCAGCTTTCCATTTTAAATAGTCTAGCTGTTCAGGTGAATGTCTTTCTTCATAATGAGATGCTTGTCCTCTAAAGGCAATTCTACCGTCACCTAACATAGAACCTATTAATAAGGATTTCAATTCACCTTCAATAGCAGGTGGTTTAAATCTTTCATATCTTTGTAGTGTTGGAATATTATAATCATCTCTCCACCTACACACTCTTTTTTTAGTAGCTTCATATCCTTCTTTACATAGAACTTCTGCTACTTGCTCATCTGTCAATAATAAGTTGGTATATAATTCTGATAACCTATCAGATGTAATTGGACATGGTATCTTTTTCATTTATTTGTCCTCCTTGTATTTAAAATTATACAAAAAATGGAAAATGGAAACAAATAAATTTACATCTAAAATGAAAAAAGCCACTGTGCAATTAAACACAGTGGCTTCAAAACCACGATAAAATCGAATGTTTTAATAGGTTTAATAGATTAACGAGTTACTGTTAAACGAGTTAAACCACGAGGATTATAAGCCCCGATACCTAAATTCTCGAACACACTGAAACCAATTGTACGAGCCTTTGGATCATCAGCAGAAAGAACAGTCAATTCTGTACGAACAGGAATACGACCAAACATTTCAGGTTCGCAACAAACATATACAGTGCCGGGGTTAACCAAACGACTTGTAATGATTTGTGCACCCCAAAGAGTTGCTTGCAAACCTGTCTTTAAGAGGGCGGCTTGACTTTCGATATCCAAAATGTCACGACCAAACTTTCTGATATCAGCATAGTCACGAGCATTGATAAATACACGAGCTACACGGAGATCATGCTTTTCAATTTGTGCATAAGCATCAGCAAGTACTGCACCATTTAAAGGAGCAATAACAGGAATATCAGGATTGGTTTGACCAGCAACACCATCAAAACCTTGAGTAGCAACTGCATCAAGAATTGCAAATACTCTTTCATCTTCGGCCGCTTGGATTTGGGCACGAGCAAGGTCTTGGGCTCTTTCAATCAAGTCAAATCGTCTTTCCTTAATTTGTGTTAAAGGAATTTCAGGATTTGATGCAATTTCAAAGAGAGGGAAAATTACTCTTCGTGGCTTGGTAATAGCAAGAATGTTTTCACCTTCTTCACCAACTACGAATGCTGTAACATCAGGATCTTTGTCATAGATTGGCAAAGCACCATCAGGTAATTGTTCTACCAAGAAAGTCTTACGACCAACAGAGGTATAATCTCTTCTAAGACGAAGTGGTTGTGTCATAGAAGATGCAAGTTTTGCACGACCTTGAGGAGTCTTAATATAGTCAGAAATGATCTTCTGTTTTACTGCATTATCAACATTTAAATTTGTCATTTTAACTGCTACCTTTCTTTATTAAATTCTTTGGTCATAGACGAGTTCATCAGAAGATGTATCGCCTGCAACAGTTAAAATACCAATAGTCCATGAACCACCTGCTGTGGGACCTGAACCATGATCAACATCATGTAAATCAGCATTAGCAGTAGCATTGGTCAAATAACCATTTACAGATGCAAACAATTCATCACCAATGGTATAAGCCAAATCAGAATTATCATCTTGAGATTGTGTTTCATAAAGTGTATTACCATAAGTACCTTGTGCAGATACATAGGGTCCACGATTTGATGCAACACCGGGTTGATTGGTAAATGCAAGACCTACAGCAGTATTAATGAAAATACCAATTGGCTTTTCTTTATCATTATCAGCACCACCATTAGCACTACCTGCTGTGGGACCACCATGATAAAATTCACCTTCATCATTACGAGTAAAGGCAATAGAACCACTTAATACACCTAAAACACCTGCTGTGAAACCACTAGCAGTTGTTTTCTTGGTGTTTGTTGTAATAACAGGTGGATTAGTTTGAGTAAAAGAATCAGCAGTCAATTGACCAACTGTATTGCGAACACCAACATGAAGGATTCGCAATGCACTATTACTTTGAGTAAATCCACCACTCGCTTGTCCAAGTAAAGAAATAGACATGATGTCACTCCTAAATCTCTGACTCTCTGTTTTCAAGAGAATGGTTTATGAAAAAAAGTTTTAAAAAGTTTAAAAGTTTGAAATTATTTTTAATAACTTCACTTTATATACTCTTGTTTAATAGATAAACTATTAAAGATTTAATAGTCATCTACTACTTTTTCATCATCTTTTTTCACATTTATTTTAAATGCTCTTAAACATGACTACTTAAGATAACCAAATCTTAGCTAAAGAACTTGCTAACATCAGGTGCTGATTCCCACAACTTTGACAATTCATTAGCATCACTTGCTGTTCTACTAATATTGCCAAGTGTCTTTACACTAGCTTGTTGTGTCTTTGGTCTAGGAGTAATAGATGCTTTCTTAGAAGATGCTTTACCTTCTTCTTTAGCAGGTGCTTTACCTTCTTCTTTAGCAGGTGCTTTCTTTGCAGGTGCTTTTTTAGCAGGCTTTTCTTCCTCTTCTTCTTCCTCTACTTCTTCATCCTCAGTTTCTTCTTCTTCAGTTTCTTCTTCAGATTTTTTAGCTTTGGCAAAACGACTAGCTTTTTTAGATGCTGTTTCAGTTTCTTCAACTTCTTCTTCATCTTCATCACTAGCAAAAGAGAAAAGACTTGCTAATCTAGGATCAGCATCAGCCATCATATCATCTGAATCAAGACCAAATGGATCTACTTCATCAGATTCAACTTCATCAGCCATCCAATCAGCTTGTTCTTCTTCTTCAGATTCAACTTCATCTGCCATCATGTATTCAGTTTCATCTTCAGCCATGAACATAGCTTTCTTTGCAGATTGCTTGCCTTCACGAGCTTCAATTTCTTCTTGATAGAAATGACGAGGATCATTTTGACCAGCTTTTTTATTAGCTTTCTTAGATGCAAACTTTGATGCTTGTTGTTCCATAGCTTCTTCAGCTTCAATTTCAGCTAAAAGATCTGCTAATGATTCAGTACCATCATCTGCAATACCTTCATCTTCAGCCATATATGAACTAAGAACATTTGCTAAACGACCAACACCTGCTTTTCTTGAAGATGCAAATCTTTCTACAGGTTGTTCACCATGAGAAGAATAGTTTTGTTCTAAAGCATCTAAAACTTCACTGCCTGCTAATCTTTGTCTTAAACGAGCATTTGCTTTTTTAAGTGCTTTGATTTCTTCTTCAAGAACTTCACTATCGCTTAATTCTTCTGATTCTTCAGATTTTTTAGCTTGTCTTAAACGAGCATTTGCTTTCTTTGCTTGTTTAAGTTCTTCAGCAAGACTTTCAACTTCAGATGAAAGAGTTTCAACTTCTTCAGCTAATTGTTCAGCTGTTTCTACTGCTTCTTCAGCTAATTGTTCTGCACCATCAGATTTCTTTGATTGTTTTAAACGAAGATTAGCTTTCTTTGCTTGTTTAAGTTCTTCAGCAAGGTTTTCAACTTCTTCAGCTAATTGCTCTGCTGTAGAAACTGCTTCTTCAGCAATGCTTTCAGCTTCACTTGCATCTTCTGATTTCTTGCCTGCTTGTCTTAATTTAAGATTTGCTTTCTTCATTGCTTGCAATTCAGCTTTGAGTTCTTCAACTTCTTCAGCTAATTGTTCGGCAGTTTCTACAGCCTCTTCAGCTAGTTGTTCAGCTTCACTTGAATCTTCTGATTTCTTACCTGCAAAACGACCACGATTTGCTCTACGAGCCATCATACTCATTTCAGCCATCATATCTGATTCATCTGACATAAGATCTTCAGCATCAACTTCGCCAAAATAACCTGTGCCTTCTTGAACTACATTTTCAGCAAACATATCTGATTCATCAGCCATCATATCAAATTCATCTGACATCATATCCATTTCATCAGCTAAAAAAGAAGATGAAAGTTTTCTTTGAAGTGTGGAATTAGATAAATTCATATATGACAAAGCAAGATTTTCAATCGCACGAGCAGATGCTTTACGACCAAGTTTCTTTTCAGCTAATTCAATGCACTTTGATGCTTTTCTTTCCATAGCTTGCTTTAAATTCAATTCATGTAATTGACTACCTGTTTCATAATCTTCTACAAGGTCTTCATCTACTGCAGGATGATCAGGCATCCAACCTACTGATGCAGGTGGTGGACCGGAAAGATATGGACCCTTGCGAACACCTTCGCCAAAATCACTATCAATACCATATTCATCTACTTCAGGTTGAGCATAAGATGCAGGATGTCCAAAAGCATCCCAACCTTGATTATCATAGCCGGGGATTCCTGAATTTGCTCTTCTTCTATTTGAAAAAGATGATCTTCTTGTACGGAATGTCATGTTAAACTCCATAGGTTTAAAGGTTTATCTTAAACTTAAAATCTTAGCTAATCTCACTAAGATCTTTTGTTCTTTATCTGTTAAAGGTTTTTTATAAATTGTATCAGCTGTTGCTAAATAAGTATTTACATCACCATATTGTTTTGTACTACCTAAATAACTTGCCAAACGATACAAATGATTTGGGATTTCTACACCATATTGCTTATTCACATAAGCAACATTCTTGATCGCTGTTTCATTTGATTGAGATAAGTTTACTGCCACTCTTAAATGACTAAAATAATTCTGCTGTAAACTTGCTTGTTTCTTAGCTTTATCTTTTTCAACCAAACGACCATATAATTTTTCTACTAAAGCATCTATATCTTCATCTGACATTTCTTTTAAAGATACTGTCTTTTCTTCTGTATCTTCATCTTCTTGTGCTGTTTTAGAAATAGACCAATTCTCAAAATTCAAATTGCCTTCTTTAATCACACTATCATTTTCATGAATGCTAGATTTACTCATATCTACTTTAGGTTCTTCTTTCTTGCCTGAAAGTTCTTCTTCTAACTTAGACTTTACTCTATCCATCACTACTTGCTTAATGTGTTCTTCTAATTCATCAATAGGACTTTTAGCAGGTTCAGCAGGTTTCTTTTCTTCACCACCACCTTCTTCACCACCACTTGAATCATCACCAAAATCAAAAGCTGATTTGGATTGACTTGCAACCTTTTGAATATCTAAAGTATTTCTTGCGACTGCACCTTTAAATGCAGGTGTAGCTACCCATGATGCCTCAATAAATGTAACACCACCATTATCACCTTCTGATTCATGTCCACATAGTTCTGCTACTCTGTGCTTATTACCTTTTTCATCATAGAAAACATTGCCTTTTTCATATTTGATGTGCTTACACATTTCTGTTTCATCACTCGCAACATTTCCACATTTAGTACATAGGGTATAGTCTACAGAACATCCCATACTCATCGCATTCATTTGACCTGATATAATCTGTTGTACTAAATCAGTATGCTTTTTATTAGTAGCTACTAAAATATCTACATAAAGACTATCACCAATATCTCTTAATACTGCATCAATAATCTTACCTTTAGATAATTCTTCTACTTGAATATGTTCTACAAAATTATGGGCACCAATAAATGACTTGTAGGATTTCTGTAATACACCTCTTGACCAACAATCTAAATTATTATTGATATATTGATCGCAATCAGCTTTCACTACATAATCGGCAAATCTTCTATTAATCTTTTCACCTTCAAATTGTACTGAACCTGTCTTTACATTTGTAGGTGTATCTACATCTACAGAACATACGATTGTTGAATGTGTTAATAGATATTTATCAGGTGTAAATGTTTCACCTAAAATTCTTTCAGCTTGTTCTTTTAAACTTGCATCTAATCTTCTATTGCCACTTGCAACACGAATACGATCCCATTCACCACCAAATATCTTTGGTTTAACGATACTTGATTTTGCATATCTTAGAAATGCCATTTCATGTACTCCTTAGTTGAAACCAAGTATATCTGTGGTTTTGATGAGAAATAAACATTCAGGACAGCATAGAAGTCTTTCAGATTTACCACCTACTCTTTTATAGATGGTTTTCTTTAGTTCTACACCTTTGCATCTAGGACAAGTAGGTTTGAGTTCATCTCTACACATCCTATACTTGCGATCTTTATCTGCCCAATATAATGCTGTTTTTGCATTAACAGGCTTTGTGCCAAGACCTCCGGGGATTGAATCATATTGCACAGGCTCAATGTCTAAGTCTGCAATCTGTAAATCCTCTACAGGATATCTTGAGCTACCAAAAGGAAATTGAACATCAACCATACCAATAGCTGGATAAATCGCTACTACTGTTCCGTGATGATCTTTACTGCCACCATAAAAAGGAAATACTTTCATACCTATTCTAAAGGTATTAGCTATCTCTTGATAATTGGTGATCGTTGTAGATTTCTTTTTCATATTAAAATCTAGTCCTTTGCTATTATTATTGTTGTTAATAAATACTTTATTAAAGTTTTTATCAGTTCCTAGTCTTGTTTTTTTAAAAATAGGTGGATCACTATCATTATTTTGCAATAATTCTAAATATTCTTGTCTTTTCTTTGGATCAGGTATCTTTCTAATTGCATCTATCATTGCTTTAGATCGTTCATCTCTTGTTGCTTGACTTGCCTTTGCCAAATTCAAATCTGTTGTGATTTGTTTAATCCTCTCTACTCTTTTATTTTCATCTGGTATGAGTAAAGCATCTTCAAAATTCTTTGTGTATTTCTTAATCTCTTCTTGATGCTTTTTTACCTGTTCTTTTTCTTCTTTTGCCTTCTCCTTCTCTTTTGCCTTCTCCTTCTCTTTTTCTTTTGCTTCTGCTTCTTCTCTCTTCTCTATCTCTTTTGCCATTTCAGAGACATCCTCTTTTTCTTCAATGTCCATTTTTGTAGGTTTTGCTTTTGTCTTACCTTTATCTGCATTCGTAAAAAACATTTCATTTGAAATGAAATCTAATATATGTTCCCTTGCCTCTTGTTTTTGTGCATAACTTAATGTAACATTACATTTATTATCATCATCATCTCTATCTTTGCTTTTATTCGCAACATCTTGTGGACAATAATCTGCACCTAATAATTTTGCCATTTCACCAACACTCGTATTTTCTACTACAGACATTAAATCTTCATCAGATACAGATTTAAATATGGTCTTTAAATTTTCTTTATATTCACCTTGTTCTTTAATTTTTGTCATTTGCATTAATGCACCTAAGACTTTAGGATTATCCATTGTTTGAACCATTGCCACAATATCTTTATTCACAGGATATCTTTTTGTTTTTATAAATTCCTTGTCTTGTAATTTTCTAGCTTTCTCTTCTAATTTTTTAAGTTCATCACTTGCAATAGTAAGATCGCCTGCTAATTTTTGTAATTCTGTTTCTTCTTTTTCACTTAACTTCCCATCCTTTTCTTTTTTAATTTTCAAAGTAGTTATCTTTTTCTTTAATTCAAACCATTGCATCTGTTTAAATCTTACTTTACTACCATCTAAAAGCTTCTTATTTTCTTCTTGCTCTATTTCTTTTTTAGTTTCATCTTTTAATGATTGGATTTTATTCGCAGTATTCTTTCTCTCATTTAAAGCACTTTGTGCTGTAATTGCTTTTTCTTTCTTTTCTAATAATTTCTTATATGCAATCTGGTCTTTTGCCAAATCTTCTTTTTTCACTTTCGGATTAGATTGTGATTTTAATAACTTTTCCTTTAAGGTTTCTAATTCAGCTTTCACTTCTTCATAAGATGCCACATCTTTTAAAAGACTTTCTTCATCTCTTAATGCTAACTTATAATCATTTTGTTCTATTTTAGCTGTCTCTTTTTCTATCTTTTCTTTTGCACTTTGTTGTTTAAGAAGTTCTTCATTTAATTTTTCTAATTCTTTTTGATCTTTTGTTTTAGAAATTGCCTGTTGTATTTCTAAAATACTATTTCCTATGCTTTGAGATTTCTGCTTATTCTCAGTTATCTTTTTACTATTTTCTTCTCTTTTTTTCTTTTCTTTATCATTTAATGGCATCTTCATTTTTTCTAAATTAGAAATTTCTTTTTCCCTTTTATCTTGCTTTTCTTTCCTCTTTGCATCTTGCTTTTCCTTATATTCCTTTTTCTCATTAGGACTCATTCCTTCTGTTGGATCAGCATCAAATAATTCTTGCATTTCATCTTCATTGTTTTCAAACATTGCTGATGCTAGTAGTCCTTCATATGCACTTTCCAAAACATCTATTTTTTCTTTATCTTTAAATGGATCTAATTTATCCATTTCTGCTTTTAGTTTATTTCCCATCTCTTTTCTATCCTCAGCAGGCATCTTTGCATATCTTTCTTTTTCTGATTCTCTTATCCATTCTTTATGTTCTTCTATATCCTGTTTATTCATTGTTGTTAGGTTTTCTAAACCTAAACCATTTAATGGATTAAAATGAAATTCTGCCTCTTTCTTTATTGCCATTGCCTTTGCTAATTCTTTTGGATCTTTTATTTTGCTTAAATCCACATCTCTATATTTCTTATAATCTGAATGACTTTGTTCTTTCTTTACTGTATTTGTATAAGACTCCATAAAATCATTTAGTTCTTTTTCATCCATATCCACATCTAAACTCTTTAAATGTTTTTCAAAAGATTTTGGATTAAAAGGTACTTTATTTTTCTTTGCCCATTCATTTACTCTATTCATATCCAATCTAGGTTTAGCAGATACACCTGTTTCTACTACAGGTGGTGGTGCTTGTACAGGTGGTGGAGTTTGCTCTTGTGGTTTAGATTGATCCTGTTTAGGTTGTTTTTCCTGTGGTTTAGATTGATCCTGTTTGGTTTGATCAGTAACTTTAGATTGATCAGTAACTTTAGGTTGATCTTTTTTAACAGGTGCTTTCTGTTTAGGTGGTGCTTTAGATCCTTCAGGTCTTTGCATTCCTAATGCCTGTTGTAATTCAGGTTGAGATAACAATTCTATGATAGCATCTAAAGTGCCTCTTTCACTGCCTTGCTCTATCTGCTTTAATTCCTCTAATGCCTTTGCCTTATCATGTCCTCTTAATGCTTTTAATAACTTCTTTGCATTATCTTTTGTCTTTATAGGATCTATTTCTGAAATACTTTTTTTAGGTGCTTGCTTTTCTTCTTTTTGTTCACCTTTATCTTTTTGACTACCTGCTCCACCTGTTTCTTTTTTTGATCTTGCCTTATCCATACCTTTATTGAAATCTTCTTTTGCCTGTGCATTTCCTCTTGCATATGCAGTTCCAAAAGATAGTTCTACACCTGTAGCAGTATCTTTATATCTTTTACCTTTTAGTCCTTTTTTTACTTTATCTGCTAATTCAGGATCAGCAGTACTTTGACTTTTTGTAGTTTCTTTAGCTTGCATCTCTGTTAATTTATTTTGAATAAATTTTGTCATTGATTGCAATTCATCTAAATCTTTATCAGCTGTCTTAATATTCAATAAAGGATCTAATACATACATTTTCTTTTACCATCTTCTTCTTGCTACTTTGGTTGTATGTAATGATAAATCTCTATCACCTTCTGCACCTAAATTCTCAATATCCTTATCGTTCTCTACAATCCTATTTTGTCTTAAATCTTCTCTTTTAGGTTTCAGCTTTGGTGATGGCTTTACCATTTCAGATACTCTTTCATCTTCTTTCTGATTATCACTTTTAGTAGCATATTTGCCATGTGGACAGTAAGATGCAAACTTCTTATTATGTTTTGACTCGTCCATTTCCACTACATCAAAACAATATGGTGTTAGCTTTTTTCTTACATCTCTTAATGCCTGTGATATCAATAAATATCCTTTTCTCTTTTTGATCTCATCATCTTTAATATCCAGCCATATTGATTGCAAATCTCTTAATACTTGTGCTTGACCTTCTAATATATCAAGATACTTTAAATCTTTATCTAGTGAGATCGCCTCTTCAAAGAATGCCTCAATCGTTAAGAAATGTTTTCTAATACAATCAGGACACCTCTTGCGAACATTATTTAAATGATCTTCCAATAAACAAGATTGCTTACAAATCTCTCTCATATTAAATAAAGGATTCATAATAGGCAATAAACCTAAATCACTTTCACTTGCTCTTTTTATTCTTGTCTTTAAAGAACTTAAACGAAATGATAAATCAAACATATACATATCCTTTTTTTTAGATTTTTTATATAAAAAAGGATATTCATTTAATAGTTATTAAAAACGACCACCTTCACCTTCAGGCTTTGGCTTACTATATTTCAATCCTATGTTTTTTGCTATCAATTCTATCGCATCACTATTCTCTGCTAACATTCTACCTGCCTCACCATATATACCTCTCAACACTTCATTAAATGTACTGTCATTAAATGTTAAAGCATCTCTCTTTAGCTTTGCCTTTGTGGTTTCACTGTCAATATTCAATAACTCTAAAATCACATCTATATCTAATGATCCCTTTTGATACAGATTAAACAAAGCATCAAAGGTGTCTTGATTATCTCTTAATCCTAATCTTGTAAATGATAAAGACGGATGAACCACCACTTCTTCACCATCATCATCTACTTCTATAAATCCCATTCTTTCACACATAGGTTTAAGCATATTTTCTTCTACCATTTCCTGTAGAATTTCTCTCATTAACATATATCTAGTGTTAATGACTTCCAAATGAATACGATCACCACTATATGCACCTTCACCACTTAATAAACTTTCTGTTACACCTAAACCTGCATATAGCTGTCTATCTGTCATATCGTATTCAGATGACAGGTCTAACAAGCGACTATCTGCACCCATTTCTTCCCAATTCACTTGGAAATTTGAAATAATAGAATAATCAGGATCTTGTAATGCTAAATCTACTTGATCTCTTAATGCCTCTACATCCATTGCATCCATATCCTCTGCATATACTAAACGAATAGGTGTTAAGTGTCTTGATGCAATACTTGTCTGTGCTTGTCTTAATTTATCTCTAAACACTAAAATTCTTAAACATCTTTCTAATACACTATGTCCACGAGGTTCATATTGTGATTTCTTTCTTGCCATATAAAACACAAAGCTACCTAGATTTGGATCTGTATTTAATGGTATATTCCTACCTTCTTTAATTGCATCTACTACATCAGGTGGCATTGATCTAGCTATTCTTAATGCTTCAGGATCATCCATACCTGCTCTCTCTACTACATCTTTTGTCTTGCTATCAGGTATTAATTGAATCATCTTTTGATCTGTAAATGGAAAACTCTCCATATGTACTTGTTCAGGTGGCAAAATACGAATAGCTGTCCATCCCTTATAATTCTTTTTCATCCACTCATATGCCCTCTCATTACTATCTTCATATTCTTCCCAAAGTTCTTCAATCTGATCTGCTGTACCTTCCCTTAAAGAAATCTTTTTTTTATGTGTAACTTCTTTAGGCATATCTGGATTGTTATCTTCACAGAATACAAACACTTCACCAAGTAAATTATATTCATGCACAATTTCAATAAGTCTGTGTAGTAAACCTACTTTCTTTGCCCATTTCTCACAAAAGGATAATGCTTTTCTAGCTAACTCACTGTCTTTAGCTTTTGGCATACCTAATCTAATTTTAGATAAAGGTAATTCGGTATGTAAATCAATCGCTTGACCAACAAATGGATCTGTACGATAAAAGAATCTAAAGTAGTTTCTCTGTTCATCTTGAGATTGTGGTAATTCCAAAAAGTCTGTTGAAAGTTCAGGTGAGTAAAAATTACCACCACCACCTAATTGAGTACCACCTGTTGTCATCGCAACCTTTACTCTTGATTTCATCTCATTAGGTGTTAGCTTTTTTGCAGGCTGTGTCTTTACCTTTTCTCTTGGTCTTACTTTACTGACTACTTTTACATCATCATCTTCAATCGTTGGTGTCTGTTGGTTTGATTGCTTTGCCATTTTCATCCTTCCTTTGCTTTATTAAATATTTAATCACTGTTTTTAATAACTTAACATGGTCAGGATGTCCTTCATAAAACTGCTTCCATGTTCCACCTTTTTCATTATACAATAAAGCAATCTCTTCTATTAAATCTAAATCCTCTTTTTCACTTCCATAAGATATTTCTAATATTCTTGAAATCACTCTTTGGTATGCCATTCCTAAATGCTTTGGTTTCATAATTCATTTAACCTTTCTTGTTTATTACACATCATAATTAAAAGGATTATCAAATGTTTAATGAAAACCACCAATACTATTCCCTTTGTATGTTCTTTCTCGAAGATTATCTTGAACTAGGTAAACCATATATTTTCTGTTCAGATAAAGATACTCTTACTGCTGAATGGTTTGAACTTCAAATCAAACTACAAATCAATTTACTTAATTTAGATAGTGAATTGTATATCAAAAATCTACTTGACCATCGTACTAATTTATATAACTATGGTAGGAGATACCTTTTAAAAAAACATATACAAAGCACAGGACTTAAACCACATGGCTAACCTTATTGATGTTGCGAAATACATTCTTGATACCTATAAAAGTACAACAGGCATAAAACTACATAAACTACTTTATTACTGCCAGCTAAACCACTATATGAAACATAATGGATTGCTTATGGATGATGCAGATTTTGTTCTTAAAGATAATGGCATCATTTGTAATACTCTTTACACTCATATCACTCAACTTGTATCAGGCAATGCGAACAGACTTACAAATGATGAAGTCTTGTCTATTAATAATACTTTAAATAGATATGGCAAATACACAATCCACGAATTGACTGCTCTTAATAAAAAAGAAATCCCTGTTGGTACTCTTATTTCTTTTCCTGCTATTCTTGATCTATATCTCTCATCATCTACTGCGACCAATCATACCACGAATTGAATGTTTAGGTAATTTTGGTGCTATACGATTTACTGCACTTCCTTCAGGCACTGCTCTGCCAAATACTAATCCTCTACCTAATGGTGATGATCTTGTTGAGCCACCACTAGACATAGATAAAAATTTACCTTTACCTACATTTTGACTTGCTACCCAAAACATTCTCACTATCGCATCACTCATATCGTCATGCTTGCCTTCTGTTTGTGGTGCTTCTACTGTTATTAAATTCTTACTATGTACTGTCTGTTGCAATTCTAACATTTCTTGAATATATGGTTCATGTCCATCTACATCACAATTCTTTTTATTATATAACACCAATCTCTTATCCCACATCATATCTTTAAAGTTTTGAAACATTTGACTTGTTAATTGCTTTGTCATTTGTTGTGTCTTTAATTGTGTTATCCCTCGCTTATTTAATGCTTGCTCAAATGGAATACCTGCCCATTGGTCAAATATCCCTTCTGTAATATAAAATTTCTTTGTGTAGTCTAAAACCCAATCTGCTACATCATCAAATTCTAATCTTTCTTTATCTGCATATTTACCTACACCTGCTTTAATCATATCTACTTTATCTAAAACTAACTTATCACCATCTAAATGTCCTATTGCTACTGCACTACCATCACCTACCAAAGCAACATCTATTCCCATGAAATATGGTTTTCTTGCTACACCTCTTTCTACAGGTCTATGCTTTTCATCTACACAAGCTAATAAGTCTTTACTATCTTCTATCCAACCACGAGTTCTATCTGTAAATTCACCACCATATTCTGTAAAGAATACAGCTGGATTTTTTAAATAATGCTTTTCAAATTCTGTTGCAGGTACTGTTGGATTTACTTCCCATGTTGGTGCTTGCACACATAACATATTTTCTGATGCTTTGCCACCTTGCATACCAATTTGAAATAACTTATAAAACAAACCTTGTTTACCTAATGGTGATGAAATAGATATTACACGACCTTCTACGGGCCCAATAGGTATTCTACGATCTGTTGGATCTTTTGGTGAATAAGCTGATGTAGATGGTACAACTGCATTATATACTTCTTCTGCACCACTTTGACCTGTTTCGGTAAAGTGAGCGATCTCATCCATAATAACACAAATATTACCAGCACCACGAAGACCTTTAGCAACACAACTTCTAAATGTTACTTTTAAGGTAGCTTTGGCACTTGGATCTTCTATATACCTACCATATCTTTCTACATCTTTAGGTGTTTGAAATCTAGCATAGGATTGTGTATTGTTTGCAGTGTAGGGTCCAAAGAAGGCACAATTGCGAAAGTGTCCAGAAACCTCGTTATATAGCAAACCTGCCTGATCTTTATCAGTAGCTACTGAAATGATCTGAATGTTATTACTTGCAGGCAATCCATAATACTCTTGTGGATCTTGTTTTCTAATAAGTTTATATGTTTCATAGGCGGCGATACAAGCAGAGATAGTTGTCTTACCCGATCTACGACCAATGGACAAAACCATTTCTCTTCTTTCTTTGCCCGGTATAACTTGACCAATATTACATCTACCTTCATCAAAGAGTAATTGTAGATATTCTTTTTCTGTAACATCTCTAAAATGTTGCCTTCGCCAATCAGAGATTTTAAATCTTTTCACATCATCTAGTTCAAGACCATAGTGTGCTTTAAGAATAACCTTTTGCACAGGGAATAAAGTCATACCTAGTCCCCAAGGTGCTTCAACAAAGTCAATAATATTTGCATCTTCTTTGGATTGAACACCTGCTTTGGCACTAGCTGAAATTGCAATCGTGGATAAAGCCATAAATGAAACCTCCTTTATTTTATTTATCTATAATACCTATATAGATAAAACATTTAGAACAGGATTACATATAAAAATGGCAATGACACAAAAACAATATGATGAAACCATCAAAGACCATTTTCTAAAAAAAATAGCTTTTGTTAAAGGCTATGTTACTAAAGATTGGACAGGTAATGGTGCATCTTATCCTTATGTTATTAAAAATAAATATGGATATTGGTATCAAAGACCTGTTCAGATACCAGCGAATGATTATGGATTCCCATCCGAAATTACGATTGGTGGTTTGATACTACAATTAATAGAAGATCACCAATCGGATTTGAAACTTTTAAATCCTCTTCCTAAGTATAAGTCTATGGAATATACAACTATTGGTTTTATTAATTTTATTATCAATAAAGATAGGAATAAATTAAGATTAATTCCTAAAAACAAAGACAGCAATGCCTATGAAATATATCTTAGAAATATAAGTCCAAGGGCACACTCTGATTATGAAGATATTGTAAAAGATTTGGAAAATATAAAAACCTTAGTTTCTCAAATTAAACTTATTCTTACTTCTATAGATAGCAGTGAAGTAAGTGAAGATAGTGAAAGTGCTATTATTAAATTAGCAAATGTTTCTCTACATATCATGTCAAATATGACTTTAAGCCAAACGATCGAATTTAAAAAAGCCTTATCTACAGCTATTGAAAAACTAAAAAACACACCTTTTAAAAAAGTTTTTTCTAATTCAGTAATCCTTGTTGGCACAGAAGACCAATCTGACTCTCCTCGTGGAAATGCTATTGCTCGTTATCGGGAATTAGCAGATCAAATTTTTTATTTTTTAAAATCGGATGGCAGTACTTATTCTAATAAAGAAATTTACATTACTTTGATTCATGAATACGGACATAGATTTCATGCTCATTTTATGAAGAATGGTTATAATAATCCTAAAATCAAGAAATTATATTTAGAATCACAAGAAGGAACTAAAACTTGTTATCTTAAAAACCTACCAAAAATAGGTGATCCTCTTTCCGATTTAAGAGAAGATTGGTATTCTGTTAGAATGGCATCCAATGAATATTATTTAAAAAAGATAGTTGGTGATAACTACATCTATGAGAATGAGCGAGGTAGGATTATAGTAGTTCCAAAGAAAGACATTCTTAAAAGAATCACCTGTCCTTCTCAATATGGGGCAAAAAATGAAAGGGAGTTTTTTGCTGAGATGTTTACTCTTATTGTTTTAGGTTTAGTAAAACCTAATCAAAAAGTACTAGCAGATAAGTTTATGAAAATCATAGAACAAGATTCTATTTAAATATTCCTTTTATTGCGAATAAGTTTATGGAAGGTCTTGCTGAGTATGCTGGTGAAAAAATAGGCAGTCAATTTCTTTAAAGATTATCACTATCGTTCAAAGTGAATTGTCTTAAAACAGGTGTATTTAATATCTTATTTATAAACTTTGTTTAAATTAAACCACATTTAAACAAAGGTATTAAAAAATGAAATTTTTAAAAAAAGCATATTCCGATGCAGAAGCACAGGTTATTGTTCAAGAATCAGAAACCTTACTAAATGACTTAACTAATACCTTATCCCTAGTGAAAACATTAGGATCAAGTGCATTATTTAATCCGATGAGTCCACTACGAGTAAAAATGAAATTATTACTAAAGCAGGTAGTTTCTCATCTTCCTCTTCAAATGTTAACTATACTTATGGAAAAAAAAGAAATTCCTAGTAGTAAAGAAAGAGTGGCTTTAGGAAAAATTAAGACTCTTTTATCAAAGAAATCCTACAGCACAGATGATTTTAGTATGTTCCAATCTGTTTTTACAGAGATGATTACATGGTGGAAAACTTGGAAAGATATCGATATGTCTGCTGAAGAAGGTGAAGATTTTTTTAAAGTTAAAGATATTAGAGTTCGTGTAACATCTAAAATCACACCTGCTCTTATGGTGGAATGTAAAGAAATTATTGAAAAAGCAGTGGAATTTATAAATAAAAGCAATTTACCTAGATTTAAAGAAATGCTTAAGAACCTACAAATTTTTATCGTAGGTGGCAAAAAATCAAGCACCATTGCTTATTATAATCGTATTGATGATTTTGTTTATTTACAACATCAATATATCAAATCTGAAGGAATTGAAGATAGTGTTCATAGTGTCATTCATGAACTTGGACACCGATATCTAAATAAAATTGCAACAGACAGTCAAAAAACAGAATGGAAATCATTTTATAAAGATATCCAATCAAAACAATGGAGTTCTGATTCTGCAAAGTTTTATCCTCAAGTTGGCGACAGTCTTTCAAAAGATTTCAAAGTTAATACAAAACATAAATATCCTTTAGATGTTGTTAAAGAAGTAAGATTTGAACCCATGTTTGGTGAAACTGTCCTTGTTCTTGAAAGTGGTGGCATGGTTTCAAGAGCAGGATTTAGAAAAACACTTGGTTTCCCAACTACATACTCAAGCGATTCACAAGATGAATTTTTCTGTGAAACTTTAGCTTTAATCCACATGAAAAAATTAAAACCTCTTTATGCAGATGTTAAAGCGAAATTCTTAGAGATTTGGCAAGGTGGTACTTCTGATGATGATATTGTTGTTTATACACCACCTACAAAAACACCTGAAGTAAAGACAACACCTAAAGTTGTTGTTGTTCCACCTACACCTGTCACTTACACTGAACCTACACCACCTAAAACTAGAAAACCTAGAACACCTAAAGCACCTGTACCTACACCTACACCTGTACCTACACCTGTACCTACACCTAAAGTACCTGTTGCTCCTGTGTTCACACCATCTGCACCTGTTGTTCAACAACCATCACCAACAGGATCAAAATTTAATCCATATGCAGATATACCTACCTATTTAAGTAGATTTGAGAAAACATTAGCTAAAATCAAAATGACTAAAGATAGTTCTACTGAATGGGAAACTAAGTTTATGGCAAATATGATCAAGATGCTTAAACAAAATATACCATACACACCTAAACAACTTTTATGGATTGAAAAGACACTTCAAAAGTACTCTATCTAATATCTTATTTATATACATCTCTTAAATTAAACATTTGAAAAGAGAGATGTACCATGAGTTCAATGAGTGATATTGAATTAGAACTAACAAAAAAACAAATTTTAGATGCTTTCAAAC